CTTCAGTCCGATCAGTGAAGTAAACGCTATCGTCTACCTTGCTACCCCACCCGCGTTCGGATTCGATGATGTCGACTCTCCAATCACCGACTTTGGCATCTTTCTTATCAACCTTCATTAACCCTCCGATTTGTCATTTTTGCCTTCAGCTCTTCGAGGTACTTGACGCGGGCAGTAAACCATTCCTTCTTGGCAGGATCTTCGTGCCCGCTGGTCCCCCACGCTTCGATTCGATCCGAATGGCATTTGATGATTTGATCATGAATTGCACCCATAATGTCTTCTGCTTCAACATCGGATACAATGAAATCGAAGTGGATCATGTTGCAGCATCCAGGAAGTGTTTGATGTCATACTCCAGCTCGCAAGCAGTATTGGTAACCGATTGCAGGAGACAAGCCTCATCGGGCTTGTGTGCTTGCAGGAAGATGTAGGCAGTATTCAAGTCGCGATAGATACACATCATATCAGCCGAACACTTGTCAAGATTTTCCTGCACAGGATTGTCGTAGACCTCGCTACGAATCCTGAATGCACGCTCACGAATATCGCCGTAGAAACCTGCTTCCTGGTCGCGTCCCGCATTAGAAAGCATAACCATGTAGGCATACACGCCAGCACCAACCTCGGTAATGATGCTCTGCAAGCCGCGCATGGGCGTGAGCTTACCGCGCTTGAGTGCCATGTAGTCGTCGTGGTTCATAGTGTCTTTCGTTTGGTTCGGGATTACAATAGGCCGACACCGTTACGAACTAAATATAGCATGTCGCAACGCAAATGGTCAAACAATGCCAGTAAGGAAAATGGTAAACTCGGTGGAGAAGTTATGCGCCAGAGACGAATGGCCGAATATGCTGCTAATCCGAAATTCTGTTGTGGATGTGGTATAAAAATAGAATGGGGGAAACAACACAATTTCTATTGTTCCAGATCTTGCAGTGCAAAGCACACGAATGCGAAGAAAGATTATTCAAAGATAAGAACTGGACCGGTACCTAAACCAAAATCACCTAAGGCACCATTTTCCACTCTATATAAATGTGTCTGTAAACATTGTGGATATTCTTGGAGAGATCGGACTGCAAAGAAAATATGCGAAAATCACGAAACACTATATAGTCACGAGGGGCGCGCCAAATTTTGGTTTACATTCACTTTATCGGATTATCCAGATCTTTTTGATGGAACTCTTATTCGGAAACACGGAATGAGGAGTAAAGATAATCCAGGTGGTGTGACAAGAGATCACAGGGTGAGTGTCAACGAAGCTATCATAAATGGGTATGATCCATATTACATAAAACATCCGTTGAACTGTGAACTTATGCTTTTCAGCGAGAATGCCAAAAAACATACCAAAAGCTCTATTACCTACGAAGAACTTGTGGCAAAGGTAAAAGAATATGATATGGTGCGCCGGGTGGGGCTCGAACCCACGACCCGCGACTTATGAGGTCGACGCTCTAACCGACTGAGCTACCGGCACTTATCACACCATGAGCTAAGGGCCCTGTGTTCTTATAGGAGCATGAAGAGTAGGCCAGCGACAACCAGGTACACCGGGATCGACCAGAGGAGCAATGCGCCCCAGCCGTTTTCGTAGTTGCCGGTACGCTGCACGCCCAGCCAGCCAATGAAGGCAGCAAGGATTGAAATGACAAGGCCGATCAGAAAGGTCATGTTTGTTTCTCCGGTGTGGGTAGCTTGGTTTCTCGCGATACATACCAATCAAGCAACTTGGCACGGACCTGGTCGGCAACACTGCCGAAGGAAGGATCGTAGGCAAACCGCAGCGGGGAATCCGACCACGCGCCGCGCCTCATGAAAGCATGAACAGCAGCCCGATGTGCTTTCTTGGCAGGATCGAACTCAATGATTTCTTGACGCTTGAGTAACATTTTTAGTCCTTGTCTTTCATTTCAAAATGAAGTTCAGTATGGCAGTTCCTACATACAAGTATACACTTGTTTAGTTCAGCGCGCAAGGTATCAATCCTAAGTCCGCGTCGTTCGCCTAAGTGGAACTCCTTAATCGATGGATCGGTATGGTGAAACTCTAAAGCATCTAAACAAGTATTATACCCACACCTGGAACATTTTCCACCGTATTCCAGTTTGATATCTTTTATCTTATCCTTGCCTGTTTGTGCTGTTCTTTTATTCCAGCAAGCCTTGCATTGATACCTTGCGGTCTTATAAAAGTTTTCTTCGCCTGTTGTCGAGCATGTCCTGCACTGATATTTCATCTAACCTCCTCGGTTAGATTACTTATCTCTATTCGTATGGTCCGGCGTAGAGGAATCGAACCTCTATTGACGGCTTAGAAGGCCGCTGTATTGTCCGTTATACTAACGCCAGGTTGTTAGTGGAAGGCTGACAGGAAGACCGGTGCGTACTGGACAAACCACCATTCGGGGTTGCAGATCACTGCGCCGAACATTTGAAGCAAGACGACTTGAAGTTTTTCCACGGTATCTCCTTGTTGTGTATATTGTAGCAGGGCAAGCGCCTGCTGTCAACTATTTATTAGGCGATCATCCGTTTGAACACACGGGTAGCACGGCGCTTCAGAATCTCGAAACGGCGTCGGCTTTCTTTGTGATCAGCCGCAGACATGGTGTGATAGGCAGGTCCAGCACCGGGTTGGCTGAATGTCTTATCTTCCCACCGTCGAATCTTATCGCGCGCCCAATGGTCGGCAGCGATACCAGGCTTCTGAAACTTCTTGTTGTATCCTTGTACCCTACCATCAACACCTATCCACTCGACCCGCAGTTGAATGATCTTGACAACAGAGACAACCAGATCACGATCTTTCATTCTTTCACCTCGATGTACTTTGCATGGCCGCCCCAGACGCCAATCATCCACTCGTCCATTGGCTCGTTTGAACCGAACTTGTAGGTTTTCCCGCGATTGACGATTCTGTCTGGCCATTCCATACTGTAGGTTAGAAGGCCAGAAACCACCCAAATATAGTCCGAACCCACGCCGTAGATTTGGTAATCACCGGGTTGCATCTTCATTTCAGTTCTTTCTATAGTGCCCGAAGCGTTGCTCTAAATCGTCAATGAGCAGATCTCGTTCGTTAGAATCCCATTCGGCATTTTGGATAGATTCAACCGCGTAAGTGAACGCATCCACTTCTGCCTCCGGTATTGAATACCGGCCGCCGTTATCGTCCCACTTGATGTAACAAACGGGTTTTGTGATTTCTTGTGTTGTCAAATCAATCTCCGCTGTCGATGTCGTAATGCGTGCCGCACTTGGTGCAGGTGTAGATTGTGTAACACCGGCCCGCATTTCTACCGACGAATGTGTGTTTGCACCCAAGATCTGTCCCTGGGTCGATCTTCGTGTAGCCCAGCGCACGGCCACTCATTGTCTGGCCACCACAGTTGCAGCATGCCCGGTGAGTGGCTCCCTTGTTCCAGCTATAGGTAAGTTCCTTCTCGTCAAGCGGAACAACACCGGTGCCTTCACAGACAGGACACTGTTTATATCCTGCTGGAATAGGATACCAGCTTGAATCGTATTTTGGAGGTACTGTGGTCATGCTGTATTTTAGTGTAGACAGGCAGCAACAGCAACAGGTTAGCGGTTGCGCTTCGCCTTTGCTTTCTGCTGGCGGATTACTTTTGCTTCAGCCTTGTTGGGAATGTGCTCTCGCGTTGCCAACACCTCACGGATTTGGTCCAGCGTAATGGTGTGGTAGGGAGCATATTCCAACAAGTCGACCGCATCGTGCTGAAACTTGTGGCAGTCATCCCGTAGATTCATGATCTGCCTGGTGTGCAGGCCGCTGAGGTAGGCAATCGGGTCCCATGCAGGGACAATAACTTCTTCGTTCATTCGCGGAGATAGTCGGCACGGTCCGCGGCCCGTTCGCCGTCCATGTGGCCGCCTGCATCATACAGGCCGCCGGGTGTCGGATTACCGTTGGCATCGTACCAGTCTTCGGTGTCTTCGTCGATTTCGTCGTTGTCGATTTTTGCATAGCGCGGATTGGGCATGTCAGTTCTCCAGTGTGTAACCTAACAGTTTCAGCATGGCATCGCACCATGCTCGGGATTCTTGGTCAAACGCATCGTCGCCCTTGTCGCCATAGCACCAATCAAGGTGTTCTTCCCAACGATAGTTGATGTATTCGCCACCGTCTTCATAGGTGCCGCGATTCTCGCGTTGGTAGGCAGGGCGGATGCGAACACGCGGGGTCTTCTCGATGAGTGCAACACGGGAACGAACATCGTCGGGATCTGCGCCGACAAGATGCCGCGCAGCAGCATATCCGTCGACGATAACCCAGGGACCAACTTGTTTGTACATGCCTACATTTTAGCAGGCCTGCAATAGCTGTTAACTGGACGCAGGCTGACTATATAGTATGTCGATCGGTTGAACGAAAAAGAGTTTTACCAAGACCATTGCCCTTGCTGTCGCCTATATGCAACAAAGATCTTACAGGGTGAAGACCGACCAAGGCCAAGATCAATGTGTTGCGGGCCAGCAACAGGAGGAAGATAAGTAATAACTACATATCGGGAATTTTATGGAAGATAAAAGAAGGCAACCACGAACGCAGGAACACAAGGAAAAAATTAGCAATTCACTGAAGGAAGCCAGGCTTGGGCTGAAAAAGCTACCAGATGAGAAAAATAGACTTCGAGCACTAAAGGCCGATTTGAAATCCCGTTATGGATTAGATTACGAAACTTATCTAGAGCTTTTAGAAAGCCACAATAATGTTTGTGGAATATGCAAGAAACCCGAAACTGCTATTTCATCCTACGGAACACCGCGTAGACTTACTGTCGACCATTGTCACGAAACAGGTCGCGTCCGCGGGCTTCTCTGTGATAACTGTAATCGTGGATTAGGACACCTTCAAGATGATGTTTCAATCTTGAAAAGTGCCATTGAATATCTAGGTCAGTAAATGTAACTGGAAGTAACAGTTCGTAAGAACTGTAACGAACTGTAACAAAATTTCTTTGATTTTCGATGAAAATCTTTCGAAAAGTTTCCTAAGATTTTCTCGGTTTGGATGGATGGAAATCTTTACTCGTCGGCAATTTTGGGAGCGAGTTGGGTAGGCGCCGCTGTAAGCGGTTCGTCGTCATCGTAATCATCCACATCGCCGAGGATGCCTTTGCGTGACTTATGGTGCGTATCGCATAGCGTCTTTATCCAGCCGCCGGATCTACGCTCTCCAGGTGCACCACATTCTTCACAGGTGCGATGAGACAATGCTTCGGCAAATTCGATATAGTTGTAGACCTTATCGCTTGCACCACTTACATAGAAACGCAGGCCCCCGAACTTTTCCTTCACATCTTGGATAGTAGGAAGATCTTCCAATGCTTTTGCAAGATTAGCTTCGGCTTCGGGAATAGTCATGGCATATTTTTCGCCCTGATGTTCCATTGCATACTTCAGCTTATAGCGAGCCTGGTTTACATCGTAGGAAATAAAACCACACAATGTATCTACAATACCGATCCAACCATTACCGATTGAGAAGTATTCTAATCCTGCTTTTTGGAATAGGTCAGGATGGCGTTTGGCCAAGTTTTCGTAATTTTGTTCGTCCATAAAATAGTTTAGCTGAGACATTTTGGAAAGTCAAGAGTTCATGCGTGCATAGGCCTATAGGCGGGAAATCTGTGCAGGATTTTCCCGCAGGATTCCTGTGTAGGATTGCTATTCAAATTTCCAAATCTGAGATAGTAATCTGAGAATGAAAAGTAAAAAGGAAAATCAGACTGTTATCGGACAGAGGGTTTGATAGATTGGATTTGTTCTTGGAAGCTTGAATATGTTATCTTCAATTACATCGTCGTATGATTTACCTGTAATCGAAGTTGTGGTATTTGTCGGCTTTTCTACTTCGAAGTATAAGTCGTACAATGGAGTTCCTACACCTGCCGAACATTCAACCATTAATCGTCTTACCATACTCCGTATGGTTACATCAGGCTTACCTTTTCGTTTCGCAACTTCTGGCTGATTAGGAACTATAAGTAGTATTCCAATGCCGTAATCTCCGTCCCTGTCTTGAGTGCGTTCAAGACTATTTGTATCTATGTATACTTTATTATAGGAGTTCTTATAACCGTAAATAGGTTGCCAATTGGGTTCTTGGTCGGTTACGGGTGAGGCACTGGCGACAAAACACATCAATACAACGAGCATTAGGATAATGTGTTTCATCTTCTATTTATCGATTACTTGATATAACCGAGATTATTATAATGATGATATTCGTCACAGCTAAGTGGCTCAACTGAAACCATACCGTTGTACCGCAATTTGAATACCAATAAATCAGCGTCACTTAACGATAGGATATATTTTCTATACATTGCTTTTGTCATGGAAGAATGCGTATCAAAGATGATTGTCCCGACATGGACTGCACCTTCCTTTAGCATTGTTTCGATACCCGAATTGTCATCGGGGTATCTTTCTATAATCATGTAATGTTTCAAGACGGTAAGATTCTTTTTACCATTACATGGATTGATTCTTTCATTACGGGCTTCTTTATGACAATGTGAGGAAATATTAGTTTTAGCACCACCATATCTTCCTCTGTCATCCTGGCTGTATAGATCACAACGGTCTGCGGTTTCATTGTGACCATCCAGTTAGCATCCGGGATGCCGTCCCGTTCTGTAGATATTCTAAGAGAGTATCTTATTCCGTGGTTATAGAGGTATGAACCAACATCCCTATATTCTTCGGTGTATGGTTCGATAATGTTGTAATAAACACCTAGTTCAAGATCCACTTGAACATTCCTCTTACTTTATTTTTTGCATTTACAGCAGGACGGTTTCTTATAACTGTAACTCCGCCCACTGATAACATTATCGCTGACAGCTCATGCTCTTCGATAAGCACTGTGTATTTCTTTAGCAGAGCCATCGGGTGTGCTCCACTAAGTTCTTTATATCCGAACTCCTTGAGTTCGCTGGCAATATCGGCACCGAGATCGAAATCTATACCCTGTTCGCGAAGAAAGTCCTCAAGGTGCTTGTCATTCTCAGGCGAGAACGCCTGCACCAGGGTATAGTATTGTTTCATTCGTCGCCCACGTGTAACTTCAGGATATCCAGGGAGCTATCGGCGTACTTCCATTTCCAGAAATCGCCTTCCTCGCTTCCACGTAGGCGCCCTTTACGGTACACCACTTCAAGCCACCTGACTTCGTGCTCGTCGGAAGTAAGTCTAATAGGGCGCCATGCAAACCACTTATGCCAGCAGGATAATTTTTCTCTCCTAATATCTGCCCTTTCGTCGGCAGTCAGTATTCTGAACTTCACGGAGTAGTTCCGGTCGGCGGAAGCATACCATCAACTTTCACGGTAACCTTGATGGTATAACGATCATTGATTTCTTTCTCTTCTGCAAGTTCTTCTTCCGTGCGCTTGCGGCGGATCTTCAGATGTTTCATGCCCAGGCGAAAGGTAAGTGCAGCTTCCGGATCCATCTCGATTACCATTTGGCGATCGACATAACGGAGATCAGTACCTTCCTTGTGATCCACAGGGCGAACATCTTCGATGATGTTGTATTCTTCGGGCTCGAGCCGATCCAGGATACGACGGAAATTGGCTTCTTCCTTCGGCTCGAAAGTAAATGTGTATTCGGTCCAGTCGATGGTCATGTTGGTTCCTATTTGTTTTACTATTTTAGCACAGGCGCTGCAAAGCGGTCAAGTGTCTTGGTGAAGTTCATACAACCTGTAACAGGGAATGATAGCTTTAGAGACAGCTCGTCAACTGAATCCATTTTCACAGAATATAGGCTTGTACCGGGCCCAGGTCCAAAGTCATTTGACAGGTGTCTAAAGGCATATCCGTTTAGCTCCATATACCTTTCTAATGACCTGGCATCCGATTGCGACACCCTTACATAGTATTTTTGCTTCATAATGGATTTATGATTTCGTCTACTTCAATAAACGGTATAGACAGCTTCAGTATCAGAAATTCTTCCCTTGGCATCTCTGCCATGTATACTTGATAATGCTCTCCACGCCAAACATGCTGCGGTGTATATCCTAGTTCTAGGATTTTTTCTATTAGCAGTGATTCGGTGTCTTTTGTTACCAGCATGTGTACAATAGCTCTCATCGTGCTATTACTCCATCCACTGTTAACTTAAACACAAGGAAAGTTTCGTCAGTTGCTATAGCTTCATAGACATAAAGCGTTTTCCGATGCTTCTCGCCGGGATCGCTTATATTCGGAACTTCGGGCGGTAGGCTATGAATATTCATTTCATGTACCATAGCGAAGTCCCACATAGCTTCTGCACCGAGTACACCTATTGCAAATCGGTGTTTCTTCATGCCGAAAGGTCCTTAAAGACATACCTAGGATACTTTAAACGAATAGCGGTAGCATGCTCTTCGTCGACACGGAAGATGATAATGTTTTCTAACGGTTCTCCTGCTGCATCTTTCATACCACGGTGATCGGGCACTACCTTGAATACTGTAACCCCGACTTCGTTAGTCAGCCATTCTTTGGCCTTTTCGGTTAGACCGTAAATCACATTGTAGGACATAAGCTTCATTTTTGCTTATAATCCTTCTGCATGTCGAGATTGTGTCGAAGCTTGATGGTAAGTGCTGCCGCCGGCGATACAATAGCGCCAACCATTAGTTGTTTGACAAGCTCACCCTTATCGTCGAATCTATATGCTACTTCCGTAGACGGAAATATCTTCTGCTCCTTGAGCCACTCGAGCTCGGCATCTTTATCTTCCGGCTTGATATGATAGATTAGGGTGATCATGTCTTAGTATATTGCAGGTCAGCGAATATAGTAACCGGTTACTCGTACTTGTCGAGGTCTTTCCACTCGTCTAAATATTTAAGTTCTTCTTTTAAACTGTCGGTAGTTATAAGTCTGTTGAGCAAATCATCCTTTATCAGTTTCATGTATGAAGAATCGAAGCTACTTTCGTAATCGTAGTAATATTTTTTATTGTTTGAGGAACTTCCATAATTCCTATTCTTCAGAATCTTCATTTTAAGTTCTGGCTCTGGCTTAGGCTCCGGCCTTTTAACTAATTCCGTACCGAACCTAAGTTTTAGCAACATTGCAATATCTTCTGTCGTGGTAACAGAGATAACTACACTACCGACAACCGTCAGTCCATAGTGATGTGTAACATTAACCAATAGCGCATGCGAGTCCATTGAATGTACTTCGACAAGAAACTGTCCATAAGCAGCAGATAATGGGGCAAATTTGAAATCTTGTTCTATCGACGCCATACGCTATCCTTTCCGTATTTTAGTGTAAGTATTGTGAAATATTCTTCTGTTGTTTCTACTAGGTAGTAGTTGAAGTCTTGGTGCCTGCTGTGATTGATAACATCCAACTCTCTATCTTCGTCGAGTTCTGTATCGGACGGCAATATTACATTGAGCTGAATCACAGTTCCTTGACTAACCTTTCCATGTCGGGAATGCGTGTATGAGCATTCGTACTTCCGAGCAAGATAAGGATTCTTTTACCGACAGGTGAATTTAGTATCATTACCAAGCAGCCACCTGCCGGGTTAGTAAATCCAGTTTTTGATAATAGAATGTCAAGTTTAGCAGTTAGCGGGTTTGTATTGTTGATATGGACTGTATTCTTAGGTGTAGCTATATCGGCTTTAGGTTTACTCGATATACTGGAGATGACGCTATTAGCAGATGCTACCAACATGAGTTGCAATAAATCCTGTGCTGTACTTACATTGCGGCTATCTAGGCCAGTTGGTTCAGCAAAGGATGTATTATTCATACCCAGCTCTTTTGCCTTGCTGTTCATATGCTCAACGCAATTTGGAAGATTGGCACATAATATCTGTGCAGCAAAATTATCAGACCGGATTAATGCAAGCTCTAGGAGATTGTGCCTAGAAAGAGTTGATATCTTGTAAGGGATGCTGCTGTGGACTGTTCGTGTTTTTGGAATTGGAAGTTGTTCAGTTAGGTCCTGCTCTGAAGCAAGTAATCCTATCATTAGCTTACTAATGGATGCAATAGGACGAACTATATTACCGGCCTGTTCCCTTAGCACCGTACCGTCCTCGTTAGCAACAAGATAACTCTTCGCGCTAAATTCGGGTACCACAGGTTTATGGCCTCGGCCAGCAAATGCCAGAAACGAAACTGCTAAACTCAGTGCTATCAGAAGAGACTTCATTATTATAAGTTTAGCAAATATATTGACCAAAGTCAATGTTTAGAGTACGGTCGTATGAACAGGGAATCTTTGATGCAGAATTCTTCATGTGATTTGAGATTCCTTGTGCAATTTGTATCCCATGTTGCCAACACATTGGAAGAAACTATTCCAAAGAAAGTAAGTGCTTCTGGATCAAATATATACTCAACAGTCCTTTCAGTTATCAAGGTGCTGTTCGTATAGCCTGGACGATGTATTAATGTCCAAATTTTTCCTGAATAAGCGTAATTATCGAGAACCCTAAATTCGTCGATAGTGATTAGCCATTGATTCCTCAATATTACACTAACCTCTTTCACCTTTCATTTCTTATCCTGTAATTAGGCCTTGATCGGGTGCTTGCCACATAGGGCCAACCGATACTCTCCCGTAAGTTTTTACTGGTGCGGACAGTGTTGTTCCGTCGTCTAAGCGAAAGCTTAGTCTTCCTCCGCGGTCATTTGTATCTAGGTAATTATCCATTACCTGAACCATGAATGTGCCTTCGGAGTTATCAACAAGGATAAGCTGGCGCATCTGAAACACCAGGCTTGCTGGATTCTTAGGATACCAGTTTATTGATACTATACGGTTTAGATCTGTTCCTGTTAGACGGAAATAGCAGGGAACACCGTTTGTGATAACAATCCCTACTAGGCCGGAACCTTGAAATGGACTTGATGGTAATGCTTCGATGTTCGCTATAGTTGTCATCAACTATTTATCTTAATTTAAGGTGATCTCTTAGGAAGAAACGCTACCCAGGCAGTGCGAAACTCCTCGGCTCGTTTCTTGCTAAGAAAGGCAACTCTATCCATGACAAATTGCTGATATTCTTCGTCGGTGATTGTAGGTAGTTGCTTACCTGTGATAATAGTAAAGAAAGAATTGAAGCTATCGTCTGCTTCAAATATCCAACCGCTTGCCCAGTCATTCATTCTGATACATCTTTTGTGGAAGCTAAAATCAGCGGGATTCAGCCAAGTGCATTCTTGTTCTTCAAGATGATCAATGACACTGTGCGGTACATAGAACTTCATGTTCGATACTTATCTTTTAGGTCTTCTGGAATGTAGGATATACGCATACGCTCGGCCAGGAACGGATCTTGTAACTTAATGACCGATGCATACATGGAGCTAATCTTACCTGATACACGAATCCAGTTTAGCCCGCTATCGTCCTCAACATCATATTCATAATCGTCTTTGATCATTACAAAGTCGTCGCCGAGCGCGCCTAGCTTTGCCTGCAATATTCCGCCTTCTCCAAATGAGGCTAAGAACTCAACTAGAACATATTCTTTCATTTTCGCCCCTTGGCTTTGTAGCGAGTTTACAATATAATAACAGATGTGGTCAATCACTGGATGCTAAATAGTAGCACATAATGGGAACAGTATGGCAAAGGTATATATCCTAAAGAATCAATACAACGAATATGTAGTAAATCGTATTTGTAACAATACTTCTGCGGAAGTAGTAGAAGCAGAAGAACTCACAGATACCGTATTATTGGATATAGCTAAAAGCTGTGTAGGTGAATACTTTTATGTTATCAAGACATATAAAGAAATAATATTTACCGAGTTTGATTTTTCTTTTAGACCAGAAAGCAAAGACAAGGATTATGTGCATATCTGGAATAACGATATTGCATTGCGACTATTCAATACAGAGAATGTGTTGTCCGATCCCGGCAGATATTCCGATAAGGAACTTGCCGCAGGCACAGTGAGATTGAAGAGTATTCCTGTTGCAGCATTTGAGTATCCGCTCTTCGATATTATATTCCTTAGCTACGATGAAGAGTATGCTGACAGAAACTTTCAAACACTGCAAGATAGATTCCCTAGAGCAAAACGGCTGCACAATATCAAAGGCATTTATGAAGCACACAAGGCCGCAGCCGAATATGCATCATACAACAAATCAGATATGTTTTTCGTTGTTGATGCTGACGCGGTAATCCTGCCTACCTTTGATTTTACTTATCAGCCCGAGTCGCTTGATAGGCTGTCTGTACATGTGTGGCATTCTAAAAATCCTGTAAATGACTTAGAATATGGGTACGGTGGTATAAAGCTATTCCCTACCGATCTTTTACTAAAATATACAGGTTCTCCAGTTGATTTCACTACATCAGTATCCAAGAGCTTTAAGGTTATTCCCGAAGTAAGTAATATTACCCAATTCAATACAGATCCGTTCTCGGCTTGGAGAAGTGCGTTTAGGGAATGCGTGAAGTTATCTTCCAAGCTAATCCACAACCAAGATAATACCGAAACCGAACAAAGATTGCACGCTTGGTGTACACTAGGTGAAGACAGGGAGTTTGGGGATTTTGCTGTTATGGGTGCGAACGAAGGGCGCGCCTTTGGCGTTGCACATAAGGATCAACCCGATATGCTCGGGTTGATTAATGATTTTAGTTGGCTAGAAAAGAAATTTAATTCTTAGCAATAATTACCGAGTAGTTTTTCAACTTCTTCGTTAATATCCTTTTCAAGTCTATCAGTGTTGATAAAGATTTTAACATCTCTCATTTTCTTAAATGAATCTTCCATTACTGCCCAGCTTGCATTTCTGTTTACTGGGATAGGATGTGTTAATTCATTACCGCTTAGTTCAACAATATTACCATCATAATACTGAACAAGGATTTGTTCAATATACTTAGCTGGTATTTCCTTAGCTTCAATTTCCTTAACGATACGATCAAAGACTGATGGTTTCGCAATTCGACTAATAGCTTTATCTATATTGAAGCTTGTTGTTGTTTTCTTTGCCATTCTGCGCATCTCCCGACTCCTATTATTTATAAGAATATGGCAAGCTATAAACCTGCCATATTACGGGATTCACTGACTGGCCCTGGCAGCATCTCTTTTCATCTTTGCTGCTACTTTGGCATCTAATGCTGCCTCTTTCTTTTCAACTTTAGCTTCTGCTGCCTTGCGCTGATCGCGTTCACGACGCTTGGCCTTACGCTCTTCCATCTTCTGCTCAACAAGCTCTTCAGGTGTAGGAGGTCTACCTCTGCTAGGCTTTAGTTCAGGTGCTAGTGCATAGGCTTCTTCTCGTTTACTGTCTGCATCATCTTCCAGCTGATCTGCTAACGCAATCAGTGCCTTAGCTCTAGCTACAATTGCAGCAGGATCTTCCACAGGAATCTTACCCTGCATTCTTGCTGCTAATGCTTCTGCCGCTGCTAGCTTTTCCTCGGGTGTCCTAGTATCAACAGGAATCTCTTTCTGTTGTTGTTGGCTAGCAACATACTGATCAACCTTCTTGTCAATAGTTGCATTGATGAGAGCAAGCGGTACAGGCTGATTAGGAAGTGGAAGCATTGTAATGTTAGTTACAGGCTCCTTACGCAAATATCCGCGCTGATGAAGTGCTGTTAGGCAATTCAAGCCGTCGGGAAATGTCCTGCGATTCAATACTTCATAAAAATCATTAGTCTCGAATGCTTCTCTGCTATTCAAACATTGAATAACATAGTCGTGATAGCTGTCAGGCAAGCGTTCTGTTTCAACAATAAGGCAATGGCTCTCATCGTTAGGAAGCTTTCTGAATACTACAGCAACACGAACTCCGGTATTTGAAAGCTGACCGGCGTGCTTTTTTAGGCCTTCTATTGCCATAATGTCTCCTTTAGGGGCCGAAGCCCCTATCAATTAGGCAGCAGGTGTTTCTGCAGTTTCGGCTGTTGCTGGTTCATCCTTCTTTTGTACGCTTTCGACATACGCTAGGAAACTAGCAACCTTGTTGTAGGCTTCGCCGACTTGTGTAAGTTCAGCAGCCTGGAAAGCTCCACGACGCGATGCAAGATCAACGATACGAGCTAGGAGTTGGAGGTCAGCAATTGTAAGCTGAACAGGCTCAAGGCTTGTGGTTGTTTGCGCTTCAGCTTCTGGTGCTGCTGTTACAGTTTCTGCTTCAGGTGCTGTGGTCTTCTTTTGTGCTTTTGCCATTTTTGTTCTCCGTTTAATGGTGTAGGGTTAATTTTATCTACCGTTTTATTTATCGTTTGTCGTTCAATAAATTCTGATTATTGTGAACATTTCGGCAGATTTTTACCATTAAACACATAGAGAAAGGGCCCCGAAGGGCCCTTGTTTCTGGATTTGGCTTCTTAGCCGTGTCCTGTTGGCTGCGGTGACACCCTTACCAGGTGCTCTGGCCAATCGATGTAGAACTTCCATTCCTCATCACGGATGTGAATCGGGAGAGTCTTTCTCTTAGCCAAGATTTCGTAGTAAGAAGGTCTGTGCGGCTTCTTTTTCGGCACAATTGTCTCATCTGCGCCCTTGTCGCTGTTGCATGCTTTACACGACGTACACACATTGAGCCAGTTGGTTTTGCCGCCTAAAGAGCGCGGAACAACGTGGTCCAATGTAAGATCTGTGTGCTTGACTTTGCCCTTTGCGTCTTTGCAGCGACCGGTAATTTGAAGCTGGCAAGTGAAATCATCGCGCAGGTATACATTCGCCCGGCTGTATTTCAGATGCTTGTTCCACTTTACCTGCTCGGTCATGATGACAATGGAGGGGACCTTCATTTCCAAATGCTGCGACCTTACGGTCCAGTTATCGTACTCTTTCAGGACCCTGACCTTACCAAGGAACATTAGACGCATGGCTACTGTCCACGATACCACAGAGAGTGGTACATGGGAAAGAGGCGTTCCGTCAGCGTTAAGAAGTAAGGTATCCATAAGTCACCAATTTAGGGGTTAGTCAGATCCAGGTGGATCTAGTGCTTAGTTTACTTGATGTAGTGTTGCGTCGTCAACAGACGTAAACCAATCAGCAAATTTTAGGTATTTTTGAAATTCTTCGGGTACTCCACGAAGTCTCATCATTGTTGCATCTTCCTCATTCACGAAATCAACGCGAATGATATCATTCCATGAGGTGCGTCCCCCACCGTCACCTGCAACGATAGAATATTTAACTTGGTTGTTACCTATCCTATCGGCCCAATCCTCAAAGAACATCTTTATGACATTCTTATTATTCGGAGTGGCTATGAAATGCAAATATATAGAAGATGTGTACATCAAAATACCTTTGATGTATTTATCCTCTTTATGTCTGAGCCGTGAGCAACTTTAGGTTTATGGCATTGATGGCGGCTAAAGCATCAGCTGCATAGGATGCTTTCTGACGCATATCGACTTCATCGCACCCTGCCCAGAGTCGTTCAAACACACGGTCGAACGACAATGTGATGGCTTCTGTTTCCTGGATTGAAAGTCCAGTCATTGCTTCGAGTGCTTCAGTTGCATCGCGCATAAGCCTATCACGGGCAATAGCGCGAGCAACATCGTTAACGAATGCGTCGTCGTTGGGAAGTAAGTACGGAATCATGTATTACTTCTTTGGGGTATTCTCACGCATCCAGGCCGCCATATTGTCAATGACGCTAGGTGCCTCAGTGGGAACTACCTTAGCCACACCTTGTTGAGAAGGTGCGGCTGGCGGCGCATCTTTGCTGAACATCCAGATCAACACAAGCACCAACAGTACAAACAATACTTTCCACATGTTTCTTTCTCCTTACTTCTTGTTTTGCGGGCTGTGACGGTCCGGCTCGTACCAAGCAGTCATACCAAACGGGGCAACCAAACGATGCGCACTGTCACCGTGAATCAGGAACAACGTATCGCACCAGTTTTCATCACCCCAGCTACCGCACGGGTAACCGTCAGTCATCATGATGAAGCGTTCCGGCTGGATGTCGTTTTCCTTCATGTATTCCCAGTTGCACATGAAGTCGGTGCCACCGCCACCCTTGATATCGTACTCGTCGATTTCATCAAGGTTTTCCGGCGTGAACATCTGCTCGTTGTAGACTCGCGTGTCAAAGCACCACACGCGAAGCTTGAAGTCAACAAACTGTTCCATGATGCCCTTAACTTCGCTGAGCAAATCGCGCAGCATGTCTTCGGACATAGAACCGGAGCAGTCAATCGACACCGCAGCTTCTACGCGCACGTCTTCCTTCGTACCCGGCAAATAGATGCCGTAGGCTTGAGTCTTGCGCGAGCAACGCTGCCAAGTGAAGTCATTCTTGATCATCGATTGGATCTTCATGTTGAGGATCTCACGCCAATCCATCTGCGGATCAGTCAAGTCCTTCAGCATGCGCTTCACACCAGCAGGGGTGTTACCAGCACCGGCAGCCTTCGCAGCCTGCATCACGGCAGCACGGATCTCATCCGACAGCACACGACGCTCTTCTTCAGTCATCGGCTCGCCCTTGCCATCGCCCGGCTCCAAGTGAACATCGAACTCGGGCCAGTTGGCATTCGGATCCTTGAGCAGCAGTTCGTAGACTTCTTCCGCAAACATACCCTTGTACTTTGCGTCGAAGCAAGCCTGCACACCGGAAGTCTTCGCATCCGGCAGCTTGCCGATGTTGTGCTCGTGCAGTTCGTAGTTGATAACGAAGTCAGCAGCAGCATTCCACATCTTGGGCTTGCGACTACCGCGACGACCCATGTGGTCGTAAACGCAGTGTTCGACTTCGTGCGCAACAAGGAAGATGGTCTCGGCCTTCGTCAGCTTGCCGATAAAGTTGCGGTTGTAGTAGAAGTAACGCCCGTCAGTAGCAGCAGTGGGACACCAGTCGTCGTCCGTAGCATCCTTCAGAATCAGGCGAGTTGCCAAGGTTCCCCAGAAGGGCTGTTGCAGCAGCAGCGAGATGCGAGCACGGGTGATTTGCTCGAGGATCTTTTCATGCGTGTATTCAATCTTTGTTGCCATTTTGGTTCCTGGTTAAATGTCCATTGCGCATTCATGCTGACAAACTTCGCAGCAATTACATAGCGTGGTGTGATCGTCGTTGATATCTTCGGCATACGGGCAGGTATGGTCTTCCTGTGCAATACCTTTTCCACGGCAGCTACCACCAGTGTAGTATCCGTGTGCAAGGATTTGCGCTACCTTGTCCTGGTCGTCTTGCGAGTTCATGCTCATATTATATTATGTCCTTTACGGAGTGTCAAAGGTTGTAGGATAAAAAGGAAGGGGCAAAAGCCCCTTCGAAGTGGTTCCCCAACCAATGTAGCCTTATTATTTATTTGCCGGCCTGCTATATTCTTTGGGCCTAGTCATTGCCTGTGTGTAATAAGCACCAGTTGATGTTGCCCTTACTTGAATGGGGGCGGCAAGAGCCCACCCATCCTGGGCAAGTTGATTCACAATCTTTTCGACAGTGTCAAGACTGCCGTCGACAAGTTTATATTCGTACGCTCTCATTTCAGACCCTTGGCAAATCTTATTGCATCATCGATATTACCAAGGAATAACTTCTCCTGGTGTGAATCGATGATTTCAAACTTATCTGCGTGCTTCTCATCCTCACCAAAGGGTCCGGTTGTCCCGGCCCGATGGTGTCTTGGATGCTCAAGGATGCTTTGTAGCCTCTCAGGTGTCCTGTGGTCGAAGCGTTCTAGCTGCTTACCACCACAGTATGTTCTTAGAGTGTATCTTGCCACAAAGCCTTCCTATCAGTCTTCCAGGATGTACTTGCCGTACTTGTCGTGGAAGCCCTTGAAGGTCTTGAGCTGACGATGGTTGATCGGCAGAGCGTAGTCGCGCAGCGCAGTCTTCGCACCCAGGACGATCATTTCCGTTTGGAAGTTGTCCATCATGAAGGTGAAGAAGTGATCCACGCACTCGTGCCAGGTGTTCATATCGAACCCATCTTCCTTGGCCTTGGCCTTGGTGGTCCATTCCTGGAGCGTGTAGCACATGGAGATCGTCAGCGAGTACATCGCGCTCAGATCCTTGACATTCAGCTGCTTTTCCTTGCCCATCAGCACATCTTCCGACTTCGGCATACGAGCAGCAACCTTGCGGTGTGCGCTGAATTCCGTTGCCAGACCGTCGCCAACCGTACCAGCCACCAGCGCCGTGTTCATCGACTCGGGCAGATCGTCCGTGATCAGCTGACCAACGAACACCCACGAACGCGGAGTAGCAAACGCCTTGTCCGGGCTCTTCGGGTCGAAGTTGAACAACTTCTGCTTGTGGTGCGACAAGAAGCCAACCACATCAGCATGCACGCGGGCGCCGATCGCCCACTTCTGCCAGTCTTCGAAGTTCGACGCCATCTCGATGTGAACCAGACGGTTTGCCAGCGGGCTGGGCATACGGTAGGTAACACCCTTGTCGCTATCGCGGTTGCCTGCGCAAACCATCGACACACCCTTCGGCAGGTGGTACTCGCCAACGCGACGATTCAGGATCAGCTGGTAAGCCGCAGCCTGAACGCTCGGAGGGGCAGCGTTGATTTCGTCCAGGAACAGGATAGCGTTGGCCATCGCACCTTCGGTCGGCAGATCGGCAGGCTGTGCCCACTTCATCGTCCGGGTGTCGGGGTCGTAATACGGAATGCCCTTGATGTCAGTCGGCTCGAGCAGGAGCAGACGCATGTCGATCACGGGGCGGCCGGTTTCTGCGCCGATTTCGGCGATCAGTTCCGACTTGCCAATACCGGGCGGGCCCCAGATCATTGCAGGACGACCGACCTTGAAGCAGCGCATCAGAAGGGTACGGACATCACGGGGGCGTTCAACGCGGTGGGTGTCAAGACTTGCCATTTTGTATTTTCTCCAGTTGGGGTTAAAGTTTGTGTATATGTATTATGTAGCGACTAGCAGGCTGCGTCAAATGGTATCAAATGTGAGTTTGAAAACAATTGCATCTGCTTCCTGCTTAAAGTAGATGTCAGTGTAGTCGGTCTGAGTGGGGTCGGACCAAATCCATTTGTGACGGAGATTCTGCTGACACCATGTGTATGCAGCATCTCTGTGATCTTTTGAGATACGAACCGATGGAAATATCTTAAGTCTTTCCATATGGTTAGTATTATTTAGCCCAAAATTCCTGAGCTTCTTGTGGAAATCCGCAGGAGTCATTTTCCAAGGCATAGCTTGTACTTGCATCTTGGTCATTTGATTGTTCCTGCAAGAACTTCCCACATCAGTTTGGCTTCGGCCTCTTCAACGAAGGTGGGCCAAATCTCAAACAAACGGGCCTGGCTGATTTTGACATAGCCCTTCTTGAGCTTACTTCTTACGAGCTTTTCCGTAAGCTCGTAACTAGCAATATCCGCCTTAAATTGCATGGCTTTGCCACGTCGTGCCCAGAAGATGCAGCAGTTTTTGTGCCATTGCCCTTCGGGCGTAGGTCTGTAGAAATAGCCCCAAATCTTATCGTGATTCTCTTTGGGATCATTACACCAACCGATGAATCCGAATTGACTTTCGATGCTCATGTTATTCCTTCATGCGTGCAACAAGGCGCTCTGCAATTTCCGAACCGCATTGCTTTGCGTACTTCTTCATTTCTTCGGTGCAGGGATAAACATAGATGAAGATATCTACCTCACATCGTTCTCCCATTGACTCGGCGAACTCATCCCATCTGAAGTTAGGGCCGCAGTATCGTGGATTATGCATCATAGCAAACATTCCACTCACAATGGCATAACATGCCAATGCTACATCTTTCTTCTTACCTGGGCTCATCTTTGACTCCAAAGTGTGACTTAATCTCTTCACGACACAGCAATGCACCATCTCTGAAACCGCCTTGGTAGTCCGACAGTTCCCTGTCTTCTTCCACTTTGGTGCAACACTGCATACACTCTTGAATAATCAACTCGGCAAACTTTTCAATTTCGGGTTGTCCTGCATAGGATTCGCCCAACAAGCTCACTGTGCCATCATTATAGCAAAAGAGTCTGGATTGAGCCAAGAGTTCTTTCATCCGCGCATTCATGCTATGCCCTTCAGTTTCTTAACAACTAACTCTTGTTCCGTCAAATCAATCTCATGCTTCAGACCAGGCCAATCATCAAGGAAGATAGTTACACCATAGTTCCAATTTTCGTTACCGCCGCCACCGGATCCCGTTTTCAGCCCGACAATCTTTAGTGCTTCGCCGTAGGGATATGAATAGTTATTCTTCTTGGCGCGTGTTAGCGTACCTGCAATGTTTCCAGTCCACCCTTTATAGGATGTGGGATCACTAGGATTAGGATTCTTACCACACCAATTAGTTATGCCGTTATCGGGACACCGATGCGAGTTAGATGCAAGCGGATTATATCTTACGCCAAGGACCATTTTGGTAAAGCTATCAGTTTCCGGATAAAACTTATCCGAACTGAAACGATGCCCCATTGCATTCGCAGCATACATGATTCTCTTTTGATTGGCAAGGAACCAGGGAACAATTTCATCTATTGTTTTGATGCGCTTGCGTTCAGCCTTGAGCCACTTTATCCAATCTTTCTTTACGCGATCTTCCTCGCGCTTTTCTTTCATCTCGATCCGCAGCTTCTTCAGGTGAAGGGCATACTTCTTGAGGTCTTTCTCCTCGAAGATTTTACCTGTGAAGCGGCACTTGCGGACTTGGACTTTCATTTTACTTTTCGTTGTTCGAATAAGACACAGCCAAACTTACCGCGTGTCATTAGATGTTGTGGGTAGTGATTTTCCACAATCACCATGGAAGTGGGTTCACCGCAAGCACCATAGGAAGGATGCTGATCTCCGTCAATTTGCGGATGTTTGCAATAATTCACATGGCCTGCATCATAGGGAATGCCGGTACCACTACCGTCTCCCCACATTTTACAATCGTAGCATCTCATATTATTCTATAGGTATAGGGGTAACAATCCCTTGTTACCCCTATTGTATGCCCGCGTAGGGCTATGTCAAGCGGTGTTAGAAAAACATTCCACCGAAGATCATCACAGCTACAGTCAGGATGATCATCACCCAGAATGCAAGCCATTCGCCGTCGTTCTCCAGATCGTGGAAGCTCTTAGGGATACGAACCATCCGGGTACCCTTGAAGAATCCACCAAATCGGCTGTACTCAACCTTCTCGTAGCCCTTGGTGAACAGACGAGTGTAGATAACTCGCACCATAGTTAGGCCAACAGTAACGAACAAAATGCCGTACAGAGCCTTCACAAATGCAGCACCAGCCACCTTCCAGATGATCAGCATTGCAGTAAGCTTACCGGCATCGCTTTTCAGGAAGTCGTTGATAGTGACATTCAGTTCCTTTGCCGCAATGCCCATCGCCTTGGCAAAACCTTCAGCAGCGGCAGCAGCCTGCTGACCCCATGTAGAAGCCAACGAAACCATTGCAGTAACTTCTGCCGGTTTAGCAGGCTCAGCAGCAGCCTTTGCAGCATTGGCAACAATTTGTGCAGCATGCGCTTTCAGCTCGGCAACCTGTGCTTCGGATAGACCGCTGGTGTCGATTGTTGCAGCATTCACACCCAACGAGGCAATAGCTAGGGTGCAGATAACAAGTAGTTTACGAAACATTTTTCTTTCTCTCTTCGTTGATTTTTTTTCTGCCTGAGCTTGATATCTCCAAACATCGAGCTTTTATAGACATTCACATGCGGAAGTCCATATCGCTCATTCAACTGCTCGCACAGTTGAAGTGCTTCATCCTGCGAACTATGCCTTGATCGTATCCCCTGAAAAATCACATAGTGATAATCAGGGGACTTGTAGGCATAATACGCCGATGAATATTTCTGCTCAATCGGCTCAGGCATATTCAGCTCAGAATGCGTCCAGCCAGCTGTAAGGCGTCTTGTTGCTGTAGCTTTCACGAGTGATCACCAGCACCGCCATGTTCGGCTGGCCTTCGTTGATCACATACGTGAACTTGCCGGAATCAGCATCAATCTTCTTCAGCATGTCCTGCGTCACTTCGAGTTCGACCTGGTCAACATCATCCGGGTCTTGCCCTTCGGCAACAGTCGGACGAACCCAGAAGTTGAGCTCTTCGTGCGCAATCGGGTTGCCACGGATGGCACACGGGTGAACACGCTCAGCTTCCAACTTCTTGCCTTCCATGAACACTTCCACATTGTGGCGCACGCTGCCGGCATCGTATGGCTTCGCGTTCAGCATTTCCATGGCCTGGTTCGGGCTTTCCTCGTAGCGGTTCATTTCCTCGACAAGCGCCTTCAGCATGTCGAAGTTGAAGCTGACGAAGAGCAGCGTCAGACGGCACACCTGGTCGATGTAACCCTTGTTGTTCAGGTTGTCTTCGCAGTATTCGCGAATGAAATCTGCGTCCAGGCCCTTGAACTCGATCATGTAGAAGATGCGACCCGGGCGATTCCGCATGTGCGAATTGACCTTGTACTTGTCATTCACAGTCAGCAGGAACAGCTTCTTGGTCGGGAACACACCGTCGAGCAGCGTCAGGATGGCTTCTTGTTCCTTGTCGTCGTACACCTTCTCGAATTCGTCGAACACGATAACGCACGGTTCGTCGATTTCTTGGATGAAGGTATTGAAGGAATCGCCGCAGTACGCAGTGTTGATCACCAGGGTGGAAATACCGCGTTGGCCAGCCAGCTGTGAAACACGCTTCGCCAGCATGGTCTTGCCGCTACCCTTTTCACCGTTCAACAGCACGCCGGTGGTAAAGGGACGATCGGCAAACGTGTTCAGGATACGCTCGGCGTGGCGGGTGGCCTTACCGTAGATCTTGCCGCTGATGTCGAAGTCGGAGATCGGCTTCAGGTACCAGCCCTTCATCGGGTGGGCACAAACGGTGTAGGTACCGACGGGCAGCTTATCGCGCACATCGTACATGCCTTCTTTGGTAGGCCAAAGCAGCTCGCCGTCTTTCAGATAATAGCTCATGTATGTCTTTCTTCAATTGAGGAATTGAATTGTTGCCAGGCTAATCCTATTATCTGCAACAACTACAAATTGTGCAGGAAAAACCACGGCGCCGCAATCGGGTTGTGCTACTGCCCAATCACCTTTACGGTTTGCGCCGTTCATGAAGGCGTTGATGAACACATCGAGGTGTTCCTTAGAAGGGGCTTGATGTACTTTCAGCATGGTCTTACCTCGTTGTAACAGTTGAATCGGGAAGCCACAGAGTAACAGGATACTCTACGGTCTGCTCGATGATTTCACGGATGATTTCCCAATTGCCGCCGCCGCGTGCAGCACCAATTAGCGGAATGTGCAGTTCAGCAGGTTGTGTGAACTTCTTGTTGTTGATACCACCTTCCTTGATGTGCCAGTTGATCTGCTCAAAGCAGGTCTGGACGGCATCATAACTGGTAAGGCGTTTACCAGTTCCGTACAGATTCTGCGTAATAGCATTCCACACGACAATTTCGTCGCTGACTACCACCTGATATGCAACACCAAGGCGCAGGCCTTCGCTGTCGTAGATAGATTTGTAGTCGTGGTAAACATTGGGCCAGGTTTGTTTCACACCAAGTGCAACACCCGAACCCATCACGCCTTGTGCATTACAGCCATGCACAATATGGCCGGCTGTGACATGCATCAGATTACCGATTTGTGTTTTGATTTTCATTTGAATCTTTCGTACAAGAAGTAACCACTGAGACCAACAAAGATCAGGCTTAGGAAACCACCGCCCATGATAAGGCCGTATAGGTTTACTGCAAAGCACAATACAAGCAGGATAAGCCAAAAGTCCATTACACTTTCTCCACGATTGCTGGAACTACAACGATTGCAGGCGTATAGTCTTCCGGCAGTATGGTGCTAGCGCCGGGCTTGCCAACATGATCCGGATTTTGTGAAACCATACCCACAAAGGCATTTTCTGGCTTCCTGCGCAGGTCTTCCATGAAGGCCAGTGCTTCGGTCATTTCGTCCATCGTAAAGTGTGAATGGAACGGGAAAAATTCGCCACCGGACATATCCATCCAGTAAACCATAAATCCGCTCATCATATCAATATTGCTCATTTTTTCCCCATTAGCTTCAAAGCCAGTTGTTCTTCTGAAATCAGTTGCTTGACATCTTGCAAGTATTGTAGCAGACCATCTATGTCAAGGTCTTTTAGCACCACTACTCCACACTGTTGCATTCCGTGATTGAACTGAGTAACAACCAGACTGGCATCTGTACCGATCCTTATCCTCAATGTCCCTTTATTGATGCCGTAGCCAGATTCCTGCTCGCAGACAAGGGCATCCGAATCCCACTTAGCTTCGGCAACAGATAATACACGAAGCTTGCCCATTTACTTTTCCAGCAAAGCCTTCAGGCGAACCGTCTCTGCAGCAAGCAGGTCCCTGTGCGTTGTGGTCCAGGTTAGATCTGCATAATCTGACGTAGGCTCCGGCTTATCCAGCCAGCCGTCGTAGTCGTCGCCCGACTTGAGCATGTCAAGCAGTGCCTTGATACCATCGGCTCTGGCAGCCTGTTCCGGTGTAGGTTCAACCTTAGGACGTTGCGAAGGCGGCAGCCACACATGCCCGGTATTGATTTCGTTTGTCAGGAATTCCGTCCAAACAGCGCAGAAGTTGAATGCAATCTGCAGAAACCATTTTGGCGTCTTCTCATTCAAACGGAACACATCTGCATAGCCCTTCGACAAGGGATACGGGCGAAGATAGTATTCGCCGGCAAACATGCCGCGCTCTTCTTGGCGTGCTTCCATCTTTACGAACAAATCGGCCGCCAGCGAAGGCATGCTAAAATCAGAGTCGGTAACCGACATACGCTGATAGATGGAGCAATCTTCTGCCAGGGCTGCTTCATCGACCGGTTTGCCATCACGCGCATATTCTTCGGCGAAACGGCGTTCCTTGGCGTGACATGCAGCAATCAGTGCATCCCATTCTGCATCGGTCATTTCCGGATATTCGTCGATGCGAACTCTATTGCCGTCGACGATCATTCCGTTGCGTACACTATAACCATTGCCGTTTGTAAACAGCAGATGATCAAGCAATGAAGCAACAGTCGGAAAGATCGATGCGTATTCGCAGAGTTGACGATTAGCGAAGTTGTGAATATTTGACATAGTCTCTTTCGTAGGTAAGGGCTATACACCATTATAGTGCATAGCCCTATGTTGATCAACAGGCGTTGCCGCCTGTATTTCACTTACTTCTTGGCAGTAGCTCCGCGGACTACGCCCATGTCAATGCCAAGTTCTTTGGCAGTCTTGGCAGTCATCAGGTCCACCAGTTCGGTAGCACGCGAGCCTGCACTAGCACCACCTTGACCCATTTGCACTGCGGGAGACCAGGCACCGGGTTGGGCTTTCTCGATTGCAGTAGCGTATCGGTCGTTCATCTTGACCAGGGCTTCCAGCTTCTTGTCCAACTGACCGTCAGCTTCCATCACCAGCTTCTTGCGAGTCGCTTCACCTTCACCGCGCAAGATTTCAGCCTTCTTGAACGCTTCAGCTTCCTTGACGCTTGCATCCGCAATCGTGACCTTGGATTGTGCATCCGCAATCGTCTTCGCGTTCAGGGTCTTCTGTTCCCATTCAGCCTTTGCAGCGTTGGCTCGACCTTGAGCTTCTGCCGTAATTGCATCCTGGTCGGCACGTTTGGCATTCGCAATCGCAACAACCGCTGCGTTGGTAGCTTCCTGCTGCGCCTTGATCTGCGCTTCCACACGGTCCTCATACTTGAAGGAACTGATGGTCATCGGAAGCATAGTGACGTGATACTTGTTCACATAGCTTTCCTGTGCTCGGATCGGCAGGCCCTTTTCGTCCTTGACGATTTCGGTGATCTGCATGTCCTTTTCCACACCAGCCACATCCTTGGCGCGAACAGTCTTGCTCGTAGTCTTGTAGACACCGTGCAGGGTTTGCTCGTTCAGGATTTGCAGGAGCTCGTTTCTTCGACCAGCAGCCGATTCAAACGACGTCATAGTAGGACCGGAGAACGTCGAAGACGATTCCATTGAGCGTCGAATGGCTTGCAGTTCGAATGCTTCGGCTGAGTGGAAGTCTCGATGGATTTCCACAACACTCTTCGGATCCAGTGGCATCATCCAGGAGATGGAACCGCACAGAGTTGCGTTACCACCGTCATAGAAACGAATGCCAAGACCTGCACTGGTATGGTCGCCGACCTGGACGTCCTTAGCAGCAACAGTGCCGGCAGCGCAACCCAGGCTGAACTTGAATTCGTTACGTCGCGGATACTTCGTAACGGAACCAAAGCCCTGCCATGCAATGCCCGGCTCGGTAATCACATCCAGTTGACCCGAAATCGGGTGTTGGATGACCATGATCTGGCTCGAATCCAGATCTTCAAACATCATCGGGAGACAAATCACCACAGCAAGGGTGAGGACTGCACCGACAATCAGTGCAATCATTCGGGTAGCGTTCATTCGGGTTCCTTCAGTTGTGCCTTCCGGCGGTTGAGTTCATCTTGGAGAGCCTTTGCTTGGATCTCCTCTTCAGTTTCGGCAAGTTCTTCCTGGATGTGAACTACCTTCTGATGCGCAGGGGTACCACGCAACCACGGGAAAAACGGAGTCCCTTGGTAGAAAGGAAGTGCGACCTGCGTGACAAAGAAAACAATCACGCCAATCGCAACCAGGAATGCCAATAGATCAATAAAAAACATGCGTTCTCTCCTTGTGCTTATGCAGCAGTCATAATTATACACCCTGCTCTGCAGAGTGCAACTGGCTTATTCTTCTGGGCCGTCGAAATCGAACATCTCAACAACGGCGGCCTCGTATTCATTGATAGTCCAGCCGTATTGTGACAACCAGGCTTGCCTTGATTCATCGGATGCTACCATATCAAGGAATACCTGCTCGGGCATATCCTCAAGTAATGCGTACAATTCATCAAAAGTTAGTTTTTCCATATCAGTCTCCGAAGATGTCTTTCATGCGTTGTTGGTCTTCCAGTTGCCTGCGAATGAGTTTGATGTATTCGCCAAAATTGATATCGGAGTTTCCGACACCTACCAAATATTCCGAACCATCCTTTAGTACAATTGTACCAAGTAAGGTCTCAACTGTATCTGAGTCATGGAAGGTATCAGTAAAGGCAGACTCCATAGATGATTCTGGCTCTTTGGTCTTGTCCCAATCCACCCCGACCGACTTTACTTTTTCCTTGAATGCTTTGTTGGCAGCATCGACTTCTTCCCATTTCCAAGTCGAAGGAGAAGATTCCCAGTCGCCGCCATAATAGCTCCATTCGCCAGTAGTGAGCTTGCCACGCTCAATCATATGAGCCCAGACGAATTTTAGTGTGTTATTGTTATCCATTATAGTACCTTATATCGGCGAGTTCTTTCTCTCGTTCTTTGTCGATATCTGCTAATGCCTGTTCAAGTGTTTTGCCGCAGGTACCAACATATTGCACTCCATCCTTCCAGTGTGCATATAGCATGATACCTTGTTCAATACCATCGTAGCGTTCGTTGATGTCTCTTTCTGTTCTCATGTCAACCCTTTACACAGAGAATCTGCTTCAGGGTGGTAACAACATCCACAAGATCAGCCTGTGCAGCCATAACTTCATCAATGTCCTTATATGCACCCGGGATTTCGTCAATCACCGCGTCATCCTTGCGACATTCGATACCAGCAGTCTGCTCAGCCAAGTCAAGAGAAGTAAAGAGCTTTTTCGCCTGGTTCCGGCTCATCTTACGTCCTGCGCCGTGCGAACACGAACAGTAGGCGTCATGGTTGCCCTTCCCCCTCACAATAAAAGATTTCGCGCCCATCGATCCCGGAATAATGCCAAGCTGACCTTCGTTGGCGGATACAGCACCCTTGCGGGTAACCCACATTCCGGATCCGTTGTGCTCTTCCCAAGAAGTAAAGTTGTGGTGGCAGTTGATTACCTCACCAACCACCTGCATCTTCGGAATACGGTGACGCAGGCCGGCAAGTACCAAATTCATCATGGTATCACGATTGAAACGTGCATAGTCTTGCGCCCAATGCATTGCTTCAATATACGCATCGAATTCCGGAGTACCTTCTTCCAGCCAAGCCAAATCTTCATCTGGCAAGCCGTATCCGCGCTTTGCAGCCTGCTCCTTAGCAAGTTCCACAGCAACGGTACCGATTTGATTGCCGATGCCGCGTGAACCTGAGTGTAGCATTACCCACACTGCACCATTTACATCAAGACAGATTTCAATGAAGTGGTTACCACCACCCAGCGTACCTACCTGACGACCGATCTTCTTCTCGTCAGCGCGGCCAAGCTTCGCCTTCAGGGCTAGGTGCTCGAAAGCATCCATAGTCTTGTTGAGATTCTTTCGTAGAACATCAGCATACGGGCCGGAAACAGAAGGAATGCCCTTTGCGTGCTCGTTGAAGCCCACAGGGACGTCGCGTTCAATTTGGTTTCTCAAAGAGAACAGCGAATCTGGAAGGTCTTCGGCCCTCAGATTAGTCATTGCAGCAACCATACCGCAGCCGATGTCAACACCAACAGCAGCAGGAATGATAGCAGAACGGGTAGGAATAACGGAACCAACAGTGGCACCCTTACCCATGTGGACATCAGGCATGATAGCCATATGACCCGCAAGGATAGGCAGTTGCGAGATGTTCATGATTTGAACCAGGGCAGCTTGTTCTACTTCCATAGAACCCACCCACATTTTTACATTATCGATTTCCACTTTAGTATCCTCGTTTTAATTTCCAGACGAGTACATCGTCTGTGTCTATTATACACATCTCGTGACTATTTTTCTTAACGGATTTAGTAGTTTTTGAAGCATCGACCAACTTGATCCTTACTAGGCCGGACCCGATGCGTGCTCTTGCACATGTTCGAAAATCACAACCGTCCCCTGCACCAAGCAAATCTACCACCTGATAGATGTTGCTGTAGTAGACTACATATTGGCCGGGTTCGATATGCCGGCCCAGCATATCCGGCCAAGCCATTACGCACCCATTGCAGCTACGCGAGCAATCTCCAACCTAAGGATTTCCTCGATGTATTCGTTCAGGGTGATATCTGCTTCGTGCGCAAATTTCATTGCAGAGAAAAGCAGATCATCGTCGATAACAATGCTAATCTGCACACGAGTATCGTACTCTTCGCCTGCAACCATTGCTGAAGCCTTTTCCAGGATATCGTCGGCAACATCCAGATCAATGAAGTTGATATCGTCGATAGCATTTTCAAAGCTAACGCCGCGTTCCTCAGATTCGGCAGCGACTTCGTCGATGTAATCGGGATTGATCCAACGGTAGTAGCGTTTGGTACCATAGTCCCATGCCTGCATTTCGTAGACGGTCTGATCACCGGTATCGAACACGCAGGTAACACTCACGCCACCGTCGTCATGCAGGCCGTTCCAGTAATCCATTGAATACGCATCGGGACCATAGCAATGCCATTCATACTTGCTGCCATCCGTAACCTTGTACTGGATAGCTTCCATAAAGTCTTTTAGTGTAATCATTAGAAATCTCCCTTGTGAAACCCGATTGTCATCCATTCATCAGTAACACGCGGCGCGTGTACTTTCTCTTTGCCAGCACCACACGACTTACGAGTAAGTTCCGGGTGAGTGTTGGCGAAATCTTGCACAAACCAAAGTTGGCCACATCCGCCCCCGATATCATCCTGACCGGCAGGATCAAAGCAGCGAACGGAAAAGCCACGGCTCAGGAGCTTATCCATAAAGTCGGTAGCCAATTGGCGTTGGCGCTGATTTGCAGCAGCAACGGATTCGTCCTGCTCACAAATAACAGACACGGTTGCTTGCCAGATTTGCGGATTGAAGAGTTGCATCAAGCGATCTGCATCCTCCTGCGAAGTATTGCCTTCGTGTGCGCAATAGTTAAAGAATGGCTGACGGCCGGTCTGTGAAAACCAGTATGCACCCTCAATTGAAATCTCAGACAAAGACAGCTTATTCGCAAACGGAATCAGCTTATTGCGTGCTTCGTCAGTCGATTCGTGTACAGAGAATTGCAGGCCAATGGTAGGAATCTCCACTGACAGGTCAGCCAACCAGTTGTAATCCACATCCGGTGCAGAAGTGCTGATCAGCAACGCTGCACGAGGGTACATAACATGCAAACGACGCAATGCACCTTCCAGCCCTTGCTTGTTCAACATGGGTTCGCCCATCGACATGAACATAATTTGCATTCGATCAACCTTTGTGTGATCGATATTTTGATCTGCGAATAGATGCTGCACCTGCGCAACGATTTCATCGGCAGTCAGGCTGCGGATGAAGAACTCACCAGTACCGCAGAAACGGCATCCAATCGGACAGCCGGATTGCGTGCTGCAACATACAACAGTGCGATCCTCGTAGGTCGGATATTTGTACAGCACCGCTTCCGCAACAGCACCTTTGGCGCCTTCGTTGGTGAAGACATACTTGCGCACATTGGAGTCGCTGCTGGGAATGCAGCGGGTATTTTCCCAGATTTGTGTATTCATACCTTATTGTATGTTAGTTCTTAGGGTTAGGTCTAGCTGCCGTAACGAAGTTTTAGAAGAGTCACATCTTCGTCGGGAATATTGCATAATGCTGCAATCTTCTCAATTGACATTACATTGTTAGGGTTAACAAGAAACCATCGCCCTACTTCTGTATCAAACACAGGGCAATACCGGTTACCGGTCAATGAGGTATACAGATATTCCGGAAACGGTATTTCGTGCTTGTGGTACATAATCAAAGATCAATGATTAGGTCTTTATCAAATCCACCATTTGTGCTTTTGCCATGGTAACCGTAAGGGTTGCAAACTACACGAGTTTCATTAATCATGTAATCCCAATTCCTGTGCGTATGGCCGTGAACCCACAACTTGGCCTTATTATGGTGTCCAATCATATGTTCCAGGTCTGCAAAGTATGCTGTATCGCTCCTATCTCCGCGATGCCCTTTTCTCTTTAGGGCATTACCGGGACTGTGATGAGTAACTACAACAGTGTCACCCTCAAACGGTTCATCAAACTTCCTTAATAGAAAATCTATAAACAACTCATGTTGCGACAGAATGAAATCGGGAGTAATAAGCTTTCCATTCTGTTTTGTGTTTCTGTAGTCATTCATTACTCGATGTGCGTATCCCATAGCAATAGGATCCCCGTCATCGAAGCTTGTCCACATAGTTCCGCCAAGGAACCTGACACCGTCTATAATTCGCCAATCATTGTGTAAAAAATGGAAGTTACTCGGACCCGACTGTTCAAAGTCGCGCCAATCGCGTATTACCTTGTCGTAATCATTGTCGTAAAACTCGTGATTACCACAGATTCTTATTACGGTCCTAAATGAATCTGATAGAACATTCATCCATTCTTGAGCACAGGTACCCACATCGATATCTCCGGCAAGGATAAGTGTTGTTTCCTTATCCTCCGGCGCAGGTGTCCAGATGTGATCCCATTTGTGATTGGAAAATTCCAAATGTAGATCTGACCATAATCTTATTTTCACTTTATCAAACCTTTGCGCTTACGACGCGCAATTTCTTTTTTGTATTCTTTGGGTGACAGTTTAGCGCCGTCAATCCAATATTGTTTGGGACCAGCTCTTTCGACAACAGCAGGACCGTCGAGATTGTGAAGCACGCCTTCTTTATACCAGAACATATTGTCCTTATGAATGCGTGCAGGACCACCAATGCGGTGGAGTTTATCTTCCTTCCACCATTCTTCTAGTTTATACTTGCGAAGGCATCTAACAGCAGGGCCGTAGATACGATGTTTCTGCCCTTTTTCGTTTGTCCAAACTTCTAGTTTGGTAGGCATACCATAGCCCCAACTCCAGCGTAAATGCGCACCACCATATCCTCCATAGGCAGGACCTGAACCTTCGATGATATCGCGGTTCAGAGAAAGAGTTTCAAATAGTGCGTCTTCAGAGTTCGGATTCATACCTCTATTATATAGAGGATTCCTTACTTAGTCAAGCTGACTACAAGTCTCTAAGAATCCTTCTATACCACCATGCAGTTTTATCACCATCGAATCCATTTCGGAAAATAGAATCAACCTTCTCTTTGTAAAGAAGTATGGGTATTCCATTTTGGACATACCATATTGGTGTCTAGATTTTATTGTTTCCGGAATAGCAAAACTATAAACAGTGAATATATTCTTGAGTATTACAAATCCAGAATAGGAAAGTCTCAAACCGTCCGGATGATGGAACATGAGCTTATTTAGCTGTTCATCGTCAAATGAAGCAGCCTTTTCGTGGTGTTCCCTTACTTCGGTGAAGATTGCTTTCTTTAGTGGAGACATAGCAATATTTATAACAACCATTGGGTGATGCCTAGCAGATTTATAGCAATAAAAAAGATAATCTGGTGAGAAATAACCTTCGGTGCATTAGTATTTCTTAGCAGATACAAGGATGCAAAGTTTGAGAATAGAAACAAAATGTATGCCCAACCACTTACCGGTATATGCAATGCCAATAATATAGAGGCAATGATTGCACCCCAAAAGGAAATCTTCTCTATAAATGATTGTGACATTGTGTGATAAATAGTGTTATGAGAATTCGTGAAGCAGTACAAGAACATATGATAACACACCTGTTACAGTTGTGCAAGCATGAACTGGATCTTTCAGAGATGCCAGAAATAAATCTTGTTGATGATGATACTGTAGGTGCTGGCACTTCTTTTGGAGAGTTTAGCAACAATACAGTTCATGTTGTAACTAAGGGAAGACATCCTATGGATGTTATGAGAACCCTTGCTCACGAGTTGGTACACTGGAAGCAAAGAATCTCCGGGATGGAGTTAGACGGGTCTGATGGAAGTGAAACTGAAAATCAGGCTAATGCTATTGCTGGTGTTATTATGAGGAAGTTTGGTCAGATGTATCCACAGTATTTTGTGGATACATTGCCTTAATCGTCTTCAGTACAGGGCACGCCTGTAGTTAATTTGAATACTGAAAAATCTGTTGTTTTGAACATCTTATTCAATCTTTCAGCTAGATTGAACGCATGCCCCGAATTAGAAAAGCTCACCTTCTTATACTTAGGTCCTGGATACGAAACCAAGTGACTCAGGGTGCGTAGATTGATAGGTTTCTCTTTATAGAACACCGCGTAAATCGCTTCTGCATCAAGAACTTGTTCGGCCTTATAAGTTTTCGAATTAACATTTTCTAAAATTATGGTAGGCTTAGGTCTTGCCATATTTTCTGTTCTCCAATAAATGTGTATATATTTATCAAAAACACCTATTTATCGAAGCATTAAAAAAGGGACCCGAAGGTCCCTTAGAAAACGCCGCCGTCTAATATTTGAGTTGTTCTAACGGCAGTTTCACTGACAACCACTTGAGGTGGTTTTTCTTTTTGTAATATATCTATCTCTCGCAATAGTTCTTTGGCTTCTGCAACAGTCATCCTGTATTCTGTTACATTCTTCTGTACATTCTTCAGGCGTGCTCTTAGTTTAGTTATTTCACTCATTTACGCTTAGTTTCCTGAACAGCATATACAGACGCATCTCTTCCTTGAATGCAGTCCAGTTAGGAAGGATCTTGGCAGGATCGATGGTTTTATAGTTTTTCATCCTGGTGCTAACTTCTTGTTGGAATACTGTGGTATAATCGGCATCTTCAAGATATAATGACTTACCAATCTTACCGCGAAATACGCAGCATTCGACAGGAGGACGATCTTCCCAACGATTTAGAATTCTAAGTTCCACATTCTTGGGAGTAAAATAACCCCACACCTGCCCCCGGCCGCTATCGCGTTTGAATCCACACCAGTGAACGGTAATAAGGTCTTCCATGATTAATAGCCATATTTTAGCTTACGCACTAGAAGTAATTGACCGAAGTCTGCCAACACTTTATCTTTTAGTGTGTCATCCCTTGTATATTTTTTCATTTTCTCTCTGTAGTTGCCTTTTACAGAGTTGAAATTTTTTGCACCTTGGAAATAAATCTTTCCTTTTCTGCTACCCCAGAATGTATGGTATTTTCTGTTCCAGGGTGCAGTTTGATCATTAAGATCTTCTAATAGATATCCCCACACACGATCAGTTCGTGCATTGTCATATCCTACAAAATAAATATCGCAACCGCTCATTACTTGCCTGCATTCTTTTCCTTGCGTAGCTTAGTTAGCGAACTACGCATTTCTAATTCTGTCTTATAGGGACCTGCATATTCGTATGTCTCAAGGGTGGATAGCTTTGGACAATATGCAGGCATCCAATTCTTAGGGAAATGCAAGCAATAATATCCTGCACTATAATACACATCGCTTGTCGCTTTTTTGCTAAAGAGAGGCAACTTGTTACCTTTTAGCAACACCTCATTTGGACTATCAAAGTCCACAGGGAAACCGTTGATGAAGTAAGTTTTCTTTACAGGAGCCTCTTCCGTAGGCTCAACTACATTCTTGAAAACATCTTCGTTGAAATATATGTTTACTGCTTTTCTGTTTACAAACTGTTGCTTTTCGCCCTTAACCATTAGGACATACTGATTACGAATTTCTGTTAACAGACCAATTCTTGTATCGTCGGTGTCACCAATAACGAGCCAGCTTGTTTCTGTAATGGGTTTTAGTTTTATAGACATATTATGTTATTATCATTTCTCGTTTAATGCAGAGTGGTCCTGCGTCTTTGTGTTCCAGCAAAATTCCGTTTTTATTCTTGCAATCTATTTCCCTCTGTTTTTGTGCTTCGCCATTAGGAATGACAACTTCAACAAAAACCCAGGTATAGGCTGTAAACACCACCGAAAATACAATCGGAAACCACGGACTATTGGTGCTCGCTGTATTTAGCTTTCAACATTGGCATAAAAGCGTTGGCATTATCGCCGATCTTCTTTAGTGCCCATTTACCACAGAACTTCATAAACCCTGTTCCTATATCCATTGCAGGCACACTCTTTCTGCCAGTCTGTGATGCAATGATTTCAAGACATCCGATTTTTACATCATCGGGAATTTGGCCAAGGTCGATAAGTGATCTATTGAATTCGTATTTTTCTTTTACTCGCTGCTCAACCTTATTTTCGTCAACCCACTTTTGCAACATGAAGTTGTTCCACGAGAACCCTTTGCCCTCGCGATCGGAATATGCTTCACGAATACCAACAGTGGTTTTTGTGCCCTTCTCGCGTACACCCGGATATGCACTGAAGATGTTATCAGTGTCGTCGCCACGAATGCATTTTAGGAACAGTGCATAGTTAAACCAATCCGGATCGCAAACAAAATCAGGATTCTTTTTCCCTGCTTTGATTTTGGCACCAGATGTAACAGTAAATTCAAGCTTATTACCGTCATCATCATAGATTCCATCCTGCTTGATAAGGATATCTTTGACAGGATCGTATATTGTTACATTGGGATAGCGGAGTAGTTGAAAGAAGTCCGAATCGGAGCTAATCAGAATATGCTTATCATCGGGATGTGCATCGATGAAGATAGCAATCATGTCATCTGCCTCGGCCTTTGGATTCTGAAGCACTGTGATGTTTGTCTTTTCATCAAGGTACTGCACGAAATCGTCAAAGGCCTCCACAAGGATGTGGTGGTCTTCTTGTTCTTTTGGAGTCTGTTGCGCAAAGGCTACTTTTCTGTTTGCCTTATATCCGGGATATACATCCTTGCGCCAGCTACGACCTTCGAGATAGAAGACGACATGGGTTCCGCCCCACTTGACATATTCCTTCTTCATGCTGTTTAAGATGAGATGAAGAGCCATGCCTATCATGCTATCCAGCCCCAGCGCCGGATTAGTCATGCGGATTTGGCGGTGGAATAGGTTATGGCCGTCAGTATGGATATAGGTGTGCATTAGTTTATTATAACAGTGGGTAGTTGGATAGTCAACAGGGGCGTTGACTATTTAGAGGATTTCTTTTTCTTGTAGATTTCTTGTACAAGACGCAATTCTTCCGGATGCATTCTCCAGTAGACACGATAGGCAATGCGTGGTCTCTTTTGATAGTGGTCGAAAAGGATTTCAGCACGGCGTTCGCCGATAACTAATCCGTGGGCTATATGCCCCGGACACTGATGGCACGAATGGGTTCCAACAAGTTTGTCTCGGACAGTCCATTTTTCACCGCCGAGCCTGCGTTTCATTGCGTAGTAGGATGGATTCACTTATAACCTTTTCGACCTTTAGGAAAGGATTCCGTTCCGCCTTGCCAGCGTTTCACGGCTTCCAAATTGGCTTCCGAGTCAGCGGTAAAGTCTCCAGTACCGTCAAACTCTTCCATAGCAACATTTCGACATACTTCCATAAACCACTGATTTACAATGTTGTCTGGTGTAGGGCCAGTATAGCCTTCTGCTTTTAGTTTGTCAACAAACTGCTCGTTCCAGTCGAGTTCAAAGCTACCTTCCAGGGCAGTCTTCTTACCAAAGTCCATATTAATTACAGTGACCCAGGGTTCGTTGTTTAGGGTGGCAGTCTGCTTTTGGTACTCCAAGTCTGTAATTATACCTTCGCGGTAATCTAACTCCGCAGTAGCTAGTGCCTTCTGTTTTGGATCGCTAATTAGATCGGCAAGTGAACGATGATAAAAAGGTTCTGTAATCTTATTATATCTTAGATCAATCTCCAGTGACTTTCTTTTGAAGTCTGCTGAATTTGGATCATCGTGATTGATTTCAAGGATACGCTTTTCAAGGTCGTAACCTGTAAGCTCATATTCAGCTTGTGCAATTTCTCTGGTCTTTCCTGCAAGACCCCAATGTCCGGGTAAAATCCCGAATGGTAATTTAGGCATATTTATTTCCATATTTTAGTGTAAAAGCAAGACAATCCTCTTGTGTCTCAAAAACAAGAACAACAACTGCCCTACCATTTTCATATATAACATCTATCTCAGAACCTTCCGCAAGATTCTGAATCTGATCTAGTTCCCTGGCTGAGCTAAGTAGGCCAGAAAATCTGGTTTTGTAAACTCGGTTGATAAATTCTGCAGGAATATTCATCTCGAACCACTACCCCAAATTAGTGCAAATACTAGAGCATCGTCTTCAAATTCAAACCACCATCTAGTGTTTGTATAGTGGAAATAGAATTTACCTTTGCTGACATTTTGTTGACACCATTTCTTAGCATCCTTCATTTGATGTATTGGTGGTGGTGGAGATGTTTTCCATGTCTCTCTGTATTTCTTCTTTTTATTTAGAAACTTCATTGCCCTTTAGGATTTCTATTTCCTGTTCCATTTTATCGTCGTGCCATTTTTTCAACCACGGTGTCCTATCGCATTCGCGAACATGCTTCATGATTGCTTTACGACCTGCAGATTCAATTGCTTCATGTAAAGAAAGACTCATTACTTTCTTTCCTTCGTAACTGATTACGATAACCATAGAATCTGTCTTGGACATATCCCAGCTTAGTTTCTCCGGATTCATTCTTTATTCCATCTTAGTCTAAACATAGTAGCAGTTTCTTCGTCTGCAAAGCACCAATAAAAATTTAGTCCACCCCAGTATTTAGTACCTGTATAATCCTTGGGAAGATCTCTTATAGCGTAATCCCCAAAATGAATACCTTGTGTACCTAACCACGCTTTTTTAGATTCGTGTATAGATCTGTTTTCACTACAAGATATAACTCTGTAAGGATATTCTTTAGGCAAGGCTCGCATATAAATGCATTTGCAGGTTGAGCTTAAAGCCGTTATCCATGCAGTATCTTGCTGTATATTCGTGGTTAGCTTGGTTTTCTGCTAAGTTCAGCAAACCCGGTTCCCAGAAGCTAATAACTTCATCTACAGTGCTGCGTTCAGCCATTGTAATGTTACCCTTCTCTGCACGAAGTAACTTAATCTTCTGCGGGAAGGTATTGTAAATATTCATTGGGCTGCAATATACATCACCCTTTACCTGCGACCACTCAATAGCCCACTCGGGCACTGTGTGATATGGGCTATTAGGATCTGCACTCATTACAAACTTCAAGCAATCAGCACGCTCTAGAATAGTCTTGCTTGGACGCAGATACTTTGTAGGCTTGCCATCTTTCTCACCGCATTTGGGAGAGCAAACAAGCACCACTTCTTCCGGCACTTCGGTATCAAGTACACCATTACTTTCAATCTGTATTGCCTTGAAGTCACCGGCTTGTTGACGCATAAATTCTGAAAGATTATCCTGAAGTAAAGGCTCTCCGCCTGTTATTACCATTACAATATTAGGATACAAAGGGCCGCCGCCGGCCGGTAATGCCCACAACGGGACGGGTTGTCCCTTTGAATTCCAATAATCACAGATTGTGTGATATACCTTGGCTTCAATTTCTTTGAATGTTAGCCAGTCGCCATCATCAAAGAATGTATCACAAAAACTGCAATCGAGATTACACTTTGTCAAACGAATGAAGATTGCAGGTTGGCCGGCAAAGGGACCCTCGCCTTGCAATGTGAAGAACATACTTGTTACAAACAAGCTATCCTTTGGTGCATCCTTAAAATATTTCTTTCCGACAATTTCATTTGTTCCAAACATATTAGTCCCTCGGTCCTTTTAGTTTTTCCATTATTTTAGCAGCAGATAACAGATAAGTCAAGTCATCTGCAGATAGAGAACCTTTCTCTTTAGCAATCTCAATCAAATCATTAAAGACACTATCGCGCATCCTTTGCTTTACACCTTGTGTAATACCTGCCATGTGCTCTGCACCTAAACTCAATGATTTAGCAAATGCGTCTGCCGCTTCATTTATATTAATTTCGTCATGCCAAGTAACAGACCCATCTTTATTCAGTGTGACTATTTCTTTTCCTGCATTTGATAATTTAAGAACATTGGCTGCAGGGCCTTTCATTGCACCTATTGATCCTATCGAGAAAGGATTACTAATTGATATTCCACCACCGCCACCGGATATATTCACATACCCTGCACCAGCAGTTGCAGTGCTGGGAATTGTGTATGTATACGAACCGCTCGTAGAGGTAGACATATACGAACCACCTGTTCCGGCAGTTACTGTCTGGCTAGTCATCTGTGCCGCGGACGCAGTTGAGGCTGGGTAGATATATGACTCTATAGTGAAATCTTTAGTACCTAACATGGAATCTTCAATAGGTTCCTCTATAGGTTGTTTTGGTTTTGAGAACAGTTCTTTTAGCTTTCTAATGTTTGGTCCCATGTGTGCATATACCTCGATAGTCTTTCAAATTTAGCACGCTTTGCTTCTTCGATACCCGCTTGTGTAACTCCTAAACCGGAGTTTATAACTAACTCTACCATTGCTAGGACATCACCTAACTCAGTTTCTAAATTATTTAGATTAGTATCCGAGTCTAATCGTTTACCTACTAATCCAAATCGTTTGATTTTAGAAGCTGCCTGTATAACTTCCGCACATTCTTCTTGCAGAATATTCAGACACTCTTCTTGATGTTCATTCACTTGTTTCAAGTTTCTTCTCCCAATCCCATGCATGTTGCACAATATGTTCGATATTGTACATAGGTTCCCAATCCAACTTCTCTTTGGCTTTGTGAATATTAGCTACAAGAATACCCGGGTCACCTTCTCGTCGTGGTGCATATTCTACCAACGGTGTTTTGCCTACTACCTTACCTACAACATCTACTAAATCTTTGACACTGATACCGCTACTGCCGCCGCCGATATTGAATGTGTCGTTTTCATTTCCTGCGTCTAAATATTCTATTGCTTTTGAATGTGCTCTTGCCAGGTCTGCGACATGTACATAATCTCTAATACAAGTCCCGTCCTTCGTAAAATATTCATTACCGTAGATTTGAAATACTTCATCATTTAGTACCTTATTGCAAAGAATAGGAATAACATGTGTTGCAGGGCGTTGTACATATCCAAATCTGCATAGCGGATCTGCACCAGCAGCATTGAAGTATCTAAAGTTTACATACTTCAATCCGTATGCCCTTGCATAATCTTTGATAAGAAGTTCGCCTGTTACCTTTGTACTTGCATATGGATTTTCCGGATCATAATACAAGTTCTCGATAAGAGCGCCATTGCCACCTTGCCTGCCGTATGTATTACCGCTAGAACTAAAGATTATATTTTTGATGCGACGCTCGACCATATAGTCAAGCATAGCCTTCATTTTTATCACATTATTTGTGTAATACTTCTCCGGTTCTGTTACACTAACAGGAACAATATGTTCAGCAGCAAGGTGAACGATAGTATCATAATGAGTTTCGTTTTTCTCAAAAAATTCCAGGTAGTCGCTTACACGGTAGATTCCCGGATAACGATGTTTTGGTAGTTCTCTGTCAACAATAGTGATATCGTGTCCGTGAAGGGCTAATTCCCACGCAACTTGTGTTCCAATAAATCCCCCACCACCTGTGATCAAAACTTTATGGCTTTTCATCTGTTCCTTTACTTTTCACAATAGCTAATATTACCTGATAGGCATCGTATGCTTCTTTTAGCGCAGGATACTTTTCTTGCATTGCTAAATCAGGTCTGAGAACCATCATTTGTTTTTCAATCTCGCCAATCCTATCTGCAAGTTCTTTGAAATCTTTATTGGCAGGAAGATCAAGTTCGATATTTTGCCAGGTCGCTGTCGCTGATGAAGATACCAATAGCCCCGAACCAGCTGTAAATGTAGAAGTCGGAATAGTATTAGACTGGTAAATCCATGGATCACCAGCTGCCATTGAAGTTGAACTCATATTATCACTCATACTGAATATTTTATCTTGAAAAAGGTTGCATCGCTTTCGTTTTCAAAAGCAAAATATACCGAACTATCTATAAATCTTACATCGGCAGAACCAACGGTATTATTATTAACCCATTCTAACATTTCGTAATGCCGATGTGTGTGTCCTTCGAGTTTGAAGACTACTTTATATTTGTCTCCAAACTCTTTAGCATGCGGATCCTCAATTACCGCAACATCCGCCACAACTTTTTTCCTGCGGAACATATTGAAGAGTTGCGCCATTTTCCCCATCTTCGCTAACCTCTACAGAAATGTTGCGACCGGGGTACTTTGTGGAAATATAGCCAATAAGATCCTCTGCGAGCATTTCGCAACTTTTGTAATCTACCTCTAAAGTTGCCGCAGAATAAAGAGCCTCAAGTTCGCGTTTGAAAAGGATAAACTCGATGTCACGGTCGTTGTGGAAAACATCTACAGTAACCCTAAAGTGGAAAATATGCCTATGTGGATGTTGCAGGAACTCAACTCCTGCAGGTGCATCCGGATAGCGATGAATACCTTCCTTCTGGAAAGTAATAAAAATAGTTCTACTTTTTATCATGCCTTGCCTTTAGCTTTCTTCGACGGTTCTTTCGACGAGAGGGGATCCTTCGTGGCTCCATCCGCATAAGCTTCAGCAGCGTCCTTAACGCTAGCCACAGCCGGGGTTGAAATTTCTGTTTCTTGCGCATTTTCCTCCGGCTTCAATTGTGATACAGCAGATGTATCTAATCCAATTGATTGATCATTCTTTGCAGCTTCAACAACTTCCTTAGCCTTCTCTAGGTTTACTTCGGGCTTGTTGTTATCTGCAAACACGGGTGTCGGAACCGGTACACGCAAAACAGGATTAGGCACAGGACCTGCTAGTGGAGCAACAACCTCATCAGTTGTATAATCATTCCAGTCTGTGAAACGATTACTATCTGTAATTTCGTGATGGTTTAGACACCATACACCTGCATTTGTTGCCTTGAAGTCTACATCGTCAATCTTGATTGTAAGATTGGTACTTGATGTCTGTACATTAGGAATGCGAACACTCAGTAATGGTACGAAAGTACGGCACTGCCAAATACCCTTGTTAAGCATTAGCAGAACTGACTTGTGTTCATGTGCCTGGTAATCTAAAGTTACCCAAAATCCCTTATCTAGCAATGCAGTAATTGTCTTATCCCAGTATAGTGTTCCATCTGTTGGATCTACACTGAAGGAATGATTAGCACCTAAGAAAATATGAGGAGTCCTATATTCCCTTGCCATGCGTTCAATCTGTTCAACATCCTGCTTGCCTACGACAAACAATGTTCTCTTCGAATATGCAGGTGTATGTTCGACTTCTGGTCCAATGAAATACACTACGTCTTTATGTCCATCTCTATTCATCTTTGTTCCTTGATTAGTATTTTGCCTTGGCTACATACTTTCTGTAGTCATTGCTATTTCTTGCCCATTGATTGCCACCACCTTCTAAAATATCGATAGTGCGATCAATAGTACCATTCTGCCATGCGCTAATAAGTCCTGTTTCGTATTTCCATGGTGCTGCAAGCATATCTAGCAACCTTGTTTTAGCATCTTCAATGCTCCACGGAATATACATGTTTTTCGCATTATTAGCAAACACTTCGGGGAAGCTACGATAGGCGGGATATAAGGTAAGAGTTCCCAACGTATCAGCTTCGCTTACTGTATTACTTACCCAGTCCTGAAGTGCGCAGTTGAATAAAACGGTAGAATCTGCTAAAAGCCGGTAGTAATCATCCTTTTTCAGGCCAGTATACACTTTAAAGTTGGCTTGGTTACCCTTTTCTAGCTTTCTTGCTCGATCTACATATGCTTGCCGATTGCTCTTCAGTTCCGGATGTCCGCAGAACACAGCGAACTCTACTTCTGGTGCATCCTTATAAACAGCCTCTGCCAAATCCATGTAAAAATCAGGTTGCTTTTCGTCATCCCACCGAGCAGCAAATCCTACACGCTTTGTTCTGTTGACAAGCGGCTGTTGAAGTGGAACACGGCTCAACACTTCAGCCTTACCAAACGGTAGGCCTGTAACATAGATAGGTGCATCCATTCCTGCAATACGCAGGTGTGCAACCATTTCTTCGCTTGCAACTAAAATACCATCAACAAACTCGTCAACCATTTGTTCAAACTTACGCATCCAATGTGCCATGCCTTCGCGATTGACAAAATCGTCCGGATCAATACTTTGTGCCAGGCAGCGAACATATACCTTCGGACGATATGCTGCCGGGACTTGTTCTAGAATGTAAGGCAAACTTTCAATACCGGGTGTAAACATATCTTCGTAGAAGATAACATCTTCGTTTGTTACCTTGCCTTCTTTCATAAGCTTGATAAGATTTGCTGTCTGCATCAAACTGTAATATGTACGGCCGTGAGCATCGAGAACGCTACCTGTAACAATCTTCTTATCTGTTGCAAGCTCTGTACCTGTAACGCACTCGTAATCAATGCCTCTAAGCTTGAATACTCTTTCGTTCCAGTCTTGCAGTTGTAAGGTATAACGGGCTTCGTACGATTCGAGACCCATGTAATACAGTTTTCTCATTTTGTGCTCCTTATTTTTCCTAATAGTTCTTGATCAATTTCGGCAGCTATCATTGCTGATAATGCTTCTGTTATTTCTTTTTCTAAATCTATGCCGTGTGTAACCTGCAGGTCCGCCGTTGTTACAAAATCCCAGGTTGCTGTCAGCATCCTATGTTTCGGCTTCGGTGGTGCCTTTAGTCTGCGGATTATCTCTTCCGCTTCTTCATCTCTACTACGTTCCATCGCCACGCAATATGTAAGCCATTACATCCGGTCCGTCTACCACAACAGTCTGACTGGGATAAACTAAATATCCGTCACCTTCAGCCCATTTACGCTTACTGTTAATAGGCACTACCCTAAGCATTTTAGGATTTAACTTAACGATAGAGCAAATTTTCAAGCTATTATGATGAGATACCGCTAGCTTAGAACTTTCTGTTATAGGGTTGCCTAATAGGTCTTTATGTTCAACTTCTTTCGCCATATTTTATCTGTTATAATCGATCTTTCTAATAAGTTGTTCGCCCATCCAATATGAACCATCGCCGGATTTTTCTAATTCGACAAGTAACTTTTGAAATTTTCTAGGTGAAATCTTTCTACCGTCAATAATCTGCTCACCTAAGAACTTTTGCGAGAATGGCTCAAAGGAATCTTCTTCATTCCCCGAGTCTATCATTGTTACTTCGTCATACGCATGTTCGAGACTTTCGGCCTCAATTACATAACGATTGTGAAAGCTTGAGATTACATCGACTACAAATAATTTCTTTCCGATCATTTTATATTCCTGCAAGTTTGTTAAGTGTGAGTTCTTCTTGTGCCCATTGATACTCTTGTTCAATGCGCGCCTTTAGGTATCTGCGGATTGTTTCCCGCTCTTTCCATATAAATGTTTCGTATCTTGTAATACCGTTACACGGACAATCATCTACAAAAAGTATACCATTAAGCTCGTGCCCCGAAATAGCATCCCATTCCCAATGCAATACAACATTATCTGGATCTTCTTTATATTGCCTTTCGCAATCTTCTCTCCATCCCACTCCTTCGTCTTCGTCCTGTGTATAGGACTCGGAGGTGGGGCAAAGGTGTAATCTACCGCACCATCCACATGTTAAATCCGGTGAACCGACACCAAAGCCGGATACAGCCCTCATAAACATTTCAGATGGCTTTTTATCAGAATCTCTAGGATTTTTCTTTGACATTTTTATATACCCAATAACCCGAAACAGGATAGGAAGGATAATCACCAAACGGACGTGCATCTAAGAAAGCATGATGCCGCTCCCTTTCGACTGTCCTTAGCCATACCCACTTATTATCAATGTTTACAGGATACCATGCAAACCAAGGTTTCATAATTCAAAGTGCTTTGCACCACCGTAAGTGATTCTAAAACCGGCGGCGTGTTCGTGACCTCCACCACCGTATTTTGTAGCAATTTCGCCTACATGTACGCCGCCAGCTTCTGACCTTAGGCCAAACTCGCGTCCTGTAGGTTTATCGTAGTAATACGCCGCAAAAGGCTCATTTTTACAGAGTGCATGGCATATATCCGAACCGTACTGGTATGGCACATTAGCTACAGGCACGTTATAACCTGCAATGTTCATTCTGCGCACTACCACACCAATCAATTCCTTAACATCCTTTGCCATTCTGCGTTCAATGGCAGAGCCTTCTCTGATTTGCTCATCCAATGCTTGATTTACAAGCATATCCCAGTTTTCAAACGTATATTCATAGCTGAATACATTTGCCTGAATTTCGCGTGTACCACGTAATTTAAATTGCCAGCGATCTCTATCATCGATGTGTTTAATAAATTCAGGCACAGCAATATCTGGATAAAAATAAAGCCAGGTAAGCATTGCTCCGCTGGCCGAATTATCCGGGGAATACATTGTAAAGAAATTAGGGGCATCAAAGCCCTCCATATCCTTAATTGCTGTATCGTGATGATCAATGTGAATAAATTTTTCTGCCTGCGCAATAAGCTTCTCCATAACTGGACGCTTATAGCTGAAATCTACCATGTAGACGATTTTACCTGTAACATCGGGAGGCTCTGTTTGATAGAATCCCGGGATAAACTCAACCTCAGATCCTTGTGCTTGCCTAACTACCCATGCTGCTGTAAATCCATCTGCGCAATTACCGTGATATATACATACCTTATTTGTCATTAACTTCCTTGTTTTACTTTATGTCTTACTCTTGTATGTCTTTTTCTAAAAGGACGACTATGATATACTGGAGAGGAATCAGAAAATATAGCATGGGCACATATTAATCCATTTAGCATACCATGCATATATTGCACCGCAGGGTCACCGCGGCATACGGATTCTTTCTGTAAACCTATCAACTGTTCTAAAGTCGATAGGTGCTTCTGAAGTCTCTCATTCATCTAAGTCTATTAGGTCTTCCTTATCAAGACCTGCAAGCTCCTCGCCTGTTGGCGTATGCTCGTCGTTGCTGTGGTTGTCTTCTTCTCCAAACAACGAACTAAACGTTGTTGTTGCTTTCTTATCACCAAAGCTAACGTAGTCAAGGAAAGCTTGATTCTCCTTCAACATATTATACGGATCTTTATTGGAAGGATCAAGTAATACCTCCACAAAGTTGTTGAAGAATAAAATAGAGTTAGGAACAAAGTCGCTAAGATTTGTTTGCTTCTTCCTGTCGCGCATTTGATACCAGTCCCTATAATCCACATTTTTACGAACCGCATATTCGATATCAGCCAGCCTGTTGATTTCTTGTACTGCCTGAATATGGTTATACACATTATGTGCCATTACCAATGCATACGTAGTTGTATCCCAGCTTGTCTTACCTTCTTTGCCGTGTTTATTTAGATCACCGGGACCCATAACGCACATATCGCCGGCAGTAAGTCTTTCCATAATAGGTCCTTGGAACGGCATCGCCCTATTACTACCTTTCAGGCCCTTATCATCAATACCTCTGCCCATTGCATATGTAAGTTGATCTGGCTTGAAATAGTTATAATTATACGACAGAGCATATCCGCCTGCAGCAACAAACGGTGATGCAGCATCAAAGCTAATATTGATGTTAGGATTATCATATTTCTTTAACAGGCGTTCGATAGACGATAGATAGCATGCCCAATCAAGTCTGCCAATACCCAGAAAGTGGATCCAATCCTTACCACCAAGTAGGTTGTCACGACGCAGATCCAACATTCTTTCAAGAACAGTTTTCATGTTCTTCATATTGATACCAGCGAACGCCCAACCCTCTAATGTGCGATCTACAGTATATCCCATTTTCTCTACTTCTGCAGGAATACTATATTTCTTTACTGCATCATACCATTGCTTGGAGTTTTCATTGCTACTACCAGACATTACATTCAAGAACTTAGTTGCACCAGGCACACGATTCTTCATGAAATAATCTAAATTGTAGATTGACACATCTAAGCAATCTTCAAACTTTGTAAGTCCTGTCTTTTCGCTCAGTGGTGGCAGTGCAGCAAATGCTGGTACATCGAGCGTCATTGACCAATCGGCTGTATGCTCTAAATAACGCAAGATCTCTTCTCTTAGCTTGTCGCCTGCGGGTGTCTTAACCGTAGCCCAATCAAGCTTAATAACGCCGGTTGCGATCTGAAAGCCCCCTGAGTCACCAACAAGTACAGTGTTCTTTCGGTCACGCTTGTGTATCATGGGTTCGCGATCATCGCATTTATCTAGCTTACGTTCAGCGTGTCCTGCTGAATACAATCCATACTTATAATTGAAATAACTATATTCCGGATCTAAGAAGTTTAGTCCTTGCAACCCGAACTCGAACTTTTTAGGTAGGCGATCTGCAGGAACGAATGTTTCGTCAGACAAATCCTTACCTAAATGTGTAGTGTAGAATCCGCTGATAGCAGGCAAATACTTAGCCCAGCCACCTTCTTCGTGTCTTTCTGTGAAATTTACTCTGCTATTTGTCATGTGAATTTTCTGTTGTTTAGTTCGTCTAGGAATTCTTCTACTGTCCAACCACAATCTATAACGATGCGGTGATAAAGCTTATGAAGGTGTAGTTCAAATGTATATGGATTAACTGTAAGACGATTACCTACTAGACCTTCGACAGTCTTATAATCTTGTTTCTTGAGTTTTTCAAAAGTGCGGTCTATGTCGTCCATACTTTATTTAGGCAAATCGTCGTCAGTATCGTGTAATTTTTGTTTATAAAGGCCTAAGTTATTCAGGATCTTGCGTGCATATTCTGGATCGTTTCTAATACGATCCATCTCGTAATCCATATATGGTTTCATTTCCGGATCACTAAGGCGCACTATAGACCCATCGGGCCAATAACCGCCGCGTGCCTTGGCAGCCTTTAAATCACGCCATTTGTGATAATCCGGATATTTCAACGCTAAAATAACTTCGTTGAACTCCGGCTCATCTTCCATATTACGCTTTGCCTGCAGGTACGATGTATGAATATTTGCCAATGCCGCTATCGATGTCAATCTTAAGGGCACCCTGATCTGAGAAACTCATAGTCGAGCTCGATGCATTATCTGTAAGCTTCAGGATAGAAAGAACTTGTGCCAACGGATAAGACCACTGGTGCTTTAGTGTGCCTGTAACATTCTTAGCAAACGGAACTGTTGTTCTGTCTGTCGGTCCTGTACCGATACTAAACTTCAGTGTTCCCTTGTCTACGCTAACAATGAAACGCTTTTCGAATGTACCTAATACACCAAAGTTGTCGTTAAGCATTGAAATAGCTGCTTTTGACGGAACCGTAACAACATCCCATGTTGCACCCTTGAAAGGCGGAACCTTAATTTGTTCGTTGATCATGGACTCGGACATAAATCTGTAGTTTGATACAAATCCATCGCCGTTGTCGAATACAATCTCTGTAGGAACTGTAACCCCTGCGCGTGTTTCTGTTGAAATAGTCACAGTTGATTCTTCGTGCATGCCGATATAGCCCTTCAGCACTGCAAGGCGCGATAGTCCTAATGTTGTATCAACACCGCTAATTGGTTGATACATTTCACCGTAGATGATAACGGTATTATCGATATCTTTTGTTTCTAGCTTGGTTGTTGCTGCTGTGCCCATAAGCTTCACCATCTCGATAATGCCGAGACTGCTTGTGTGCTTGATAATGTCTTTGAATGCGTCTAATAGCATGTTTATTCCTTAGGTTTAAATACGGGCATGCTTTCTGTAGCATGTGTTACATAGGTGTGTTTATCTAAAAACTCATCTAATTGATCTTGTTTTAGGTTCTTGACAATATTCCTAATAACACCAGAACTGTTATCTTCAAGAATATAATGAAGTAACTGAGTTACTCCGTTGATTGTTTTATCTTGTTTTGAAAAATATTGTTCCACAACTTCTCCTATTCTGATTATTATACAGTGCGGTGTTGACTTAGTCAAATTTCAGACTGCGCTGAAGTCAAACAGAGTCTCTAAGTGTGCATGTTCTTTATTGGTTCTGCTAAGATCCCAGTTTAGAACACCAAGTAAGTTTTTTACCTTTTGGTCTACAATACCTGCTTGCATACCTTCGCTGTCGAATGGTAAGTTCAGGAACCAGTCTGGCAAGTGAACTTCGTCTACAGGATATGCAATGCTTGTAAGCTTGTTTTCGGGTGTATCTCTTAGTTTGCAAACAATCACTTTCTGCCCGTCGATAATCTTCATCGCATGTTGATCCATATTGATTTCTTTCATGCGATTCCAATTTAGACTTGCTGTAACGTGTCCAGGAACATGCAGATTTCCTACTTGTATACCCTTTGCCTTCTTGAATCCTGCATCTTCCAGCTTATCACGATAATGTGATAACTTATTGACAGCTCTCGGTGTACCTTGCTGCCATGGCTTCATACCCTCAAACTGTTCTTTGAATAAGCGAATCTTTTCAATAACAGCCGCTTCTCCCTTACCTGTAAGTGTATCTAATAAGATTTCAGATAAGAACTCTTGAACAAACTTAGGTGTGTCTGCACGCTTCAAGTCAAGACCCATAGCCTTAACCTTGCCAGGTTTTCCGCCCACATCTAATCTAATGCCATCCTTATCATACATCAAGCAAGCATAACGCTTCTTAACCATCCAGATACCAGATTCAGATACTGTTTCGCGTGAGCTAGCAATAACACCAGTTGAACGCTTGATAGGAACATTTAGCTTTTGCAGCAAGAACTCCGGGAATGTTGCTGAAACTGCTTTCGCTAATGCGTTGTAAGTTTCAATAATACTTTCCTTTGTCCACTCAACTTCTCCACGCTCGATTTCTTCTCTAAGAATAGGGTACGCAGAGAAATAGCAGGAATCGGTGTCCCCGTAGACGATGGCTTTACCGTAATGATCATATTCCCCCGTCATCATTTCGTTTGTTTTAGCTGCCATGTGCTTGGTAATAGTTCTACCAGACAATGTAGTCGATTGTCCTAATCTTTGATCGAAGAATCTGCTACCTGCATTCAACAAAGCGCCATATGCAGAGTTCAGGTTGATCTTCTTTACCAGCTGGCGTTTATCCCAGAATCCGATAATACGCTTTAGGTCCTTCTGATCCCTGTGGATAGCTTTACCGTCCTTAACCATAAGGTTGTGTTGATTCATGTACTGAACAACACGCTTTTTATGCCCTTCTGTAATTAGTTCCTTTAGCTTTTTCGGCTTATATGCCTCAGATTCGAGATAGGGATTAGCCTTTGTCTCAACATCACTAATATCTGCATTAGTAAACAAACTTTCGGGTATTTGTATACCTTCGATTTTAGCATTATCTTCGATGTCTTGATAGTTTGTCATGATTGCCTGTAGTGTCTTACGCTCACTGTACCAGCGAGTTAATAGACCCGGAATCACACCGTCTGTATCTGTCTTGAAGATTGTGCCGTTTGCACTAATACACCAAGGTTGGCCACTATTGAAAATTAGTTCATATAGCTCCTTACCTGTAACTTCAAATGATTGCCCATCTTCCATATCAAGAATAAGCTTGTTGCCAATATCCTGATTGTAAAAATCTTCCATTTCGAGCACATTGAATCTATCGTTCCACCAAGATGCAAATGTATATTTCGCTCCCTTAGCTTCCCAATCTTTGATTGCTTGATTTGTTCTATCAAGTCTAATCTGCCCTACAATCATTTCAGGACTCATGTTGAACGTTCTAATGACAGATGGATATAGCGACTTCATGTCAGTAGATGCGATCCACTTATGAAATCCCTTTTTGGGTGTTGCAACCCAGCCGCCTGCTGCTCTTGTAGACGTTTCGTCTTTGCTATGCTTCTTGTCTGGACACACCATATTTCTACTGTGTGCTTCCATTAGTACGTTTTGGTCAGTTACCGCTACCGCACCCATTGTTGTTTGAATTAACACGCAACTGGAATGCGCAATAGAGTTTGCCAGGCTAATAAAATCAAGCTTCTTATCTAATCTATCAAGTAATCGTGTATCTTGAATGTTGTACTCTAAGAACTTCTTAAAGTCATCGTTGTACAACTCGTCCAGTGTTCCCTCGTACTGGACCTTGTTTTCACCAAGCTCAATTTCTGCAATAGCATTCAGCGCATAGGAGTGACGTTCTTCGTAGTTGTATTTCTTGTAAAGCTGGAGGTAATCTACGTGTACCCTTCCAATCAAGTCGTATGTGTTTTGAACTTTTCCACCACGATCAAACTCTCTAACCTTTGGCTCTTGTTCCCACAAGCATAGTTTCCTTGCTTCGTGTTTACCTAAGACTTTCTTGATACGATTTACCACGTACGGGATATCATATGCTTCACTATTCCAACCACTAAGAACGTCTGCGTCTTCTACAACATCCATAAATGCCTGAAGCATTTCGCCTTCTGACTTGAACAATACAACATTACCCACTTCATCCGCAATAGCCTGTGCCTCATCCCACGTAAGCGTCTCTGGTGGAAGTGCCAAACAAATGATTTCATCTAACCATTGTAGATGAATAGAAATAGAGGTAATAAAGTTATCTGCGTCGGATGCTTCTGACCAGCCTGATTCCTTATCAAAGCTGGTTTCAATATCGAAAAATGCAATATTTAGATGTGGTGCATCAATATGCTGATAGTTTTGTTCAAGGCAACGAAAAATGGGATCAACGTCTGTTTCCCATTTCTTTACGTTACCCGACATTGATTTTACCAATTTTTGCTTTTCAGTAAAAGATCGTGGAACCACTTTCTTTACTGTGTCGCCATAGATGGATTTGTGCGATCCGCGTGGATCGTTCATGAAGAAGTGATAGTCAGGCTGAAATTCACGGTAAACTCGTTTACCGTTTACTCTTTCTACAACCTTGATTACTTCACTATCACCGCCACGTTTGAAGAGGCAGTCTACATACATTAGCCGAGACCCCCGGCCTTATATAGTTCCTCTAACTCGTCAAAAGCTTCGCGTTGATCGTTCATTGTGCCCTTTTGTACAGCCTTGATTAGACGATTCAACTGGGCTGGCTTGACTTCGAGTTCTTCAGCGATGGCTTTTACCGTTTCGCTTAGACCTTGCTTTAGATCTTCGCATTCCTGTAATACTTGTACACCGTCTGCAACGAGTTGTTTCAATCGTGAGACATTTTCTGGGGATAACTTAGCCATGTGACTCCTTGAGCTTTATGCTAATACTTAGCTTTGTTGCAAGTATAGCAATATTGTTTCTGAAAGTCAAAAGTTTCAGCGGCGGCCGAATGCGTTACCCGTTAGTGGGTCGTTGGCGCCCTTATACATATGAGGATCATATCCGTGTATCGGGGATAGGAGTCCTTTCTTTTGATTTTCGCCATCTTGATTATCGGCGAAACGATACATTTGGTCTGGCATTACGCGGTTGAACCATTCTACAATGAGCGGGCGAACGTCTAGGTTTGGATCGGAATCTTCTAGTTCTAGTAAGATGCCGTTGAATTCGTCATCATCGATAATCTCGGAAATATAGATAGGTGCAATAGCAGCAGGAATTGGCCTGCTCATTACTTCCTTTATCAAATCAAAATCTTCATTAGATAATGGAAGTTTATGAACTGCTTCTGCAACTTTATGAATATGAGGCATAATGCTTCTAAGTTCATAATAATCGTCGCGTAGGCGTGTTTTTAGAAATTCTCTACCGTTGGGTGTGGTCGAAGGATCAAGGATAGCATCAACATATTTGTCCATGCGTGTCTGGAGATTATCTATCTTACGCACAGTCTGCGGTGATAAACTTCTGTCAATGCCCTTCGGTAATAGAATTTCAATTATTCTCATATTACTATTTATCTAAAAAATCTTTATTTTATTGATAAAAGATAGTGATAAATTTTTCCAAGTTCTTCAACGGTGGCATTATTCTTAATCATGTTTGCTCTCATTGAGATAACCATTACATTACCAGGAATATATCCAAGTTCTGGTATAGTTCTATCAAGGCTCGGGCTATTGTCTTTATAACCACCTGTATTTATTTCTAGTTTTATATTTAGTATGGGGCAATATTCCGGAATTATAATATCATCTAATGTAATAGCGAAGGGTATATTATATTTTCTTGATCGCACTCTGGCGCCATGCAATAGGTATTGTTTTGGATTTTCTTTTTTCCTATCGATATGATATTGTGCTACTCTATCTTTATTTTTTAATGTGAATTTTAATCCTATTTCCTTAGCACACAAAATACATTTATTGGTCGATGTTCTGCGCTCGCATATATGTCCTCTGCAGCATGGAATTCCGGTAAAATAAAGATTTGAATTTTGCAATAGTGCTTCTTCTTTAGATTTTGGTAAATTTTGCATAATGTACATATTTATTGAAAAAGGGCCCGAAGGCCCTTTTATAAATGCATCAATAAATTAAAGGTTGAATTCCTTAGCTACGCTTTGTGGTACAAAGTCTACGCCAAATTCCTTCGATACCTTTGAAACAACTGGCAATGCAAAAATAGATCCAGGAATTGCCATGAATGCAGCAAATCGTGCTGTTACCATTAGTTCCTGTGCTAGCTTATTTGCAGAAGCAATTTCATTAGGGGAAGCATCTCCCGATGTTGCCTTGTTATAAGTCTTTAGCATTTCGAGTGCTTTCTTTGTCTCAGAAATGTAAACTCCCTTAACCTTGCTTGCTACTTCTCTTACATCGTGCTCATTCTTTGGAAAGAGCTTTAGGTAGTCTTGGGTTAAGTTGAAAAATTCTTGTGGTGTTGATGTTGTAAACATGATATTATTTCCTTAGTGCAGTTAAGCCACTGATTGAACTATCTCACCATGAGCATAGTTTTTGTAGTGTAACTTATTTATCAGAATTGCTGCGACCGCACAATTTTATCGGTAAATATTAGATGTTAATTTTTGAAAAATCTACAAAAAAGATGCCATATGTTTATATGTGCATTGAAAAGAATACAGGAAGATTTTATATCGGTTATAGATATAAAAACTATCTACCGTCATCTGAGGATTTTGGAAAAATATATTTTACATCAAATGCGTATGTAAAAGAAAACTTTGATAATTTTGATCATTATATCGTTGCTGAATTTTTCGATAAGAAATCAGCATATTTTTTCGAGTCGGTGTTATCAAAAGAAACAAAATCTGATTTACAAATAAATCAAGATAGAATTAAAAAATTATTTGGAAAGAAAAAGACTCACACTAAATATCCTATTTAGGCTTTTTCATACCTTTTTGGGTATTAGATAAGACAAGCTTCTTTAGTGATGCACTTAGATTACCAGCAAGTCCTTCATAGAACTTTTCCTTGTTATTTTCTAATGCATATTGGCGCATTTTGGTACTACTCATACCTGCTATGCCACGCGATTCAGCCAATCTTTCACCGGCAGATATAATCTCTAAATCTATACCCCACAACGGGCCGTAAGGTAACATTCTTTGTGTAAATTCAGGTAATTGATCGCTACCAACAACAAAGATAGCACGATCGTACTTGCCTATAAAAGACTCGAGTGCAATAAAGGGATTTCGGATTGATTCATCTTTCGATATATTTACACCTTTGAATGCATTCTCGCAAACACGGCGCTTGAAATTCCACTCAAGAGGATCGGTGGGTGCCCTATGTGTATGTGACAGATACACTGCATGGTCTCCACCGATTTTTTTGGCAGTTTCTACTACCTTCTTTACTAACCGTTCATGCCCCTTTGTTGGAGGATTCATTCGGCCAAATGTAAAAACAATACTCGTCATTTTTATAGAGTAACATAGTTACATTTGAATGTCAAATCATGGCTTTGGAGGCTTTGGTGGAGGATCTTCCTCTTCCTTAGCAGGTGGTACAGCAACAGGTCGGGCCTTGTCTCTTGTTTCTAAAAACTTATTAAGTGTTTGGTGGCCAGTTCCGTATGCAAGATACGCAACAAAATAATCCAAACTCATACCACCTAGCAGTATAAGTTTCCACATAAAAATAGTCGCAGCGAATGCAACCAACATAGCAATAACGCGGGCATGTGAATATCTGCCAGTAGCATTATCCTGTAATGACTCTCTACAGAGTCTGCAAAGTTCTCTAAACATTGGAAATCTCCTAATATACCTATATTTATACGAAATAGCCGTAAAAAAGCCCCTCCGGGGAGGGGCTTTGGATTTTAGGTTAGTTAGAAACTATTAACCTGCAACCTTGTACTCAACGAATACTTGTGCGGAACCAGAACCACCTGGTGTGCCGCCAACTGTTGCCTGTACTTGTACAGAACCTGCTTCAACAACATATGTTTCTGCAAGGTATAGACCAGTTGTTTGTGTATCGTTTTCTGTTGTAGCCATGTACTGACCGCCACCTGACTTACCAATCTGGAGTGTACCAGTTGCTGTGTCAGCTGCTGTAACATTAACCTTAACAGAAAGGATTGTTGCACCTGCTGGGAGAGCTGCACCAACGTTAACTGTTCCTGCGGAGGCCAAGCTAACTGTTGCTGTAACTGCCTTAACAGAACCAGCTGAAGCACCGGTAGCAATAGCACCATCAACATATTGCTTGTTGACGAGATCTGCTGCTGCCAAGCCAGTAGCATAATCTGCTGCTGTTGGGCCAGAAACTGTAACCTTGTTGCTTGTGCCGGATGGTAGAACCATTGTGGTGCTGCCTGTACCGGACTCAAGTGTCAATGTTGTGTTACCACGAACTGTTAATGCTGTAGCTGCATCCGACTGGATTAAACCAGCACCAACTGGGCCAACAACAACCGAGCCTGTTCCAGTTGGAACAAGAACGATATCAGCATTCGAACCTGCTGCTGTCAATGTAACATCATGTGATGTAGCATTGGTTGTCAATGTTAAGCCAGTAGCGCCACCCATTGCCAATGTGGCAACTGGTGAACCAGGTGTGAATGTTAAGCCTGCATCCGACTGGATTGCCGATGTACCGTTACCGAATAGGATCTGGTTAGCTGTGAACGATGTTGCACCAGTACCGCCGTGTGGAACATCAACCGTGTTAAGCTGAATTGAAATGCTGTTTGCACCTGCTGTTGTTGTAATAGCAGAATCTGCACTCGAGATTGTAACTGTTTCACCGAGAGCTACTGCATCCGGTGTACCTGTGTTACCTGCAAATGTAATTGTACTTGCAGATAGCTTGCCGATAGGAACTGTTCCAAGAACAACATTACCTGTTGTTACTGTAAATTCAGTAGCATCAAATGTTGCGACACCCTTCTGTGAAGAAGAAGCATTGCTAGCAGTAACGGTAAATGTTCCTGTTCCGTTAACAGATGTAACGATACCCTGAGTAGATGTACCCTTAACTTCTAATGTTCCACCTAATGCCAACGATCCCGAACCTGTATCACCATTAACAACCATTGTGTCATTAACAATCATAGCATTGGTTACAGAATTTGCGTTAATCTTTAATCCAGACGATGTCTGTGCTAGAGCACCAGCAGCATCAAGCTTCAAGTAAAGTTGAGCACCGGTTGCTGTCGATGGTGTTGTGCCATCTGTTGTAAGGATAACTGCACCGTTTGTTGGGTCATAAAGATCAACACCAATTTCGCCTGTTGGAAGTTCACCAATACCTGCTCCAAGCCTTGTACTGATCACGTTACCTGTAATGTCAATACCAACACCGCTTGTGTAAGCACCAGCACCAGAGAACTGTTGCCATACGATGTTCGAAGTACCAATTGTTACATTGGATGTTACTTGTACCCATCCAGAATCAGCGTTTGCTGTACCAGTCTGAACGAAAACTGCCGCGCTGTCAAGTTCTGGACCAGTGTTAGCATCCGAAGAACGAACTGGAGCACCCGAAGCCTGAACAATATAGATACCGTTTTGTGTTTGGTCTGTTTGGTTCTTGATAAGGATACGATCGTTTGTAGCAAGTGTAACACCGTCGATAACTTGGCCGTTAGCGAAAGCTGTAGCAAAAGTTCCGTTAGTTGTTGTTGCTGCTAGAACGGCTGTCTTCCATGTTAGACCAGTAACTGCGTTATCAACATAGTTCTTGTTTGCTGCGTCTGTTGGGTTTACAGGATCATCAGTTAGAGTGATGTGAGTACCTGTGGCCATTGTCAACGAACCAGTCATTGTATCGCCGGTTACGTTTACATATGTTGCATCTACAAGTGCTGTAATGTCTGCTGCGACTACCGGTGTATTACCAGTTACGCGGCCCTTGGTATCGAGTGTGACCTTAACAAAGTTTCCGGTTGCTGCTTGAGTAACTGTAGCAAGACCGAAAGTTGTATCTGTAGAAACACCAGATGCATCGCCTGTGATAACTAAATCACCCGAAACAACATTCATAGAGCGTGTTGTTGCTGTACCGTCACCTGTGCGAACAATATATCCAGTTGTTGTAAGACCTTCGAGTGCTGCTAAGTCATTAGCAAGAGCAAATGTTGGATTTCCTGCTACACCGTCGGCATCGGTAATTGTGATACCGGCTGCCGGAGCTACTAAAGTACGGTTGGCGAAGACACCGTCGGCTGTTTCAACAACAATACCTGTTCCTGCGAGTGCTGCAAGGTTATCGAGACCTGCATCCCATTTCTGAACACCGGATGTCGAACCCGGGAGTGCTTGTTGCCAGCTTGTACCGTTAGAATAGATTACTTTTCCAGCACCCGTTTGTAGGAAAATTTCATCTAGAGTGTCTTTCGACAATGCATAGTTAGCTACATTCTGAATAGCTTCTGTGAAGCTTGCTACTGTGCCGATAACTGCACCAGTGAATCCACCTGGAATAAAGTTACCCGATGAATCAATAGCGCCACCTAACGAAGTTTCGATGTTATCGATTTCTGTTTGTAATGCTGCAGACGAACTCAATGGGAACCATGATGTTCCGTTTGAGTATTCCATAGCACCGAGTGTCGAGTTATAACGGAACATACCAGCAATTTGTGTTCCTGGTTCTTGTCCTGTTGTACCTGCTGGCATAACAACGGCTGCTGTTCCATTGAAACGGAAGACGCCTGCCTGAGCACGGCTAAGTGTTGTATCTGTACCAACGGTAAGAACACCGGCAGTATCAGTTAATACTAAATCACCTGTGGTAAGTGTTACGTTACCTGCAGAGGATGTAATTCCTGCTGCTGTTAAAGCTGCATCGGTCGAACCGTTTGCTGCCTTGAAATTGAATGTGCCTGCATTGTTGACAAGGTGTGTACCGGCCTTACCAAATTGTAGATCTGCACCTACGCCAATGAGACCGAAATTCTTTACATTTGACATTGTTTTTCTCCTAATTTATCGGGCCGCACTGGCCTTCTACGCTTTATTTATCCAAAAGATTTTATTTTATACATAAGAGACTATAATTTGAGCAGTACCGGTGGATGCACCGTTATTTTGAAAATCTGCTGTTATAGTTACATCACCTTGTACTGTGTCTGTGCCGAAAAGTATGTCTGTGCTGGTTGTATAAGTACCGGAAACTGTTAAATCTATTAGTCCACTAATCATTAATCCAGATGGGACAGGCGGAGGCGGGACGGTATTATTGACTTGATAGCCAATTGATAATGCTGCTGGTTGATCAAACGGAGTCATTACTTCGACAGTGATCAATGTTACTCTTCTTCCTGTGCTTATTTCACCGATATTTATCGAGGATGGACTTGCCGTTGTAACGGTATATTCGAGAGATTTCGCATCAGTTGAAGCACTATCTTGATTGCTTGTTTCAATCCAGTTAGTTCCATCAAATAACCATAAACTCCATTCATTAGCATTGTTGCCTTGGGCATCGCCGCTATCGATAACATACGCTTGGTCACCAATTAATGGGCTAAGTGTATTCAGTTGTGTGAGATTAGTAACAACGGTAGATGTTGCTGTTCTTAGTCCTTCTTCGATGTATAAACCACACGCCTTAACGCCATTTTCTACTGAAATTAAACCAAAGTCGTCTACAGTAGTTCCGATAACATCTAAGAAATTAATAGGACGAGCATCCACAGCAGTAAATTGAATTTGATACGATGTACTTGCTGGGGTGAAAAGGGCTAAACCAGATCCAGAATTTGCACCACCAAATGGAACTCCATTAACATCCGACGAACCGTTTGTTATGGTAATACTACCCCCTGATGTATTGGTTATCTTTAATACAAGCGTGCTGGGAGTAGATGCAACAATATTAGAAATGTTTGCATTGTTGATGGCCTGCGCCATCTGCGCAGGTCTGGAATAATCTTCATATCCTGGATCAGTTGAAACAATGTTAAATATTACAGTTGTTCCATTAATAACTGCCGTTGCCGGTGAGCTCGATGCCCATAGAACAGGTTCACCGTATGTAGGAGAAATTAATCCATTGTTTGTCTGCACAGATGATGCTGAAAGAACAGATAATGCCGATACTCCTGTTGTTCCAGAAACTGCATTTGTTGCAGAAATAACATTTGCTGCGGTTCCTGCACCACCAACGGTAATATTTTCTCCGTTGAGCTGAAAAACATTGCCTGCTGTTGTTGGCCCAGGTGCTGTACTAAGGGAAATAGAAGATGTATTATTTCTTAACTTAATATAAAGTTGAGAACCGCCGGGGGTTGTTGTTATGCCGCCCGGAACAGTCAAAGATGAATAGATAATGTCGCCAACGCCACCGGGGAGATAATCTAAATTATCGACAATCTTCTGAACAGGGTTAATAGTGAACCAACCGGATATTGTATCAGAAATAGATGTTACTCTACCAATAACAATTCTGTTTGTTGAATCTGATAATACAAATTGATTTGTGTCCGAATCTGCTGCAATCGTATCATTTACAACAAAAGTATTACCCGATTGATATAACGGATAATCATATTGTAAATTTATGTATTCAAATCTACTTTGAATATTTTGAGAAAATTGTGCCGATGCACCTGCAGGAGGAATAGGATCAATCTGTGGCAGGCCGCCATCACCTATGTTGAATACAACATATGTTCCTGTGGCAGGACCACCGTTACCAACTTGTGCAGGATCTCTAAAAGTATTGTATCTATAGATATCCTGTACAATAGCTGTTACAGAAGTTGTAGATTTAGATTCAATTAAAATAATCTGCCAGGCCTGACCTGTTGTTAAATTAGCAATCCATTGCCCAACAGTAATATCCTGTCCATTGTATGTTCCCGGATCTCTTGTGATATATGAACTTTGTTCTTGATTAGAAACATTCATAACCACACGCCATCTAAAATCTTTCTGAATAGGTGCAGGCATAGGATCGCCGGGACCAATTGGGAAACTTAAAGGATTATACCAAGGCATGGTTTCAGTACCAACAACCGTGTTGATACTAACCTGAATTGATTTTAGTGGTATATTTAGAAAAGCCATTTATTAGAATCCAAAAACAACAATTAACCAGGCTCTATTGCCGACTGTTGACGATGCTCCTGTGTCTGACATTCTTGTTTGCAATGTTACTACATTGGTTGCACTAAAAATTCCATTAGCAAGATCTGGCGAAGCAGATGTACCACCACCAACGATACTTGCCGATGGTAAACTTGTGGTATCTTTAATGTTGAATGTGTTAGCTGCAAAATTCTGTCCATAAGTTGTAATGGACTTTGGTGGATTAGATTTACCAGTAAATGCATATGTTGCAATACAGTTTGCGCCATCTGTTACTGTTGCTGTAACACCAGATGTCTGCGAAAAGATTGCATCAACTGGCGTAAATGTTCCTGCGCCGCCCGCACTATAGTGAAATACAACGATTTCTGGTGTGTTTGAGCCACCTGTAATTGTGGTATTTGTAACATTTGAAATTCTACCACGGGAATCTACTGTAAATACAGGAACTTGAGTTGCACTACCGTATGTGGCTGCTGTTACACCTGTTGTTGTCAATGCAAATGTTAATGTTCCGGAAGTTGTAATTGGTGAGCCACCAACTGAAATATCCGACGAACCTGTTGCAGAAACAGATGTTACTGTTCCCGAACCACCGCCTACGGTTGCCCAAGAAACATTTGTACCATCAGTAGTTAGGAATTTGCCGTTATTGCCAGACTGTGTTGGAAGAACTGCATTTGCTGCACCAGCCTGAGTTGTTGCTCCGGTACCACCGTTGGCAATAGGTAATGTTCCGCTAACATGAGTTGTTAGTCCAATCTTACCCCAACTTGGTGCTGTGTTTGTACCACCGGAAATTAATGCATTTCCTGTTGCTACATCTGCTAATCTTGAAAGTGCTGATGTTGTGCTGGCAAATAGAATATCACCGACTGCATATGTCGAAATACCAGTACCGCCGTTTGCTGCAATTAATGTCCCACCTAGAGTAAGTGTTCCAGAACCTGTAATTGGACCACCGTTTAGTGTCAATCCAGTTGTACCACCCGAACCGGTAACAGATGTTACTGTTCCTTGCCCCGGTGTAAATCCTAATGCTGTTGTTACATCACCGCTTGTTAGGGTAACTGCACCTGTTCTTGTATTAAAGGAAGAAACACCACTTGCTGCACCGTTACTTGCTGAAGTAATTCTACCTTTTGAATCAACTGTAATATTTGCATTGGTGTACGAACCAGCAATTACACCTGTTGCTGATAATGCTGTTGCAAACGAACTTGTTCCCGAACCGGTAACATCGCCTGTCAATGTAATTGTTTGATCGCCGGTATTTGTACCCGAACTCGATCCGCTGAAATTGCTACCTGTTACAGTGCCTGTTGCTGCTACACTTGTTGGTGTAATTGCACCAAGAGTTAGTGTAATTGCAGGTGTTGTAGTCGGGTTAGCAACCACGCCAGAGACACCGTTTGCTGTTACAACAGAAACAGAGGAAACTCCGCCACCGCCGCCACCGCCTAAAGGTGTTTCAACTCCCGACGAGTTCAACGAATAGAATGTACCGCTTGTTTTAGCATAGAACAGAATTTGTCCGTTCGTCGGTGCTGGAGGAACGGTATCTCCCTCGACCATTAAAATTCTTGCTGGTGTGCTCATAATATAGCTATAACTCCGTTGTTGATCATATAACCGTCTACTTCAAGAACTCCGGTTACTATATATTGGTGCCTTGGTGCAACTACAAATGTTTCTGTTTCTGGAACTAAATCACGAACAGTTGTGTCGACATGCTGTGTAGTTATCGAAGTTACCAAACCCTTATTATTAACAGTTATTGTCGGTACGAAGTGATCATCACCATAAACACCCGGTGTCAAGTTCACTGTATTAAGTGTTAATGTTAATGCTCCAGTTCCCGAACCTGTTGCGTCACCACTAAGTACAATGGTCTGATCGCCTGTATTTGTACCGGATAAATTAGAACCGCTTACGGTGCCTGTTGCTGCTACAGAAGTAGGAGTAATATTACCTAAGCCGACTGTAATATTTGGCGTAGTGGTAGCATTTGTAACTAAAGTTGTAACACCTTGTGTTCCATTTGCAGAAACAGAAGTGACTGTACCTAATCCAGATTCTGAAATTGGGACATTTGTTACCGCTGTGATTCTACCCTTCGTATCTACTGTAATTCTAGGAACTGTTGTGCTTGTTCCATATGTGCCTGCTGTAACACCTGTTGCAGATAGCGTTGTAGGAAAACTTGCTGTGCCAGAACCAGTGACATCACCGGTAAGAATAATTGTTTGGTCCCCGGTATTTGTTCCACTTAAATTTGAACCTAGAACAGTACCTGTTGCGTGAACACTTAAAGGTGTAATATTTCCTAAGGTAAGTGTAATTGCAGGTGTTGTGGTTGGATTAGCAACTACACCAGACACTCCGTTTGCTGTTACAACAGAAACGCTTGTTACTGAACCCGAACCAACTGTTGGTTTATTCAATAATGTATTATAGTCTATGAATTTATTTTCCCATAGACTTGTAAATGAATTGTAAACAAGAGCCTGGCCATTTTGTAGACTTAGCGGGTTATCAACTGAATCTGAAACATCAAGTAATTCGCCTAGTCTATCAACACCACCACCGCCACCACCTTCTGCATTAACAAATGCTTTTCTAACAGAGTCATAACGAACTGTTTGACCGTCCCTAAGGTCCTTAATAAAAAAGGTGGGCATGTACTGGTTTAACAGTGCATTTTGTCCTACTATTGCCATTATATATTTTCCTTACAAGCTCAGTAATACTTTATCGATTTGTCCCCATTGCCATGTCTGCCATTGGGGATTTGTCGGTGGTGGTTGAATATAATCTCTTGTTAGAACAGCTCTTAGGTAAACAAAGTTTCCTATAAAAGTTGTTGCTATCGAACCTGTATCACCACCATTAGCCCCTGTTGGTGCATAAGGGTCAGTTGGGAATGGAATAAATGGTGTATAAACATCGCCCATCGGGTTTAGCTTAATCCAAAACCAATCCTCTGGTTCGGGTTTTAGTGCAAGAGTTCCTTGTAGGCCAAAACCACCTACAAAATTCTGGTAAATTACCTGAACTGTGTGTATTCCGTCGGTATAACCATAGTACGCATCAGCTCTGATGGGCTCACCAAAGACATTCCAGTGTGTACCGGTGTTTGTAAGCATTAGAACACTTTTTCTAATTGCCATTATTCTACTCCTTGTTTTGTAGCAAGAAATCTCCCCTTTACTACAATATTTTCTTTTGCCGAATATCTTAAAGTTTTACCAGATACATTATATTTTTTAGAAAATTCTTCAAGGCAATTTGTTATAATTTCTTCACCGGTGTCTATAAGTATTATTTTATACAAGTCATTGCGAGCTCTGCGGGATATCGACATTTTACTCTTAGTTTCATTTGTTCGTTTTCCGCCACTACGCCCTTTCAGTGCCTTAGATATTCTATCGCAATGTTCTTTTGTTCTTGGCGGATAATTCCATGTCCTGCCGCCTTGACCACCTGCTGCAATGTTGTATGACATTGGATTATTTACTGCCCCTGTTTCCTTAATTATCTGCACCTCTAATTCGGCTAACGGAACTCCGCATTCGGCCACATCTATGATTTCTCTTATAAAATTTTCTTTACCGTATTTTTTTATAGCATTTGTTAAAGCTTTTCCACTACCGATATATCCGGGTCTGTTTCCCTGATATTTTCCGATATACCACTTACCATTTATCTGGTTAGTGGTTTTGTAGATAATCCCAGTTGCCATAGCCTTCCTTCTTGTTCTCTATTATTTATCAGAAGTTGGCGAATATTATATCCCACAAAAAAGCCCCTTGCGGGGCTAATTTGTTTCAGTTTATATCAGGTTAGACCTGTTCCTGAAATAATCCAAGATGTTGAAGTAATCTTGATAGCTGTTGCCACACCATACGCAGCAAGTGTTCTGCTACCTGTTGTGCCGGCACCTGCAAGATACATTGTATCTGTAGTGATAGCGATAGTAGAAGTACCCGAACCTTGGTTAATAAATGTAAGGGCTGTTCCGATTGGATAAGCTACAGAACTGTTTGCAGGAATTGTATAAGTCTGCGCAGCAGTTGTGTTGAAAATGTGCTTACCGGAATCCGACAATGTTAGTGTTGTGGAACCAGTTGCATTTTGTGGAATAATCTTCCAACCAAGTGCATATGTTCCGTCAGTTACACCTGCACCAACAGTTGTTAAACTTGATGATGTTACACCAGCTGCTAGAGTTGAACCAGTTAATGAACCTGCTGCGGCAGCTGGAGTTGTTTGCCATGTAGGTGCAGCACCAGTTCCGTTTGAAGTTAGAACTTGCCCTGATGTGCCGAATGCTGTTCCTGTAGAACCCACGGACCATGAACCGTCGTTTAGAATACGGAATCTTTCAACAAGCGATGTACCTGGTCCCGATGAAACTACAAAAGAACCGCCGTTACCTGCTCCTGACGATCCTGAACCAAATGCACCTTCAACTACTACCTTAGCGCCGGCACCATTAGAAACACCGTTACCGCCCCGAAGTACAACCGAACCACCAAAATAACCGCTTGTATTTTCAGCACCACCTGTTAAGTTTACTGCTCCACCAGTACGGGAAGATGTACCACCGGTGACATTTACTGCACCGCCGGGGTTTGTACTGATAATCGGAGCAGGAACAATGTTTAGTGTAAAACCTGCACCTGTTGTGATAGTTGATGGAGATGTACCACCGTCTGCACCTAATTGCAATGTGGTTGAGCTATCTGTCCATGTGAATTTTGACGAGCCTGCAAAAGCACCGCTGTCATTATACTGAATTTGTGTATTCGAACCCGATGGGTTTGCCCCAACTGGTGTTCCATTTACCGTTGGTGTTGTCTTGAAGTCAACCACACCAGACGAGCGCAATACTGTGAATACCTGATTAGTTGTAGAACCGTTATCTGCCACACGGGTAAAGGCAAAATTCGATCCTGCATTACTACCAGATTCTGGAGTTGCATCTGCTTCAAAGAACCAACGATCGCTGCCAGCTGTTTGAAATTTTACAAGGCGCGAAGATGCTGCGGCACCACTTGCATTTAATCCAAGGGCCGTAATAGTCGAAAGACCAGTTACAGCACCAGTTGATTTGTTGATAACTAGATTAGCACTTCCACCAAAACTCCCGGCGTCATTGTACTGAATTTGTGTATCTGCTCCACCGGGTGTACCAGCTGCGGCAACCCATGAAACATTTGTACCATCTGTCTTTAAAACCTTATTTGCATTTCCACCTTGTGAAGGAAGTAATGCATTAATAGCCGATGTGGCGCTCGTTTGTCCTGTGCCACCTTGTGCGATTGGAAGCGGACCACCGTTTGATTGAACTAAAATATTACCAGCAAATTGAACACCCATGATTGTTTCTCCAAATAAGTTATAGGTATTTATCAAATCGGTTAGATAGATAAATAGATAAACTAAAAAGGAATTTTAATCATGGCGATTATACAACAAATCATTTCATCATTTTCGGGAACAGTAGTGGATTCAAGTTTTAAGAATATTTCTCTTCTTTTATCTACAACCGGAACAAATAATGCTCAAAATAATTCATTTGTTGATAGCGGTCCGCAGAATTGGACTATTACAAGAAGCGGAAATACAACACAAGGATCTTTTTCTCCATATAGCCAGACAGGATGGAGCTTATATTATAATGCCAATGGACAAAATTTAGGATTCGGTGCCGGTTCAGCTGCTGCTGTAGATATGGCATCAGTTTATACATTAGAAGGCTGGTTTATGATGCCTGATTTCGGCAGTGGTGCTGCAGGATCGTCCGGAAACAGAGCTATTATGTGTACATCATCGGGTACCGGTGCAAATTCTAATATCAGAACTTGGGGATTTAGTAATTCTACAACTGTTTATTTAAGTACACGAGATCATATATCATATATAAGCATTACATTATCATCGGCATTAACACCGAATGTATGGTTTCATCTTGCTTTTGTCTCTAATGGTGGTTCGGGTATAACTGTATATGTCAATGGGGTGGCCGCCGGTTCAACAACAGATAATACGACTTATGCCGGTAGTACCGGTATTACGGCATTTCTCGGATCTGGCACAGGAAATGGCGTTGCAGGATTTATCGGTAATATGAGCAATATTCGATTCTCAAATGTGGCTAGATACTCATCAACATTTACTCCGCAGACATCGGCATTTGTATCCGACGCTAATACAACACTATTAACTGCACAGAGTAATAGATTTGTAGATAATGGACCTACACATTATACCATAACCCCATCGAGTAATAATGGATCAAGCCCTGTAATTTCTGCATTCGGCCCATATGTTCCTCCTATAAGCTATTCTACACCTAGTGTTGGTGGAAGCGGATATTTCGATGGAACAGGTGATTATCTTACAACTCCAACATCCGGACAATTTACACCAACCGGTGATTTCACAATAGGGGTGTGGATATATGCAACAGCATTAACTGCTCCGACGCCAACAAATGCTATTATGGGGAATTATACAGGAAATAATACAACCGATTGGATGATTGAAATATTTACAGGTGGTGTCTTACGAGTATACATAAATGGCTCAACTGCTAGAATAGTATCATCTGCTGGTGTTATATCAACAAACGAGTGGATGTATATTGCTGTAGCACGCTCTGGCTCGACTATAACAGCATATGTAAACGGTGTAGCTGTTGGTAGTCAGTATACATTCTCGGGAACAGTGGGAGATCCGGCAAAAACTATAGTAATTGGAAATAGCAACAACTCTGCCCAACCATTTACCGGTTATATTAGTGATGTAAGACTTGTAGACGGGACTGCTATATCTTCTGTTCCTGCGATGCCATCTACATCAACAGGCAGTAATACAAAACTATTATTGAATTTTACAAATTCAGGTATATATGATAATTCATCTAAGCTCAATCTCGAAACGCGCGGAAATGCCAAAGTCTCGACATCTATAGTAAAGTATGGCTCGGGTTCCCTATCACTAGCAGCAGCCGGTGATTACTTGTGGGCACCTAATAATCCTGCATTTAATTTTAGTACAGGTAGTTTCACAGTTGAAATGTGGGTTAATATTACCTCGTATGTAAATACTTCATGCGTTCTCTGTGCGCAGGGGGGAACCACATCAACTGCTGCTGATGTAGCAGGATGGTCATGCTCCCTAAGTAATACAGGAGTTCTTACTTTTAATCTAGGAACAACAATAGTATCATCGGCAGCAGCAGCATTCACAACAGGTTCGTGGCACCATATTGCATTTGCACGAAACGGAACATCATTTAAAATGTTTATTGACGGCACTCAGGTCGGTTCGACAACTACAAATAGTACCGATCTAACATCATTGACTGAACCATTTACAATAGGTACCGACCATGCATTACATACCGCATATCCAGTAACAGGATTTATTAGCCAACTTCGCATTACAAAGGGTGTTGCTCGTTATATATCAAACTTCACAGCACCTACTGCATCCTTCCCTACTTTGTGATATTAAACTCAAGAGAAAGCTTGCTTTCTCTTGACTGTGATTTCTTAGATCAGTGTCTGTACAGGAATCGGATCCAACACATTAACAGTAATCGTATCGCAAACCACATCGTAGTCGACATTTGCACGGCCACCATTCTTCAGCTTGCCGAACAAGATTTCTGTTGACAACGGCTTCTTGACTCTTGCTTCAAACAAGCGTTCGAACGGTCTTGCACCCATCTTGGGATCGTAGCCGCTCTTAGCCAACCAGTCGCGTGCTTGTTGAGTAACATTCAGTGTAATGTTCTTAGGAGCAAGCATTGCTTCAGTCTTCTCAACTTCAGCGTTGACAATAAGGTTCATTTCGACCATTGTCAACTTGTTGAACTTAACGACTGCATCAAGGCGGTTTCTAAACTCAGGGCTGAAGAACTTCTTGATTTCTGCATCCACTGCACCACCGTTGTCTTGATCCCCGAAGCCAATCTTCAGCTTTTCGGCATCAGCAGCGCCAAGGTTGGCAGACATGATGATAATCACATTGCTGAAGTCAACAGTCTTGCCCTTAGCAGAAGTGAGTCGTCCGTCATCCATTACCTGCAATAGCACAGTAATAACATCTGGATTGGCTTTTTCGATTTCGTCGAGCAGCAATACGCAGTTCGGGTTGGTATCGATTGCTTGAATAAGCTGACCTTCGCCCATCTTGCCTTCGCCGTGTCCGACATATCCCGGAGGAGCACCAATGAACTTGGATACAGTGTGCTTTTCCATGTATTCCGACATGTCAAAACGCTGGAAATGTACGCCGAGTGCTTCTGCAAGCTTCTTTGCAGTGTATGTCTTACCAGTACCAGTCGGACCAGTAAACAAGAAGCTGCCGATGGGCTTGGCTGGGTTACGCAATCCTGCCTTAGACATGTAGATAGATTCCACAAGCTTGTCGATTGCAACATCCTGACCGTAAACCTTGTTCTTCACACGCGGTGCAAGATTTTCCAGTTGGTCGTTTTCCTTCATGTCAATCATTGCTGCAGGAATGCGTGCAATCTTAGCTGCCTGTTCAACAACGATATCGCAACTAACTTCCTTGATTTCACGAAGCTTGGCAATTGCACCGGCCGAGTCCATGATGTCAATAGCCTTGTCAGGGAAGAACTTAGACTTCAAGTAACGATCTGCCAAATCTACGCACATGTCGGTAGCACCTTCGGCAAATGTAACGCCGTGGAACTTCTCGTATTGATACGCAATGCCCTTAAGGATAAGCTTGGTATCAGCTGCGCTGGGTTGCAGAATGTCGTACTTCTGGAAACGACGCAACAGTGCCTTATCCTTCTCAAAGTGTTCGTGGAACTCGTCGTATGTCGTTGCACCAACGCACATGAGTTGCCCCTTGGCAAGCATAGGCTTCAGCAAGTTACCAGCATCCATTTGGCTACCGGTTGTAGAACCTGCACCAAGGATCATGTGGATTTCGTCGATGAACATAATGCAGTTACCAAGCTTCTTGACTTGATCAAGTACGCCCTTCAAACGCTCTTCAAAGTCACCGCGGAACTTAGTTCCGGCAAGCAATGCACCCAAATCCAGGCTGTAAACAACCTTGTCTTGCAGCGCCTTAGGAACATCCTTGTTGACAATCTTCAATGCAAGGCCTTCTGCAAGTGCGGTCTTACCAACACCAGGTTCGCCCACATAAATGACATTGTTCTTCTTGCGACGAGCCAAGATTTCAATGGTATCGATAACTTCGCGTTCGCGTGCAATAACAGGGTCGATGGAACCGTCTGATGCTTCCTTATTCAGGTTGCGTGCAAACAAATCAAGCGGAGTTTCCTCTGCATCGCCTGCCTTCTCTTCTGCCTTACGCATATAGGCAATAATCTTTTCTCTGGTAACACCGTTCTTACCAAGGAAGTAATATGCGTGGCTGGTTTCTTCGCTCAAAATACTGAGCAACACCGACTCGTTGTTGAGTTCATTCCTGCCGCTAAACACAAGTTGTGTAAGGGCACGCTGGAATGTTCTATTCAGTACTGCGGTGCGCTTGGCAGGAACTTCTTTCAGTGCATCTGGCTTCTTCAGCGCAGGATCACCTAAGAACTGAATTGTATCTGTTTTGATCTTTGCAGGTTGTCCGCCAATTGCCTGAACCAGGGCATCGATCTCTTTCTCGTGCAGTAGTGACAGAAGAATGTGCTCGAGTGTTACATACTCATGATTGTTATCATTTGCAATGGCAACTGCCCGCTCAACCATCTTCTCAACTTTTTTTGTACTCATTGTTTTCCTTAGATTGTAATTGATGCTCTGTGGTTCAGAGATTTAAGTGCAACTCTTTCTTCCTGTGTTGGTGTCCTTGGTATGGTAATTGCGATGCGCACTAACAAATCGCCATATCTATCATTCTCGGGGTTTCTCATCCCCTTGCCACCCAACTTGATTATCTGCCCGGGCTGAATACCACCGGGGATAGCAAACTGTAATTTAGAGCCGTCTAAATGTTCAAGAACTGCTTCGGCACCTAGTATGGCTTCGATTGCGCTGATCTCAACATCAACCAGCAAATCGTCGTTAGCACGCTTGAATTTAGAATCCGGTGCAACTTCAATCCTGATCAGCTTGCCACCGGCATAGAACTTAGTACCAGAGCGAACGCCCTTCGGGATATTTACCGTCAGGTTGCCCTCTAGTGTTACAGTTCTGCCAATGTATGCGTCCATTAACGAAATGTTTAATTGGTACATAGGTTGGCGCTGTTGTGTTTGTGCGCCTGTACCAAAATTAAAGCTCCTACCGCCAAAGATAGTGCTGAAGATTTCGTTAATATCGTTTGGATTTAAACCTTGTTCGAAATCGTGGAAGTGAGATCTACCAAAATTGGGATCTGTAGATGCGTGCCCGTGCTGATCGTATGCGGCACGCTTCTGTTCGTCGGATAAAGTCTCGTAGGCTTCTTTAGCCTCTTTGAACTTTGCCTCACCTGATACCTTCTCGGCATCGCTGAGTTTATCGGGATGGTATTTACTTGCTAGCTTGCGATAAGCTTTCTTGATGTCATCTTCCGATGCAGACTTTGGGACACCGAGAATCTCGTAGAGATTTCGTTCGCTCATGTGTGCTTTCTATTAGAAGCGATATGTGATGCGACCTAGAGTTAGATCGTATGGACTCATCTCAATCTCAACCAGATCATCGAGAATGATCTGGATATTGTTCTTACGGATTTTTCCACTAACAACTGCATTCAAGACATGCCCGTTTTCCAGTTTAACTTTAAATCGAGCGCCAGGGGCGGTATCAGTTACGCGACCCTTAGTGATAATCATGTCATTATTGTCTTTAGCCAAGTTGTTATTTCCCGTATTCAATTTGTGTATTCTTAAGCAACATTACCCTCTCGTCCCTATTGACAAAAAGATATTTTCCAAGTGGTAGAACATCGCAATTCCCTAAGATGCTGCTTAATACTTTAGCCTCAATGGGTATATTACTAATTCCAAAGGCAGATTCGCTTAAGAAGTTTCTGCCTATCACTGTATCGTAGTCACCAATGTCAACGACTTCAGCGACCACCTTTTTACTATTACCTCTTAGTGTAACGATATTACCATCAATAGTCAAGCCAGCCAAATAGGAATCACTAAAAAAATGTTGGATGTTTTCAGTCATATCTTTCATTTTAAAGTCTTCCTTTGGGACATAGTCGCCCGGATCAATAATAACATAATTGTATAGCGCAGGATCATCGGGCGAGAAAGACTGACCTTCTGAGAAGTAGGTTTTAACCTTCCACTCTGTGTTGTCTCCTGCCAGATTATTAATGTCCTTTAGTAACGCTTGGAACTTTTGAGGAAAAGTATCATCTCTCGACATTTCGACAAAGACGAGATAGCGCCCTTCTTCATCTGTATTGGGACTTACTTCAACATCCAGGGTGTCGATAAACCCTCTTTGGATGAATGTGTTAAGGTCTTCCGCCGGTTCCTCGTCGTTGAGATAAAAAGCCACTACTATAACATCTTCATTACTGCCGGCTTTTGGTTCAAACTCGTCAATAGAAACATCAGGCAAGATAGTACCTGCTAGATCGCCATTCTTTAAGCTCATACTTCTTCCTCTGGAGGCTGCATTTCACTTGTAGGACCAGCGGACATATCACCGCCTGTGCCATCATCAACTGACTCTTCTGGCATTTCTTCCTCATAAGCATCTGCAATTTCCGCATTCGTATCTTCGATGTCTCTTTGAATAATATCGTCGGTTTGTTCCAGCCCACGATTAATATACTTTAATGGCAATTCAATTGTCACGAGCCAAATTTCGTGTTCGGCCATTTTGGCCCTCTTTGATTCTGGGTTAACCCAGTCCTGTGGTCCTTCCACTTTTACAGGCTTCTTAAACACGCCCTTCTTGAAGCTAACATTAGCTCCGATCTTGCGTAGGCGTAAACCGCCGTTTGGATCTGGCATCATAGCATATGGATACATCCATACAGTCTTGTACCAGTAACGACTAATAGTCGGACCTTCGACGAGTTCGCCCAAGATCCAATTTTTATATGCAAATAATTCAGCATTGTCTAGTGTTCTTTCAAACTCAAGTAGGGTGTCGAGGATATCGTTACCCTTGGAAATGTTTACTAGCGTCTGCTTAATGGTGTCTAAATCGGTACTCATTCTCACCTCGTTTTGATTATTTATCAGTATTCAATAAGATTTCTAAAGTTTTGAAAGACCCGCCTTTCCAGTACAATATTATCGCAATCACATAAATATCTGGTATGACAAATACACGCGATAGATCTATCGTCGTTCCTCCGGATGAACAATTCCTGTTCAGCAATCCATCACACCAAAAAAACAACTCAGTAAGGAGCATAACCTTGAGCAAAAATCGCAAAATGGCGGCTAAGTCTTCGCCACAATCTCGTTCACCACGCCAATATCAGCATGATGATCAGCAGACTACTAATGTAGTCAAGTTGGGAAATAGAAATTACAAGAGAGTTGAGATGATCCCTCGTAATACAGCACAGGAAAATTATGTAGAACAATTGCTAGAAAAACGCATGGTATTTGCAGTAGGACCTGCAGGTACAGGCAAGACATTACTAGCAGTTCTGCGAGCAATCAAGGCACTAAGAGAAGGGGAAATTACTAAAATTATTCTAACAAGACCAGCTGTTAGCGTAGACGAGAAGCACGGATTTTTACCAGGCGATTTGAATGCGAAAATGGAACCTTGGACAAGACCTATTTTTGACGTGTTCGAAGAATATTATGGATTACAAGAAACAAAGCGTATGCTAGAAGAAGGTTCAATTGAAATTGCACCATTAGGCTTCATGCGTGGTAGAACATTTAAGAACTCGTACATCATTGCTGACGAAATGCAAAATGCTACACCAGACCAAACCAAAATGCTATTAACTCGTATCGGTGAGAATAGTAGCATGGTTATCACTGGTGACTTAAAGCAACATGATCGTGGCTTTGATAAAAACGGACTTAAGGACTTTCTAGAAAGACTAGCATTAAACAATAAGAGATCAATGGCAGTATGTGTGTTCAAACGCGAACACATTGAGCGTGATCCGCTTGTTGCTGAAGTTCTAGAGATTTACGGGGAAGATGATTAAACAGGGGTGATACAGTAAAAAAGGGCCGTATAGGCCCTTTTTGTTTATTTGCTGCTGTCTCTTGTTATTTCTTTTATTTGACGCTTATATCTTTCTTTCATAGCCATCTCGACAGGAGATAGTTTTGTTTGTGCTTCTTTTACATCAATTTCGAATAGTTTGTCTTCAAGCATCTGCTTTCGTAAATTGGCAGTCGTTTCTCTAATAATTATGTGGGTTTCCGCTTTGTTCTTCTCAACATCCGCTGCGTGAGCGTATCGTGCATCTACTGCAAATAATGCGGTCACAATAGCAATAACTGATCCGGCTGATCCTAGTAGAAGTTTCCCTGGGTTGTCCTTGACTGTTTGCATGACTGCCATAATATAATCCTCTGAATGATATATTTATTATGAGAGTGAACAATATTGTGTATGCACATAAATCAGAACATTGCATATGTGGCATAATGCGGAATATGAGAGTATTTGGTACCTGACGGTGGAGTCCACAGAAAGGGTATCGTCAAAACACCCAAATAAAAATTTGGAATTTCAACTCACCTGACAGGCATCGCCACAGACTGAAAAACAACTTTACGCAGTGTCGGATTGATTATGTCTAACTGCAACCATATGGAAATCGTTGATGGGCTCTTTCGAGTCATTGCATATGTTACTCGCATTTCAGTCGCTTGTAACGCAATCTATCGGCCATACCTTTCTTTCACATACCGATAGCGAACTTATTTTTATCTGGTGTTAATTTCTGTGGATTCCACATACTTTGATGATCAGAGTTATGTACTCTGATAACACCATGCCCTAATCGTGGAAGCCCACGGGATAACCGTACCAATAAAGTTCGGCTTGACCATCGAGCTCCATTCCGAGCTATGCGCCAGTGCAATTTTAATTAGGCGCACCAACCTTACAGCTTCATAATTATTTAGAGAGTAATTTCTTTTGCTCTCTTCTAATTCTTTTTTCTTTCCTTCTTTGCATCCATTCGGCATCAGACCGTCCTAACCTTTCGGCCTCGGTTAGTATGCGCAGTTTTTTCTTTTTCTTTTTCTTTCTGGCAAGGTAAGGATTTCCATTAACCTTACTATATTTGACTACATGTTCCTTAAAATATCTTAGAGTTTTTAATTCATCGATAGATACAACAGTTGTTTTCCAATGCTGGTTAATTAGCAATGGATTGTTTCTTGATTTGTATATAAGCATTTGCTCAATTTCAAATGCTGTCTTTGGCTCAGTGAATTCTGCAAGTATTTCGTATGTATAATCTTTGAAATTATTGCTAACTTCAATAGAACTTGTAAAGTAGTGTGTTCCGAAATCTAAATATGCAGGAAAATGGTTGGCTTCTCTATATCCTATATAGAATCGCTTAGTTTCCTTATGCTCACACCGATACACATAAGGTTTTGCCATGATTATAGGTTATATTCTTTTTTAACCATTTGAACTATTTCTGCCCAGGGCGTTTCGTAACTAACCCTTGGAAACAAATCAGTCTTATAGTGTGCATTGTAGGGATGATTAATCAGCACAGTTTTCAGTCCTGCTTCCCATCCTGCTTCTGCCTGACGCATATGATCCTCGATCCAGAAATATCCTGTACCGGCCCAGTTGCTTAACAGAATGTGGGCTTTGCTTGCGCCCATTTCAATGCAATGGATCTCATCAAACACATCGCCGAATAAAGCCTTTAGGTTTTGTGTTCTATAAACCTTAGCATCCGGATGGCTGCTAATGCTCGTAACAACAGTGAACCTGAAACCTAAAGATGCTAATTCTTTAACACCTTTAATTGCATCAGCAAATGCATCGAGTTCGGCAATCATCGGTCCTTCGTTGTATTCCTTAATGTATGCCTGCGCTTGCGGAATTGTAATTCCGTGTCGAACAGCCATACTATAATCATTATCGGTGTCCGGTAATTGCGGATGGCCCTTGGATTCCATAAATCTACGGAATCCGTTGTTCCAGTCTACAAGAACGCCATCGGCGTCTGTTAGTATGATTTTTTGTTTCATACTGTGTCAAAAACCGTTCTGGGACGCAGATTGCCAAACTCATCTGTAATAAGATCAGATACCGGCTGTTCAATGACAACTTGTTTTTCACGATAAGCTGCATCGAGTTCTCCCAATTGCTTAGGATACTTCTTACGAATATACTCTTCGAACTTTTCGTAATCGCCCATTCCTACGCGGGAGCCCGACAACATCTTTCTATTCAAATAATCGCCGATGGCACTGGACATTGTTGTGTGCTTATTACGGAGTTGGTTTACAAACTCAACAGTTTCCGTAACTTCCCATTCATCACGAGTACCCTTCTTAAGGTTATGCTTGTGTGATAAAACGATGAATACTTTTTCTTTGCTCATAAAACGCCCTTTGCGATCATTTCCAGCTCGCACAGTGTAGCTGAAAGGTTAATTTCTACATCCGCACAACTTGTGTGCTTTACCAATCCATCTCTAATTGCAAGAATACACTTGCCTTCCTTAACATCGTCGTCACCCCAAATCTCAAGGTTTTGATACATGAATTTAAAGATGTCTTCGTATTCTTCTTGGCCTACTTGTGTACAAATAAGCTGTCGTGCTTCTTTATACTTGCCTGCTTTAAATAAAGCGACCATATCGATCTTATAATCGCTAACGGTCTCGCTGTTGTCAGGTAATTGAAGCTGACCATTAAAGGAGTTCGCCTGAATCAAGCTAATTCCCCTACGCAGGTCTGGGTAAGCTGCCTGGACCATAGTGTCGACAATGTCCATGTCGAACTCGATGTTTTCCAGTGTTAAAATGTTAACAAGCCGCAGAGTAAACTCGTCTTTGTCTAGCTTGCTAATGTCCATGCGCCCTGTTTCAGTGCGTGACTGAATCGCAGGAATAATCTTGTGGGGATAATTGCAAGTCAGAATAAATCTAACCGTGCTTGCATATCTTTCCATGGTATTGCGCAATACAGCCTGCGCATTAATAGTTAGATAATCTGCCTCGTCGAGTAATACATATTTGATTTCGCCTACGCCCATTGTTTCAGCAAACCGTGTAATACTATCACGAATGAAGTCTACATTGTTATCTTTAGAAGCGTTCACTTCTTTAATATCAAATGGATCAACACCTAGTTCGTTTAATAGAACTTTAGCAAGGGTTGTTTTACCTGTGCCAGGAGCACCAGATAAAAGCATATGCGGAAGTGCTCCGCCAGAAATCCATTGCTCGATTTGTCTCTTTTGTTTTCCGTCTTTAAAGACATAGTCTTTAATAGAGGTAGGTCGGTATTGCTCAGTCCAAAGCTGTTTCATTCGTTATTCTTTCGTAACTAGTGTTAAGGCAAGTGTATTGCATATCTGTGAGGATATGCAATATTTTCGCAAAACAATCAGTAAACTTGGCCGCGTTCGTTTGCTTGTACAAACTCAGAGAAGATTTCTACTTCGGGATCTTCGTCCGAAACAAGCATTACAGACTTGGGCCACTCAACGCCCCACATTTGAAGTTCTGAACCGTCATCCTGCTTAACCTTAAGCATTCTGGTCCATCGGCCGTTCTCAACAAGTATCCACTGCCCGGGTACAATATCGGTAATGTCTTCGCCGACAGAATAGACCTTTCCCCAACGGGGACGGATACCTTCGCTCTTGCCATTGTCGTCAGGTAAAATAATACCCCTTAGAACGCGACTACCGCGTTCTAAATCTGTAACAAGAACTTTTCCTTTGAGTGCTTTAGCTTTCATACTTATTCTTTCTTAGTTGAATCTTCTTCCATTACGATGTCGCCGTTTGGCAATTCGCGCTCGACCATCTTAGGAGCAGCCCTTGCTGGTGCTGCAACTGCTGACGGAGCAGGCTTTGTCTGAATAGGAGTAGCCTTAGGTGCCTCTAATACAGGAGTAGGAGCAACAGGTTGCTTTCCCTTTAGACCAGTATTAACTACAGCAGACTGAACTCTGTGATTTTCTCTAGCAATCTGATCTGCGGTTTTTGTTACCTTGCCGCCCGAAATTTGATCGCCTTTTGCGTTTACTCGCATATTGCCAATCGCAGGAACTTTTTCGTTCTCCCTGCTCAAAGAGTCCATATCAATTGCAACTCCTCTATATGATACATGTCTACTCATATTCTTGTTCCCTATTTTAGATAATCTTTAATTTCGAGACCGTATTTTAACGAATCTACTCTGTGTACACCAATTAAATATAAGACATAGGATGCTACACTTGAGCCTCTTCCTACACCCCATAAAAACTTATTCTTTCTCATGTAATCTACAAGAAATATAAACAATCTTAGAAGCATAATTAAATCACGCTCTTCATACAGTTTATATTCTTCGTTTACACGATCTCTTTCCTGCTGCGTCTTACATTTATCAAGTAACCATTTTAAAACATCGATTTGCTGGTAAATTTCGGGAAAAATCCATTCTTCGGCACATTGTTGATGAAACTCATCAAAGGATAACTTCTCCTCTGGTGCATCAAGGAATGTAATTGTGTCGTGTAATAGTTCCGATTGATATTTCTGGAATAACTCAATCTCATCATCAAACACAACATTCAAGTGACTTATATTTTTTCCTTGTAGCAGCAGATCCCTTAAATTTTCACTAGATAGTATGGCTTGACCATACATGTTAACTTTTACACCGTTTTTCGACGAATCCATGCTTCTCTCATCTTTGCTTTTGTCTCTTCTGAATGTGGCTTATGAATTTTTCCAGAATTAGCTATAGATATCTTTTTCCTTGTTTCTTCTGAATGAATTTTTCCCAACATAGGCCCCGGTAAACCCTTACGAGATTTGGAAATTTTTTTCTTTGTTTCCTCTGTTTGAGCATGACCTTGTGGATTAATTCTTTTCTTACCTGTATTCTTTTTAACTCGCTTTTCTATAGTCTCGGATGATTGTTTCTTTCCGGTAATAGCAATACTAATCTTTCTTTTTGTCTCTTCTGAATGCGGGGACGAGTTATGAAATTTTAAATCGCCCTTATGCTTATTTAACCATCCCGGCTTATCTACAATTCTTTTTAATACCCTACCTTCATGACTAAGTGCATCTATCTTATTATTAAATACTTTTCTTATATCGCAGATGAATAATTCTTTATCAAATATTGTTAATAAAGCCTTAACTTCTTTGGATGATGTAAAATATGTATTCCATAGATCATCGGGTTTACACCCTATAGCATATCTTACACCGTAATATTTAGTGCCGTTGGGGCATATAATTCTATAGGTAAACGGGACTGTCATACAGTTTTTGGTTTCCATTTTTCAACCTGAACTATCCTTGCTGGTTCCCGAACAACACCAATATGTGTCTCAGAAGCCTCTTTCATTATTCTTTCAAATTCATCCATAGGATCAAAAATGTCTTTAAACAATTCTTCATCGCTAACTTCGGAATCTGCAGGCTTTACAAATTCAAAGCAGAATCCATCATCTCTGGTCCACCAAGGTATTTCATCTCTTGTGGTACCTTCGGTGTAATAATCTGCTGTTGCAATCGGTAAGTCATATGCACCATCGACACAATCAAATGTGTACTGAAGTGACATATCACTACCCTTTAGGTGTATTTCGCCTATGAGTAAATCTTCACCAGCCAATGCTGTTAATTTAGAGTGCAGTAACTGTGCAAACAAATCATCTCCGGGATTTGCCGGGCAATACAGTGCTATATTAGCTGATAAATTTGCAATATACAAGTCGTCTTCATTAGTGACATCAACTAGCACAATGTTAGGTAAATTTGTGTCTAACCAAAAATAAAGCTTCTGATATGTGACACCTGCATTGTATTCGATTTCTGTCTTTGTTTTACCTTTCTTCTCAGTGGCTACAAGGTCTACTGTTAGATGCCATTCAACCGGAGTTAAGCATGCTGATTGAATTCTGATCCCGGTAAACGCATACTCCATTGTCATATGGCTTTTGATTAAATGTCTTCCCCTTTTCATCATGAGACTTTTCCTTAATCTTCTAATTTACCTAATTCGATGGGTTTAAGCTCATCGGGGTATTTTCTTTTATATTCTTCGTCAAAATTCTTGCGCATGCGCAAACTTCTTTCATCTTCTAGAGATTGAATTATTTCCTTGATACTTAATACGGTAGGATTATGTCCTAATGCTACTTGAGCATTCATATATGTATATGCTTTTCCAAGGCGCTCAATAATTTCTTCGTCTGATAATTTACTCACATCCAAAAATGGGTGCATAAATACTCCTTAGTACAATGTATTTATGTCGGCTCTAGAGTAGCCTGCTAATTGCTGAAATTGAATCATTATTCTTACGAAGGAAACTTGTTATGGCTTCCTGGTATTTTACGGCAGTTTCCCTATTATAGAATAGAGCCATATAGCTGGGATAATCGCTCGGAACTAACGAATTTTCAAAGAATTTAAAAACTCTATCATCTCTGTGATTGTCTGGATCTGCTATAAAGTATTCCTTGGAACAAATATACCAATCGTGATTCTCAGTTGAATCTTCTATCTCCGGTATGTCTTCCGGTTGTGCTATCCAGCCTTCGCCCGGCATCATTGGATGTCCTTTAAACACAACAGGATTTACAATTTCGCTTAGACGAGCCTGCTCAAAGTCGTAAGAATATCTATCCTTATGCGTGTTGTAGAGCGTCCCGGGTTCGACAATATAAAGCGTATCGTTTCTTAAATCAAACAATTGTTCTAAGAACTCAAGGCGATGGGGCCAGACAAAATTAGGATCATTTGTCTGTGCCCATGGTTGTATTTTATTGAGTTGTGCGGCTGTCTTTTTATAATATTCGACTTGCCATGCATTGCACTTTAGGAACTTGAAGTCCCTAAATTCGTCTGTATATAGATCAAGATTCATCCGTTTCTACTACCTCATGGATAGTGAACCAACGCTGCGGCCACATTTTTACTTGCACGGAATTTGTATCAATAGACAATCTAAATTGCAGTGCATCGAGCTCATCCGTAAAGACAATGTAAGCACGCAGTCTGCGTTGATAATCGGGATTGAATAAGGATGCTATTTGAACTTGCTGATGCATACCAGCAAAATGCCCTGGACCGGGCGGCGCAGGGTGGTTAAACTCGTCTTTTACTTTCACTTCTTCGTACTCTAAAGACGAATAACCCCACGAACCTTCGATTAGTCTATAAGCGGTCCGCATAGTCTTTCTAAACATTGCGTGAGCCGCTTCTTCTGTTACATCACTCTCATACTGAACGCGAACCACATACGGATTCGCGAACGGTACTTTTACTCTGGTGTGCAACAGTTTTGCCATTAAAGGACTTCGTGATGCCTTCTGTGGAAGGCAGTTAGGTCTTCCTTCTCGGAGAATCGAATCAGGATGAACTGCCCAAGATCAAGCTCGGTGTATAGGCCCTTGGTTTTTCCAAAGCCTTCCTGAAATTCTTCCATTCTGCGATAGAAGGTTGTAGGGTGCAAACGGACAGACATCCAGTCAGCAGTAAAACTGGTAATACGAATCGGATCACCGACAATACACTTTCCTTGCAGTCTCATGTTGATTTCCCTGTTAAAATGCGACACCATTTTTCGAAGATGGAAGAACGGGCACCGTCGATGCCTTCGTCTTTTACTCTCCAATCTGAATCGCTAAACTGCGCCCGGGTGGAAATGGTGTATTCCCTACCAGAGGTCATAACAACCTCAATCAAGAGATCGTCTTTTAGTTTTGCGACTGTTAAATCTTCGTCTTCCGAAGGATAACGCATACTCTCGACAAACTTTAGCGCAATTGCTGCCTTGTTGTCGGTGTATAGGAAATCCTTCGTAAAGAGCATTTACAGGAGGCTCAGGTACAGAGACGACGACGGATCGAAGTCTTCCTTGAAGATGTAGATCTTCGGAGCGACAGTCTTGCCTTGCTTCAGCGTCTTCAGCACACGGCCTTCCATCGTCCACTTGTCTTCGCCCTTACCAACATTGGTATTGAGCCAGTTGACCAGCTTGTAGAAATGGTCACGATCACGAATCGTAACACGGAAGGTATGAGCCGCGTTCTGTTCCTTCAGGTTGACCGGAGGAGTAGTTGCCTTGTTCATATTACACTTTCTGTAGGTTGTTGAGTTACTATTTTACTATGACACAGCAGGTGTGTCAACAGCAGAATTCAGCATCATCTAGACAAGCTTTCCCTTGTGATGATTTGAGAGAGTTCGGTCGCCATATCTTCCTGATCGGTAATAATATACAGATTATTAGTCATCCTATCAGTGCGTGCATCGTACGAACTCATCTGTACAATTTTTCCACCCGATGCATTATATACACGGAAGTTCAGAGACCTGTTATCTTCAATGTCCACACTCTCTCTTACTTTCGTGTGATTATAGTTTCCACGAACGGGTTCTCCGATAATTACATCCTGGCCGCCACTGTGCGCCCAATTAATAAGTCTTCTAATTAGCTCTTTCATATTACATCCAGGTTAATTTAAATAAGGTAGCGTCTTGATCATCTTTTATTAGGACGGTGAACATTGGGTCTCCCGAGTTAAATCGGAAGTCACATTCGTACTTCCCTTTCATATTCTTTTTCATCCAGCGAGCAAAATCTTTATCATTTGCTGGATAGACCCAGCAATGCCATCCTACTAAAGCTTCATCAAATTCTTTTTCCCGCCCGTCGTATTTGTCGCGAAGAATGGTTGGAATTTCCCTCCAACCGTCTTCATATCTCCAATGCTGAACTATTGTTTTGAATTCCATTACCAGAATTTAATCTCACGACACATACTACATTTATAGGCAGTGGAGTTATGCGAATGCCCGTCCTCGTACCATGCTTTATTATGCGGGCATTTACCTTGCAGAATCAAGAGTGTTTGTTCTTCCTTCGAAGGTATTAGAAACCAGCCTTCGACTTTTTCCTATTTATTATTTTCCACTGCCTATTAACCTTTTAATAACCATATATTCTTCCCACGCCTGTTTCAGTGCAGGATGCTTATTAAGTTCTTCTTCCGTAGGAATAAGTGCTTGAGCAGGTTCGGCAGTTGAAAAAGCCACCCATTGATTGCCTTCCCATATATAACTACGGTAGGTATTTTGATCTACATAGACATCGCCTAATTGAGGATGGAGAGGTTTAGATCCTAAGAAGTTTACACCCATAACCATTCCATTGCATCAACATATGCTTTTGTTACTGACATGATAATCTGAAGAGGACTGCATCCTCTTCCTGTTCAAAAGAAACTTCAAGTAAGTTAGCAGTTACTGATTTTATGTCCCAGTTCCACGCTTCGCCTTGTTTTCCAATATGTTCTTCTAGCCATGCTCTATACCGTTCGTTAGGCTCTAAATTGCTGCCAACAAACATGAAGGATTTTATTACTGAATGAGGTAGAAGTTTTTTAGATTCCATAATTTTTCTACCCTTATACAATGTAGTTCTATTCTGGATATATTGTTGCAAATCTTCAGTATACGACCACAAGTGCCCCGGTAATTTAAAATCACCACAGTTGTGGCAACGCCAGGGGTGCCCCTTATCTTCATTGTTAAGAGTACCTATAATCATGCATAAGGTACAAACTGGCGGCCCTAATCCCATTTTAAATAGTTTCCCTGTTGATGCGGTCATGGGCTGAACGCTCATAATTTCCTGTGCCACAAGACTCGGAAGTATTCTCCGAATCATGGGCAACATTATTTTTCTAAAATCAGACATCACCCTCTTGCCTGTTTTCTGCATGCCACACAGAAAACTTACCACCCGGGTAGCGTGCCTCTAACTTAGCCACATTTTCAGCAATAATACTGTTAGGGTCGATATCAAGAGCAAGACAAGCTTGAGTCCAATACCAAGCGACATCGCCTAATTCCTTCTTCAGTTTGGTAATATTTTCTTCGTCGTATGCCTTACCATGGAATACAATCTTCTTTACCAATTCGCTGAACTCTCCAGATTCGCCAGGCATTCCAATGCCTGCTGTAAGCAAGCGGGGAACATTAGCGCCCTGTGCTTCTAGCTCTTGCATTCGGCTAATAAGAGCCTGAAGTTCCTTGCTTGGCTGGGCTGTTACGCCATCAACAAATTGTGCATACTTTTTTAGATCGATATTTTTTGTCATTTCTATCCTTAGTCAAATGTAGGACTTGTCCTTTACATGTTTGACTATTTTATAGAATTTCGCAAAATTGTCAAGTGTCTGAACACCTGGAAAATAAGCTTGTCGCTTATAATCTAGCTTAATCATTTCAGTCTTGTCTAATGTACACGGAGTTAGTCTCGATACATCAAAGCCATGTATTGAAGTTGTCTTCGTGCTGTTAAACGAATACGGATAATCAACTAAGAATTTATTATCACTCTTGTCAACTAATAATAGTCTTCCAATGTCGCTATTTACCGTTCCTAGATTAAACAATGCTTCTGCTTCAACTTTATCTACTTCTTCAAATGTCATTGACACCTTAGGAACAGCGTTGGTCGATACAGCAGATATAACTCCGCGAATAGAATAATATCGACCGTTCATATTTGAACTGCTGGTAAAGTACGCGGCGCCGCCGGCAATATCTTTACTCATTTCTTCAACTGAGTCTTCCCGTGTTAGCGGTGTTGCTGCCTTCTTAAGAACCTTTAGGATTTTCACATCGGTTTGATAGTGATATTTTCCCGGGGAAATCTTAACAACCTGGCGCCTTAGATAGACCTGCGGCTTATATACGCATGTTGTAGAATAATCATTCATTGGGCCATATAGAGATACAACACCCATGTATGTGCCTTTTAGCTGATTCTGTAATAATACTTCATCGCCGATTTGCACATCCTTGATGTTTACCTTGCCTTCGAGTAATTCTGTATTCGAAACTGCTTCTGCATATTTTGCAGAACTTACGGGAATCAACATCGTCTTTGTCTGTGTATCTTTGCGTGCCCAGATACACTTTTCTTGAATCAGCCCTTCTGTAATTCCTGTTACATGTAAGATCTGTTCTAGATTATCGTTTGTGATTCTAACTAGGAATCCGCGGGGATCAATGACCAGCCAAGTTTGATCGATTGATCCCCAATTTTTACGATCGGTCTTATGTAGTGCGAATCCGGGCAATGGTCGATTTTCAAATTCACGCAGATTTACATACTTCTTTGTCGCAGAGGCACCTTTCCGCTTCTCGTTTGCCGAGTCTCCGATTGGTATTACTTCTACCTCAGGTAATTCAAATTTTTGGTTTGTTGTGTTCCAGGCTAAATAGATATTTCTTGCAATATTAAGCATTATGTGTTTGTGAAAGTTCCTTAACCCTGCGCTCGACAATCCTGTGCAGGACTAATAATTGTTGTTGTTCTTCTGGGTTCGGAGTTTCTCTCATAAGATGCTTGTAATTTTCATCAAGGATTACTGCATCATCAAGATTTGAATGCTTGATAATAACTAGTCTTTCGTTCAGTTCTGCATTATCGTACATGGTATTCTCCCGTTTGTGTGATAAACTATTTATACCACGCTAAATTCCCAGTCCAAATTGCATTCTGAACATAGTTGCGTCAGTACCGTCTTCAAATCCGAATTTATTACCACCTAGCATAGTCCATCTACCTTCTAGATTTTCTACGCACCAAATTACAATTCCCTTCTTAGCAATTTCAGCATATGGCAAGTTTATATGCGTAAATGTCCAGGATTTTTCCTTTTCACGAATAAGCTCGTTCATAGGTACATATGTATTATTATCAGACATAAACGATCTCCCCTAATTTATTAATGTATTATAACACAAACTTATATTGTGTCAATTTTTATTGACACAATACGAAAACCGCCTTGCGGCGGTTTCTTATTTGTACGGTTTCCAGGTATCTTTTGTTTGCGTTAGCCTATCAGCTATTACATACATGGATATTGGATTGTGCCCTAATCCTAAATGACTTGCACCGGGAACTTCGATATTTTCAGAAAATTGCCCTTCTTCCTCAAGCGAGCATTGCCAATGGACTACACCATCGGATTTGCTGTATAAGGAAGTAAACGGAACCGGCGGAACTTCACCTACTCTTTTCAAAATTTGTGGATTACGGTGGCTCTTATCCTTACTTAACATTTCGTATAAAAATGTAGCGTTGGTACCTGCGGCATCTCCCTTGAAGGGTGTACCCAGTGTAATTACCTGCCTTACAGATTCTGGGGCAATCTTGGCAATTTCCCGTGCATAGATACCGCCTAAACTCCAGCCTATTAGGCTAACTTCTTTACCGCCCGATTGTTCTGAGATATCGCGTACACGATCGGCAAGTTTGTTTAGTAATGTATCTAAACCGTCACGAGGCCCAAAGTTTCTTCCCAATCCCCAAGGATGTGTTTCGTAATTAATGTTTGTTAAGAAATTACGAATGTAATGGGTTGAGCCGTCTGCGCCACCGAGGCCCGGAATAATCATAACAGGATGATTATCGCCTTTGGAACATATAAACTGCAACGGAACATTTAAGGCCCAGCCCAGCAAGTATTCGTAAATTCCACGAACCCCTTCGAGACTGAGTAATGTTTTAGATGGCTGCTCGAGGTCTTCCATTAGAAGCCTACGCTGCTACCACAACCGCAACTTGTTTTTGTGTTTGGATTATTGAAAACAAAAGTCTCGCCCATGATATCTTTCTTATAATCGATCTCAGCTTCTTCCAGATACATCATACTCATTGCATCCACAATAAGTGTATATCCGTCAGACAACGGTAATTCAGTATCATCCTCATCTTTTTCATCTGATGGGGCAAAGTAATACTGAAATCCGTTACATCCGCCGCCTTGGAGGCCAAATCGGAGATAAGGCATTTTTTCCCCGATTAGTACATCGACAATCTTTTCTTTTGCTTTATCTGTTACTGTTATCATGCTCTCTTTTCGACGATATGATCTGCAAGGCCAAGTTCAAGAGCTTGAGGGGCGGTGAGCCACTTATCTCTATCCATCAACTCAACAAATCTCTCGTACTGAACTCCCTTCGAATTATGTTTCACATAGAGTTCGGTCATTTCCTTCTTGATACGCAAACTTTCGATCAAGTCAATTTCCATGTCCGAAACCTTACCGCGTGTTCCCGATGAAGGCTGGTGAATCATTGTAATGGCGCGAGGTAGAAGATAACGCATACCCGGCGCACCTGCTTGAGCAATAAAGCTACCCATGCTAGCTGCCATTCCAGTAACATAAGTTGCCACAGGGCACTTGATATACTGCATGACATCATACACGCCTAAACCATCATAAACACTGCCTCCCGGACTATTTATGTACATGTTGATGGGTTGTTCCGGATTTTCTGCTTCCAGGAACAGTAATTGTGCAATCATCACATTACACATATTGGTTTCAACTTCGCCGGTGAAGAACACAACTCGTTCTTTCATCATGCGTGAATATAGATCGTACGAGCGTTCTCCGCGTGCGGTTTGTTCTACTACGATCGGAATCAGTGCGTTTCTCATTTGCTTTCCTTAGTTAAATTTTAATTTGAAATATGTTAAATCTTCTTCGGTTCTGAACTCTATGCCTTTTATAACAGTGAGTTCTTTGAACCCCGGATCCATATATACCTTACCTTTATATTTCTTTAGGTAGGCATCTATATCATACGGGAATGTTACTTTTTCATTCTTTTCAATTTCTTCCCACAAACCGTCCCAGTGCGGATCACGGGGGATTTTTATATCATATCTAATCATTGTTGATAAATAGTGCTATGAAACTCAAAGACATTATTAATGAAAGTGCTACCGATGTTGTTGCTCGCTTTTACAAAGAAGCAAGTCAAGAAGCCGACAAATTCTATAATCCGGAAGATGTGAAATACAAAAACCTGAATAAAGAATATTATGAAGAGCACTTTAAACAATGGTTTAGCGAAGAAGTAGTTCCTGTGTTTACAAAACCAGTTACCAAGCCACAACCAGAGTTTACCAATGCACCCAAAGAAGGTAAGCTACAATCACCGGGATACCGCGGTCTTAATTATGCACTAGCAGCAGCTGGATTGCCATACAACCACAAGGTTCAGCGATACGAACCTAATGCAACAAGAATGATTGCATCACAAACTATGGATGGTGCCCGTAATAATAACGGTCAATGACCCTGTAGTTTCCTTATAAGAAATTCGGCTTCTTGTTCTTTTGTAAATTCAAATACAACCAAATCATACAATCCAAATGCTACCATACATTGCTGTAGCAGATTATCTATTTCTGTAGCTGATTCTACCATTATGGGACTACGAACACGCTCGCGCCTGCGGAATTGGAATTTATCTCCAACTCGGCACATTATAGCATCATGTCGTTTGATCCCGTACATTTTTAAGTTTTAGAATGGTAATATCGTATATTTCTTCTTCGGTAAATTCCCTAACCTTTAGGGCACCTTTATAGATTATATTTAGTTTACGCATTCTTACTTCTGCAAGCAACTGGTGCTCTGCTATAAATGGAGAATATGCTCTACCAGTATGTGTAAAACCCACAGATTCGTGTAATTGTTTCCACGCAACAAATGAATGAAATCTGGTGCTATCGGCATCTGAGATAGCATGACACATTATCTCACCAGTGGGTTTTTCAATTCCAAACATCAGTCAATACCGAGTGCCTTGTGTACACTTGCAGCGAAATCGGGATCATAGTTATCGGCTTCTTCGTTAAACCAATCTGTGTTCTTCATACCCCATTCCCAGTAACCGTGCGGAATGTCAGTCATTAGCTCGCCCTTGTGCTTACCGAACGGCATGCGTTCGTAGATAATAGGTGCAGAGGCCCAGGCCATAATCTGCGGACCATAAGGCTGATCCCTATCGATAATATCCATTTGCTCCATGAAAGTAACAAATACTTCTAAGAGCTTTGCCGTCATATAGGAATCATTGCCGGCGCGATGGCAACGCATTTCGATAGGAACATCGAGTTCTAATGCGAAACGAAGATATGGGAGATTTGTTTCTGCAATCTCCGGATTATCGCTGAATAGCTTTTTAGCCATTCTCCATGTGCAAATCCAGTTATGCTTTGATGTATCAATGCCGTGTCTTTCTAAAACACGCATATCGTAGAAGTGATTATGTGCTACTAGATACCCTGTGGAATATCCGTTTACAACTTCTTGAAATGTATCTTTCGAATCTATGAATGTAGGCTTATCTACAACCATCGCTGGCGTAATATAACAAATAGACTGTACTTTCGGGGGAATAGGGCGCTCGATGGTATCGTGCAGCTCTTGGAAAATTGTCCAATCATTATTGTCGCGGATTACAAATCCTGATTCAATAATTTCGGCAATTTTATAATCATCGGAGTTAGTCTCTGTATCCAATACAAGACAACTCTGTAAAAAATCTTCTCTATGTGACATAAGAAACTCTCCAGTAAATATAAGTGTAACACTTACTTACTGGAGAGTCAAATTTTCGGATAACAATAAAGGATTAATAGCCCTTCATATCACCTAATTTAGAGAAACGCTTCATCCATGCAAGCACTTCTTGATCGGCTGTGTCAGTAGCTTCGTCGACTTTTTCCTTTTCTTCTTCCTTGGCGTCGTCTTTTGCTTCTGGCTCATCTTTCTTAGCATCTTTGTCTTTGAGCCAAGGTGGGAGATCTCCCTTCTTTTCGCCCAGTGTAACCATACCTAGAACAGGTGCAGCTGATTCTACTAACTTGTCGTATTTCTTTAAACTTGCGAGCATTGCTGCTACATCTTTATCTACATTTTCCATTTGAGGATTTCCTTGTGGTTGTTCATTGCCGAGCTGTGGCTGTTGTGGTGCCTGTGCCTGTGGTTGTTCTGCGCCCTGCTCAGCTTCAGCTTCGGCTTTAGATTTTGGGCGAACTTCGTCTGTAAAATATCCCTTATTTAGGAATACTTCTAATTTCTTAATCTCGTCATCTATTTCGTAAGTCTTTATCTTATAATCCTTTGCTTGTAAAGTTGGATCTCCCGACATATCTTTAAAGGCTTGTGACATTTTTTCTTTATTTGCTTTTAGTGCTTTCGCAAGGTCTGTATAAAGATAAGGAAATTTCTTTGCAATTGCTGCGGCAGGAGCAGGTTGATCAGTTGCATTCATAAAAGCAGGGGTGCCAGCATCGAATTGAAACTTTTCTGTATCGCTAAGTTCTTTCTTACCGTCTTCGTCTTTTACATTGATAAACTTACCTTCCTTATCTTGCTGTTTTGCATAAGGAAACATCTGAAATAGCATAGCTCTATCACTATACTTGTGATACCAAGTATCCGAAGTTGAATTGGCTGTACACCATTGTGTACCTAACCCAAGCAAACATCCTGCAGCACGGTTAAGTGTTGTATATACGCGATAATCATCGTTATCGATAAGTTTGATGCTCTTGGCCATTTTATTTCTGGCTGCATTCTTAGCTGCATCTCTAACCTTATCTAACTTATCTTTATAATGTGTAGTCATGTAATGACCGATATCGCGTACACTATTAAACTTTGGAATATCTGTATGGTTTGCATCGAGCATATTTCTATTCTTTAAGATATAGAAATCGCGCATGTTCATATTCATAACACCAGTTAAGTCTTCCCAGCTATGACTTCCTGCAATATAGCGTCTTGCAATCCATTCGCTGTTTACGCCGTCACGGGAATAAATTGTTCCTTCGTACCCTTCGCGCTCGATATTATCAATATTTTCTAAGAACCATTGTGCAAGTTGCTCATCTGGTGCCTTTTGAAATGTCCTTGCTGCATTAGGTGGAAAAGCGGGCGGATTTGTTCTTGCATCATCGCGTATTGCATCGGCAAGATCTGCAACCATAGCTTTATTGTTCATGACGCGCTGACTACCCTTTGTTAGGGTAGCAGCTTCCATCAATATTGCTTCAATGAGTAAGTCTAAACGATCCATTATGTCAATGCAACGAGTGTATCTCTTAGTCCGTCAAGAACTGGCTTCAATGCTGTAGCATTACCCTTAGCAGCATTTTCTAACCAGTGGTTGAATTCATCTGAACCCTGTGGGCCACCAGATGCTTTTTCAATAGACTTAACAATAGCCTTTGAAAACGCTTGTGTTGGGGAACCGTATCCTGTATCGATATTGATATCCTTGCCTGTATCTAGACTTACAAGGAATTGCTTTAGCTTAACGCCGCTGCCCATAATCTTCTGTGCGCCTTCTAAGTTACCGCCGTTCATTGCACGCTGCGCAGATCTGGTAATCTGGCTGTATGCTTGGTCGGCAAGCTTCTTAAGAACTGGACGAACACGCTTAAAGATTTGCTGAACACCTTGTTGTGGATCTAGTGTTGCACCCTTCTTCATGTCAGCACGCTTGCTCATCTTATCACGTTCGACAGAACCCGGTCCGGCCGGGGCATCCTTCTCATTTTCGTATCCGCTAATCCAAACTGTCTTTAGTGGACCGATTTGATCTGCAAGTAGGTTAAACACATTTGTAGGATTTTGAATATCCTTACCATTGTGCTTACCCATTCTAGCACGCATAGTTGTTGGATCAGTAGGATCTCTATAATCCTCACCATCCTCTGCAGGTGCTCTTAGCAACTCTGGATTAATCTGTTGGCCGTCATCAGTGAAAGCAACAATCTGGTAAGGCAATGTGCTATCGCCACCTGGATTATATGTCTTTCCCTTCTTCTGGAATTCTGCTGTACGATTCTTAATAAACTTTTCGTCTGGCTTAATACCTGCGACACCGTTTTCAGCAGAAACAATAACAAAGTTATCTGGACCACTCTTGAATTGTTTCCAGAACAATCTTTCATTGAACGATGCTGGTGTTAGACCGGCGTCATTACTGAGTTTATGCCTTCTGTGCATCCACTTAACAAGATTTTGCCCGCCGGGTCTCTTACCAAGTGTTCTGCTCAATGTACTTTCATCAATGATTTCTTCATTTACAGATTCAGTAAGGGCAACCTGCTTGAAGATTTCCCTGATTTCCTCGTCCCATTTGATTCTTTCCATTAGTGTAGGTTTTAGAATCAAATGTGCAATTTCTTCGCGTAGTCTAGGCACATTTCCTCCCGGTAGCTGACCTTGTCCTGCGCCGCCACCGGCAATATTTGGTGTTCTTGCATCGGCATCAGGATAAGCATAAATGTATTGTCCCATTGGATCTCTAACAACATGGAATCTAACTCCATTAATGGAGTATTCCTTGACATCTGGCTTATAACCAGGGATAGCTTGTCCATGGCTCAATTCTACCTTTCCTAAGTCTTGAGCATTGTCTCTTAGCCATCCTGCTACAGCACGCATTTCTGCATCTGTATTAGGACCTTGTCCGTCCACATTGGCAATTGTCAACAAATCTTCAAGTGGAGTAGAAGTAAACATGCTGAATACATTGCGACCCATACCACGAATATTGCGTTGGCCGAAACCTGGCAAATCGCTAACGCTATGCCAGTTTGGTGTCTGTACTCCCGATGCCTGCATAGCATTGCTAATTACTGCTGGAACATCTGTAGCTGTTCTAACTGCTACCGCATTCTGTGCTGTAGGATCTAAGTCTGGCTCGCCTGCACCTGCTTCTGGGTTGATACGATTCATATAATCACGCATTGTGTCAGAAGGAGTCATTCCTGCTGTTGCTCTGCGTGTTGCATCTGCACCTGCTCTTGGAAGGGCACCCATTCCGCCTTGCTCTGGCTCGTCGTCCATGCCTGCTGGCTCATCAATATTTGCAATTGGGTGGCTTTGTGCAGGATTTAGAATATCGTCGATGTCATCTAAGTGCGATGTGCTTCTTGTCTTTGTGGGCTTTGCAGCTTCATCCATATCGCCGGTAACTTCTTGATGTACCTTACGCAATTGTGGAGCATTCATTCCGGCAAGTTCTTGCTCGGAATACGGTCTTTGTGAATTGCTTAAACCCATGTCTTGCATGTACTTGATAACTGAGATCATGTCCATTGCTTCGTCGGGATCAATTTGCTCCATTTCGTCACGGGCATCTTGGCGGGACAACGGCGAGCCCATTTCTAGTTCTTCTTGGGCATCGTAATCTGGATCAAAATCCATATCATCCGGGCCTTCGTCTAAATTATCGCCGCCATTTGTCATAGGCGACTGTTGACCGCCGGTTGGAACTACTGTTGTGTTTTGAACAATATCACCTAGCTTTACGCCTCTTCCAGACTTTGGCTTCTCAGCAACTTGATCCATTTCCATTTCGTCTTCACCGACAACCGGCTTTGTTGATGGAGTTTGACCAACTGCAACATTAGCTCCAGCGCCACGCTGTTGTGATCTATTTCCTTGACCTGTGGCAGAACCAATGTGCTTCGAACCAAAAGATGATCCAGGATTACGAGGACGATTCATGTATGGAAGTTGCTGGACTTGGCCGCCATTTGCCTTGAATGCTGCAACTGCGTCATCGTCCTCTTCCATGCCAACTTCAAATTCCATTTCATCGGCTGGCAATTCGTCCATCGGAGCAAAATCATTGCCACCAACTACAACTGCACCCATTGGGTCGCCTAGGCCTAATCCATCGACAGGTTCCTGTGCATCGGGTTCTGGGAAGCATGTCTGGCAACTCCAGCGTCCGCATCCACATTGGTTCGCCTCTGGTGGGTTTTCTGTGATAAGACTATCTTCATCAACTGTAAGAGCCTCCTCAACTGATTTCATCCAACTTGAAAATTCGTCTCTTTGATCCATTGCTGGCTCCTTCGAAGTCATACCGCCATTTGCTGGCTGTTCAATTTTTACATTTTCTGATCCAAAGGACATGGGCGATAAATTGCCATCGTTATCCATTTCGTCAAAATTATCTTTCGCATCTTGTTCTAATACAGAAGCTACATTCTCAACAGGAACAACAATTTGTTTTCCGTCAAAGAGGACAATGCAATCCTCGCCTGTAGTTCCGTATCCAATAAATGTACCGAAGCCTGGTCCGATAACAGTTCCATATACATCTGCAATCTTTACCATGTCGCCTGGACGGAACTCTGGCTTATCGTTGGATGTTCCCATTGACTCTGGCTGAACGGACATATGAAACCAATCATTGCCGTTTTGCAGATCCCTTTCGGGCATGGAAAAATCATCCTTTGCAAATTCCCTTGCTACACCCTTGATATCGATCATTGCGCTATCTTCGGTTGTAAACTCCATGAATCTACCAACGCCGCCTCCGGCTCTTGGATTTATGACTACGGTAGCATCCCTTTCAAATCCTTTATTTGCCGGTACATTGGCAATAACAGGCGGGACGCTCTCCATAATCTTTAACAGTTTTCTCATTTCAGACATCAAAAGCCTCGACTATTCAATGTACTTATTTATCAAGGTCTACGGTCTTTACGGCCATTAAAAAAGGCACCGGAGTGCCTTTTGTGGCGTAACATAATCTTAAAATGGATTACACTACCTTAGCATTCGTGATATCAAAGGCTCTATAATAATCATTCTTCTCAGCCGTGATAGCTTGTACAACATCAAAACAAAATTCATTTTCTCCATCGATAAATTCTATCCATGAATGACCTGATCTGATATTATCGGCATATTTTGTCATACGAACTTCACCGTCGATTACATTGCATTGCCAACTCGCCCAAGTTGTGCCCGGAATCTGAGATTTTAGCCATCTTGTTAAGTCATAGCACCTGTTATTTCTCGTTTCTGCTGCTGGTAGACCATTCTTTATATAATCCCCGAACGGATGAGTTATGTTTCTTACTACGCCCGATCCGATTTCTGTCAGTTTTGTCTCGAGTTCCTCGGGTGTCGAATTTAGATTAGCTAACTCCAATCCTTTACTACGAGATTTTAGCATTTCAATTTCTTTTTTTCTAATTTTGGCTTCACCCATGATATCTTCTCCATCCTTTATATTGATCTTTCTTTCCTGTAATCAAATCCATAACTCTCTGCCCAAGATTGTATTTTTCCATTAATAATCTCGGATTCTTACCTTCTACAATATCACCAGCCGGGGAAATCAATTTATAAGGCGTTCTTCCTTTTTCCTCTGGATCTATATTTTCTTGATATTCTCTGCATTTCTGTCTATGATTTATTGCTAATTTAGAATTTTTATCTATATCTTTATTCCAAGCTTGCCTCGTGCCTTTTGCATTTCCACCGGTAGCAGGTTTACCCCTCTTTGGAGACGGTCCTAATTTTACTCCGACACGACTTTTTGATATCTTATCTGATCGTTCTTTTCTTTGCTTCTCAGACATATTATCCATCATCTGTTTAGTCAATATAGATCTATTTCTACTTCTTTCTTCTTTTACTTCGTCTGGAAGATTATCCAAAGTCCTACGACGCTTTGCCATCATCTCTATCTTTCTTATTTCCGATAAGGTAGAATAAACATCTCCACCTGTCCCACCCGGATGAATATTTGTTAGTATCCCGTCTTTATCAATGCCTTTGCGTCCATATTTCTTGATTAATTCAATCTCTAAATCAAATGCAGTCGATTCGGTATCACATTCAATAATATTATATTCAATACAGCGATTTTCTCTAAGTATTTTTCTAATCTTTCGAGTTTTCCTTGGATTATAGTCTTTCAATAAACCATACCCAAGATCTTCCACACTATTTGTTATGGCATATTTCTCATGAGAATAGGCTCTATCTTTCGATGAGCCTTTACCCACATAAAACGGGATACCGAGATCTGAAAGTATGTAAACAATCATCAATTATTTATCTACGAGACCGTTTTGAACAATTGATTGATGACGCCAGTGAATGCTGCCGGTCTGCACATGTCCTTTACGAACATATTTTGCAACACTTTTTCCAAAATCATCGTAATGGAAGCTACCTGCAAGGCGAATAACAAAACCCTCATCGTCAGTAGGAGACAATCCTTCGTGTAACTTGCGGATTTTTGCCTCATCCCAGATGTCATCATAGATGACAGGAACATGCTCAATACCTAACAAGTCAAAATACTGAACAGAATCATCCCAACCTAGGCAAATGTTTGTCTCGTCCCAAATGGAAAATGCCATAAAATACGACGGCAGGTCTGCGTAAGCAATCGAGTGACGAGCCCAAAGGTTCTCACCGCAAATTCGCCAGTTTTCGGGCATATTGTGTGCTATACCTGCCCACAACTGCTTGACCCAGTCCCTGTCTACACCGCCACGACTGTCAATACTACGAGCATGGACATACCCGTTGCTGTATCCGGTAGTGTTTTCGCCATCCATTTTCTTGGTGCCGATAACACGCTTACCAACAAAACACGAAAGGTCCGTTAGGACCTTGTCGTCATCGGTAAATCCGGGACTCCAAGGGAGATGGAATGTTCTCGGATATTTAGTAAACATGATAAACTCCTGTGCTGATAGCACAGTGCTACCAGTTACTTACAAATTCTTGCAATATCGTCAGCAGACTTATTTGCCTTGATTGCTTCTATGCGGCATTCGTTTTTCTGATGTTGCTCAAGGGCAAGGCCACCAAACATACATACAAAGAAAATGCCTAATACAATAGCTCCAAACTTTTCCATTACTTGATTTCCTTACTTGAGTTAGCAACAGTCTTATCAGTCCTGAATTCTGCAAATCGCGGCAGGAACAGGGAATCTACATTCGGCCTGTCTCTACTCTTGATGCGCTCATTATAAGTGACAGCAGCAATTGTGCCAATCAAATCATCAATGTTGTCGGTAATCCACTGGCGCAAATCATCCGAGAAGCCGCTAATAGATACTTCAACCAATCTATCACTGCTTGCCATTTGCAAGCTACCAACCATATCCTCAAACTTACCAGTGCCGGGATTATAGCCAGTGATTTCAAGATCACAGTCTTTCTCAGCTTTCATCTTCACCAGGTGCTTACTGCGCGAATCTTCCCAGAGAGCACAGTAATTCTTCAGGATGGTACCTTCGTATCCCAGACCCAGCAATTCCTGGAAGTGAGCTTCACCTTCTTCCAGATTATTGACAATGCGGTAAGGAATAACCCAGAACTTACCGGTGTGTCCCTTCAGTTTTTCCGCAAGTGCATCCTCGCCGGTCTTTTGTACAGCGTTTACTGCCTTGATAAGTGCTTCAAAGCGGTCTTTGTACTTTTGCTTGGAAACACCCTTCTTAAATTCTTCCAAGGGAATGACATCCCACAGCTGGAAACGAATTTGGCGTGCTTCCTCGTCGGAAATAGTGCCCTTGATTGCCTTGTTGATAATGCCGTTGCCGGTCTTTCTATCAATGACCTTACCGTTTTGGTCGACAACAACGAATTCGCCGTCGAAAACGCAATGGTAGGAAAATTGCTGAGCAAGTTCAATCAGCTCAGGTTCCATGTGTCCGAGCATGTCGATTTCACGACCGCTACGACCACACAAAGTAACCTTGGTGCCTTCAACAATGCCGTTTGCACGGAGGCCGTCTGCCTTCAATTGGCTGTACGCAGGATAGGTAATGTTCTTGATGTTTTTCGCATCGTAAGGACGAGCAAGCAAACACGGGTAGCTAGGGATAAATCCTTCTACGACAGCATTGACGATACCGTCCGCCATGCCACAGCGCAGATCTTTACCAATAATCCGCTTAATAACAGTGGCGTCATCACTATCAAGCTCAGACAGAATACGGCTAAGATGCTCAATACCTGCGTTGCCAGTGAGTTGTCTAGACGACAACTTGTCAAGTTCAGCCAGTGCCCAGTCGAGGGTCTTGTGACTGTCATCGGATCCGCTGAGGAATCGGAATGTATGGTCGGGGATTTTTCTGATATAGAAGTTGACATATGGATCCAGTGCAAGCTTCACCACCTGCATAAATTGTTTATTGCTTTTATGCTGCTCGATGAGTGCAAGCTTGTGCCCGCGCTTGGTGTCGGAGCCGATGTCTTCCAGAATCTTCAGAATGCTCATGTGTGTCCTTTGTTGCCACTATTATATTATGGCTTGTCATTGTTGTCAATGGTAGCTTTGAGCTCTTTTTCTAAGATATAATTTGCCATCTCGGGTGGCATTGTGAGGTACATTCTATCATAGTGTACCTCACAATAGGATTTACCATACATCGAAGGATGGCGGCAACCTTCGCCTTCGCCTATCCAAACACAAATGAATGATTCTTGTTCCATAAAATTGGTGCCCCCATGATGTAACACTTCAAACCACCGACCTTCCGCTTATCAAACGGGTGCTCTAAATGTAACTAGAACGACATTGAGCCGGCGGCGCCACCTTGTGTCTAGAGGCTGTTCGTTTTTCTGAGCTAATAGGGCTCTATAAGTATAACTGATTTACTCAGTAGGTTCAAGATGTTCGAGGATGATTTTATCGTATCCGTTCTTAACAGCATATTCGATAATATCGGCTAGAATGACTTCTTCGTCTTCCGTTGCGTACCAGTAAACCTTGCTGTAATCAATCTCATCAAATCCGGACAATACAGCAATTGATTTTTCAAGGTAATTTGCATATCCGCCGAAGTCATCAGTGTATGGGCCTAATGCTGCTTCTAAGATTTCGGTATGCGGGATTACCTGTATCGAGTCTAGAATGTTTCCTTTTGTATCTGCGACAGTATACTCTGTGCCAAGTGAAAGAAGATCTGTAATTTTGAACATTTTATTTTAACCTCGCATTAAATTAACAAAAGAAAACTCTAAAGTATTTATGGAAAATGTAGAAACTTTGATTTATTATTGTAGAACGGTTCTACACCAACCATTCTCGCAAGCGTTGCTCTTTCTACAATATCAGCAATGTACTGCTTTATTTCTGATTCTACCTTATCGGCAGGAATATCATCTAATGAGATATTCGAGACCTCGATTGATGCGGCATCGCCTGTCGGTGTTTGTCCTGTAATAACAGGGAAGAAACTAACATCGGATTTTCTTTCTAAAATATCCCTGTAGTTTACAGAAATCTTGTAATCCGGAGCACTCGGCTCGACATACAAGATAGAATGAAAATGCTGCCCACTTGAATTAACAACACCTAGTAATTCAGATGCTGCTCCGCTGCCACAGCGTATTCTATTCTCGTCGATTGCGTTTGATGAACCCTTGCCAAACAAAATATGGTTAAAGGATGCATTATCCTGAACAATAATATTTCTATAGCAAAAGGAAATAGCAGAACGGTGATTCTCGTAGAAGGTTGAAAGATTTAGTTTAGCACTTGGATACAGTATGTAATTGGTTACTGCATTCAGCGCACTGAAACTTTCTATTTCCTCTACAATCTCTACCTCGACATCGTTGGATATATTAAATACCACAACAGAATTGTAGAATGTCTCAAAATCCGATTTATATCGAACATAGATAGGCTCGTCAATCTCACCTATAATTTGGAAGGTAGTATGATTCTGGCATACAAGATACGCCAGTGTGGAGAATGTCTCCGGATTATACAAGTTACGAGGGTTTGTAACCTGATTGCTATTCTCTAAGGAATTTGAGACCACTACATTCGGATGATCGTAAAATTCCTTACTAATGTGAATCTCATTTCCGCAGATACTCACTACCATTCCCGTCAATCCGGGATCAATTATCATTTGAACTTTGTTATTCTGAATATAGAAACGCTGCTCAAAGAAATTATCTAACCCAGTGTTTTTATACTTGTCCTGGGATGCTGAATAAAGTAGTTCTGAGTAATATTTTCCTAGAAATGCTTTTATTGGAATTATAGTTGTTGACATTGATTTCCCGTATCTCTACGAGATATTTATGGTTTTTATAGTTCTTCGAATGTAGCAGTTAATGGGAAACCATTAGCTCTGGAAAAGTTGATTGTCTCCATCGTCTTTTCCTGCGCCACTTCGTGCGTATACGGTGCGCCAGCAACTCCTTGCCCGCTAACATGAATTGCCTTCGTAACCTCGATGGCATCTTCAACAGATTTGTGGAAAATCTGCACAAGAACCATGATAACAAAATCGAAGGTTGTCTTGTCGTCGTTGTGCAACAAGACTTTGTACATCTTAGGAATCTGTACTTTGATTGTCTCGTCAATTTTTTCAATGACTTCGATTTCTGTTGGCATTTTCTAAATCCCCGGGTGTGTAGTTAATATTTTACACGACCCGGGGCCCCTCGTCAATAAATCACTTAATGGCGATTAGCTTAGGCTTGGCTTCTTCCGGCACATTCTTAACGAATGTAACCTTCAAAATACCATCTTCCATGGTTGCGTCGCTAACTTCAAAGTATTCCGCAATGCGGAAGCTCTTTGAGAACGAACGAGATGCAATACCACGGTACTGGTATGTAGGCATCCCTTCTACAACTTCGTCGAGGTTCGGCTTTTTATCCCCCTTAATGGTGAGCAATCCTTGGTGCTCTTCCATTGTAACTTCGTCTTTCTTGAAACCAGCAACTGCGAGCTCGAGATGAAACTTGCCATCATTTATAAAGACGATATTGTGTGGGGGATAATTTGATGTAGGGCTTTGTAGATCCCTAAAGACGGGTCCAAATCCTACGCTGAGTGCCTCGAGCTGATCGAAGAGGCGGCTGAAGTCGTGTCTTGACATAATGTACTCCTTTTGTAGCAAGTCAAAAATTGCGGTATCTTACCGCTAAATTGCAAAGCCCCACCATGGGCACTTTGCAAATTTATTTATCTCTGTATTTTAGCTGAACATCAAAATAAGAACAAGAATCGCCAAAATTACTCCACCTATTATGGCCAAATTGTTCTTTTTACCCGAATCTGCAGGTGGTGTTACGGATTCTGTTGGTGTAACAACAGGCTCCACTGGCGTAACAGGAACAGATACCTTAAATGGCTCAATAAAAACTTCGTCGTACAATCTCGGAGAACCATCTAATTCCGGAACCTGTGTATATTTTCCAGCAACCATGAAATCGCACATTTCTGTTACAAGCTGTTTATAAGAAATGCCAGGATTTGCCATGGCTGATCTTAATAATGCTGCTGTTGCTGCACCCTGTGGAGAACCGTTTATAACTGCATCGGCCGATGTTTGGTCGGCATGGCAACCTGCAATAAGCAATGCACTTTCATTAACATCGCGGCTTGCTCTCCAATCAACAAGAGATCTTGTCTTTAATTTGTTGGCAACCTTTGCTGGTGGTTTCAAATAACGAGCACCTTTTACTTTTTTAGCAACCTTCGGTGCTTCTACCATAGTTTTTGTTGCATTTAGACTTTCAGTCTGATCCAACATTGTGCCTGAGTGGCAGCAATCTAAAATAACAGTGGTGTTTACGCCGTTTGGTACCTTATTGAATGCTTGTCTAAGTGTATCATCAGTGATTACCTTATCCATCCAGTTTAAATCAACTGGACAAATAATTTCTTCAAATCCATCTGCTTCTGTTGAGCTTGGTAATTGAGAACCATGTCCACTATAGTGGAAAACAATAACATCACCAGGAGTTACGCCCGATGTTAGCCATTCTAATCCTGCTTTGATACCATCTGTGGTTGCTGCCTCTTCTTGCAGCATCTTAATATCTGTAAATCCGCGAGCGGCAAGGAAGTTATGCATGTTATGGGAGTCATTGATACATCCCTTTAATTCATGTCCTGTGCCTACATAATTGATACCAACCAATAATGCTTTTTTCATATGTGTAATCTCCTTGATTACACATATTTATCTGTCTATTTGATAATTAACTGCTCACTGGAGCAACAATCCATTAATTTGTCGTAAACAACGGGCTCGAGATTGATACAACCCGAACTAATAAACCTATCATTTACATTTTTACTTCTTAATCGGTCCATTCTTCTTTGTTCTGGCTTCAGTAGCCAGACACGGTGGATGGCAAACACCATATGATCGTTCTCATGGAACTGTAAAACATCGCCTCCGTATCCAGGGTCCTTTGTAATACGCTTGCGCATTGTGAATTCACCAACAGGAGTAGGTATATTTTTGCCTAAAAGTGCCGGATGACACTCCTCTGTACCGTTGTAGGTAAAGCAGATAGTGGCTAATGCAATAGATACGATAACTGACATATTTTTATCCATGAAGAAGGCCGGATCATCCGGCCTTCTGTGTTGCGATATTACTCGCCTTTCTTCTTCGCAGGTACTTCAATAAAGACTTCGCGGACAGGGCCCGGAACTTCCTTAGTGATAGTCACTACCATCGGCACAGGGATAGCAACCGGCTTGGGAGCCTCAGCTACCTTAGGTGTAATGAACAAATATTCACCACGGCCCATTGCAGGTGTCCAATTGTAGCTGGCACACTTCAGTTTTTCACCTTCCTTTGTGCAAGGAACTTCCATTACACGCGGATAGATAGTAGCAGCAGTTGGGTGATTGGGCATGTATTGTGGAACATGAAAGATGTTGTTCTCAACCTTCGCATTATCCACGATTACAGCATTTTCAACGCCAGATGCATTGTAAACAGGTGTACCAGAACCAAGCACTGCCTTACCAAGATTTACTTCGGCAGCAAAAGCAGTTGTAGAAACTGCCAGAGCCGCCATGATGATTAGATTTCTCATGGCGTGTCTCCTTTACTCGGCCTTCTTAGCAGCAGCAACCGGGCAGGTATAGCCAGTCACTTCAAGTGCTTCGCGATTTTCCTCGTCCTTGCACATCAGCGCAAGAGCAGCAGCCTTCATGCCCATGTTCCAGAGTTCACGGCTGTTCTTCAGACGCACACAGTTTGTATCCGTGTAGGTCTTACCAACGCCCAAACCAAATCCAGGCAAGTTCACCGAACCAGATGCCGAACCCATGCAGGTGTCGTTGCTGGAAGTCAGCGGAGGACCGTTGACAGACGGAGTATTGCGGATCTTCTGGTTGGCTGCATCCTTCAATGCTTGTGCATTGATAGCAGCAACTTCCTTAGCTGCGGCAGCATTGATTTGTGCCACGCTAATTTCGGTGTCGCCCAGGGCTCTGGTTGTTGCAGCAGAGTTAGGGTCGAAAGTGTTCAGCGTGATGTTCTGGGTGTTACCAGAAGTAGCCGAACCATTTGTGAGACTGTTGCTCACCGCGCCGGATGCGATAGTAGCGGTAGAAGAACCACCAGCCACATCACCGACCGTACCAGTTGTGGTTACAGTCTGCGAACCCGTCGAAACAGTGTTGCGAACTGCGCCATCAGCAATGGTATTGGTGCCAGTAACGGTGTTGCTGTTGCGAACTGCGCCATCAGCAATGGTGCTGTTACCAGAACCGCTTACACCCGAAGTGGAAGTTTGCGATTGTGTACTGCCTTGGACAGTGTTGCTGTTGGTGCTGTTACCAGAACCAGCAATACCTTGCATCTGACCTTGCATCTGACCTTGTTGCTGACCTTGTGCAGCAGTATTGGTGTTAACGCTTGTGTTAGCGTTGGTGTTCAGGTTGGTGCTATTGGCGTTTGCTTCCGGGCTCAATGAACGCGAATTGGAACCACTGGCAGTACCAATGTTGTTGGTGTTGGTTGCAGCGCCACCGGCAACATTTCCAACCGAACCACCGGTTGCAGACGAACGATTGTCGTTGGAACTGTTACCAGAACCGACGACAGCACCACCGGTTGCGTTGCTATTGCCGGAACCTGTTACGGCGGCACCGGCAGTAGCACCTGATGTAGACACCGCACCTGCGGCGGCACCGGCAACTGCTGTGCTAGTTGTGACGGTAGCGTAGGACGCCCCCATACATAGCATTGCCGCTAGGGCAAGAAGACTCTTCTTCATTGTGTTTTCCTTTAGGTTGTGTGTACTTTCAGTACAATAGACACTATAAAGGAAAAGGCTTGAGTTGTCAAGCCTTTTAGTATAACCGGTTTTGTTGCTCTAGATTAATAAGGACGGTCTTTATGCCAACGACCAGTCTCGATCATCTCTTCGACTGTGCGTTCCCAACGCTTACGAGCTTGTTTCTTGAGTCTTTGTCTTTCAACAGCAGGCTTTTCGTAAGCCATTCGGTCTTTTACTTCCTTTAGCAGTCCAGAATCCTGAACTTTCTTAGACCAAGTACGCAATGCTCTTCCGAGATCGTCGTTTCTGACTTCTACAGTTAAGCCCCTATGTCTCTTTTCGCCGTATCTTCCGTGATTACTCATTGTTTGCTCGTTTCTTTGCCTTGTATACATGTTTAGTCTTACCTTGTTCGTCAACAAAAATCTTGTTGACGCCTTCCTTTGCTAATCTCGGCAGAATAAACTGTGTTGCCTGGAGATCTCTCTCCATAATCGATCGAAGCCCTCTTGCTCCGACTTTTTGCTTCAGACATTCTTCTGCTACATTCAGTAGGTATTTATCATCGAACTCTAAAGTAACGCCTTCATATTTAAATAGAGCTTTAAACTGGCTAACAATACTATTCTTAGGTTCTTTTAGAATTCGTAACATCATTTCAGGTGTTAAATCATCAAAAACAACAGTAACAGGATGACGACCTACAAATTCCGGAATTAGTCCATACTTGATAAAGTCTTCTGGAGTAGCTAACTTGGCTGTCTGCGAAAACGGAACCTTTGTTGTTAGTGTTGCACCAATTCCGATGCCGGCTTTAGAACGATTCTTTCTAATAACCTCATCTAAACCAACAAATGCACCGCTGCAAATAAAGAGAACATCTTTTGTATCAAAATCAACTGGTTCTTCATAACCATCTTCGACCTTAATGACTGTCCCTTCAATGAGTTTTAACAGAGCTTGCTGAACACCTTCTCCGGAGACATCTCTACCTACAGTAGCAGATTCGCTGCGACGACTTTTCTTATCTATTTCGTCGATGAAGATAATTCCCCTACTTGCTTTTTCCAAATCATCATCGGCGTTCTGTATGAGACGCTTAATAAGATTTTCTACATCTTCGCCGACATACCCTGCTTCAGTTAACGATGTTGCATCAGCAATAACATAAGGAAGATCGAATAAAGTAGCTATGGTCTTAACAGTTAAAGTCTTACCACTGCCGGATGAACCAACCATAAGTAAATTAGATTTTTCAATCTCGGTCTTTGCTGTGTTATTGATACGCTTGTAATGATTATAGACTGCTACTGAAATAGCAATCTTAGCAGAATCCTGTCCGATAATGTATTCGTCGAGATGTGCTTTAATTTGCTCAGGGGTCGGTATCTTTTCTTTTCTCTTTTTAGGTAGTTTTTCTTCAGTATGAAGAATATTATAAGAGACATCAACACACTCGTTGCAGATGTATATATTCTTACCACCTATTTCGGGACCTTCCACCATTTGTTCAACTTGATTGCGACTCTTATTGCAAAAAGAACAATGTATTAGTTTCTTAATGCCGCTGTCTTCGTTTTCACTCATGTTATGCCCTCTTAAATTCGGATAACCAGCTCAATGCTTTAGGATACTTATTATCGGCGACCCGAAAAGTGCCTTCATTGCGATTGCTCGACGCGTCATCCGAACCTTTATCTGTTCCCGGTGCTTCGGTATGTATTTCTTTAGCTTCTTCTTCAATCTGGATCCCGGTCTCAATCTCGGAATCCGTCTTGCCGGTTTCGGATGGGTGAACAATTGCAGGCTTTTCTTCTTCATTTACTTTTTGTGGAATAAAATGTGGTCTTGCACCTAATATTTCTCTTAGGATAGCTTCATTCTGTGCCCATGGTTGTTTTGCATCCGGGACTTCTTTTATCTTAGGTGTCGATAACGAGGGAATTTCTTCGATCTCAGTGCTGATTGCGGTTTGCGGCCTGATAACACTTGTAGGTATAGGCGAAATTGCGCCGGCAATAGGTGTCGTTGTAATTTTTGGTTGAAATTTCTCCAATACTGACGCTTCAATCTCATTTACATTGCCTTCACTTTGTATCTTGGGAACTTTCGGTGAGGTTGTAATATTAATTTCTTCTTCCGGATCCTCACAATTGAGGGTTGGTGCCAAAATATCCTGAATATCTTCTTCCTGTATTGTAGTCGGTACCATACCGAGTTCTTCTTCATCGATTACCTCTTCGTCTTGTAACCTCGGTTCCGGATCGGCCTCGGGGGCGGTTGATTCTTCGGAGTCTTCATATAACGAATCATTCGCAGGCGGGTCGGCCACCACGATTGTATGTGGTAATGTTTCGACTGGAATATCTCTAACCTTTTCCTCAATGACTTCTTCAATCTCATCTAGTAATCCCACAGTTTCCTGAGGTAACGGAACATGTATCTCGGTTTTGGATGTCTCTGTGCTTGGTGCGCTATTATTCGCCGCATTGTCGGTGTCTTTAAAACCAAAGTCCGGAAGTATGATTGGGCCTTCAACAAATGCTTGGCTGTCTGGCGTGTCAGTTTCGGGAATGTTGTCATGTCCAGCTTGTCTAGCAGGCTCTTCTTTTTGGGTTTTCGTGTCTTTCTCATTCCGTAACCGCATTAATGTGTGATTTGCCGCAACTAACAATATAACAGCAAGAGGGTCAAGTGTCGACACAAGAAGTAAGGTAAAGATTCGAACAGCAGTCTCTATATTCTTACCTGTGTCATTGGTAGCGCCGTAAAATAATTCAGCAATGTACCGAATTGGACCTACATCCAATTGTTGCTTTCTAACTTCGGATTCGAGTTTGAACTTTTCAGCATTTATGCAGTCAATTCTCTTTTGTGCTTCTGCTGTATCATTACGCAACTGGGTGCGTTGAGCGGCCTGGCTCTTTCTTACCGACAAAGCACGGTCAGCTCTATCTTTTCCTAATAACGAATTAACAGTATCATCTAATTGCTTTGTAAGCTTTTCATTATCAGTGATTGTTGCTTTCTCTCGCTCAATTTGATACTGAAGTTGTTCGATCTTAGCTGAATTATCAATTGTGCCAGCACCTTGTTCTAAGTGTGCCTTTGATAAAAAGCCAAAAACCCCAATGCTGGTGGCAGTCATTAGGGCTAGGGTGAAATAAATGAGTGGTCCTTTTAATCGCCACCCAGCATGTTCCCAGTTTCGGTAAACCCAACTGGTTGTTACCAGCTTGGCACACTCTGTGACCACACCCATGATGAGGGCATACATAGGAGCTCCGGCATAAATTGCCATAAATCCTACAATAGAAAACCATCCAGCGACAGCAGCCAATGCTAAGGCTGCTAATAAAGTTAGCAGTGCGAATATCATCTATTATTTACCTGATTTTCAGACGAGGCCTTTTAGCTTTAGTATTATAGCATCGGCTTCTGCCAATTCATATACATTTACATCACAGCCGATGATTAAAGCAGTCCTGCCAGCGGGCAAGGATTTTGTGACAGAATCCATTGCCCCCTTAACATAAGTATCGCTCAAGAATTTTGTTTCTCTCGGTAATTGAAAGATAAGAATGCTATGAGGCTCATTGCATTCAACTTCGTGTAGATAACCTACAATTCCGTGTACTCCGCGAACTTCTGTTACAGCCATATCAGCCTTCGTACCACGCAGAGTTAGCGGGTGTTTCGGATACAACTACTTTCCTGCAGTGGACACCAGAATAGCCGTTTTCGGGCAGCCAAATCTCGTTTACATATTCATGCAAGAACTTACTTAATCCTTCGCACCCGGTTCGCTCAACTACAACCATCTTGCAAAGCTTCTTTTCGTGAAGCATTTCGAATGTCTTAAACTCGGGATCATCCTGCGCAACTAGCATTGTATGATCGAATGTGTCATCGAGGAAATCCTTGAATGATTTCAATGATCCGAAGTCTACAACCCAGTTTCTTACATCTACAGTTTCAGATTCAAACTCTAGATAGAAGCTTAATGCATAACCGTGGATTAGACGGCAATGGCTTTCTGCACGCCACTGACGATAAGCAACTGCATATCCTCTTTCGGAACTATATGTTTTTGTTGATACAAATTTTCCCATGATTACTCCAATTCTACACTTGCGTGGACAAATTTAACATTAGGAAAGAATACTTTAGCCCTATCAATTAATGCTTGCGGTATCTGATTTTCAGTATTAAATTCAGCTATCTGCTCTTTGATAGCTTTCTTTTCGGACTCTAGCATAAAATCTTCAAAAGTCCAGCCATTATCTTCGAATGTTTTTATTCTCCAATAATGTATGGTCAATTCTCTATTATAGTATTGTGAAGATTCTACAGTCAATTGCCCTAGCTTGTATACAGGTGCAATTGGTGCAGCAAAATTTCGTATATCTATTTTTTCAGCCATTTCCGAAAAGGGAATTCTTTTCAATCTGTTAAATGTGTCGACTTGGTCCATTATTATTCCTTTACAGACACTAACCTCATAAATTCGGTACGAACATTGGGGTCGGTCTTAAACACACCGCCTAGTTTACTAGTGATTGTACTGGAACCTGTATCTTCGACACCTCTGCTCTTTACACAGAAATGCTGTGCATGGATTACGACACCGATATTGTCTGTGTCAAGGATATGCTGGAGTGCATGGTAGATTTGTTCTGTAAGTCTTTCCTGGATCTGCGGACGCTTGCTGAAATATTCAACGATGCGGTTGATCTTAGATAATCCTAAGACTTTCTTATTTGGAATATAAGCGACTGTGGCAAGCCCGTCGATAACAACGAAGTGGTGTTCGCAATTTGATTGTACATTTACATTTCTTTCGACAACCATCTCGTCATAAGACATTTTGTTGTCGACTGCTGTACATTTCGGGAATGCATCGTAATCGAGACCCCAGAAAATTTCGTTTACATACATCTTGGCAACACGCTTTGGTGTTTCGATTAGGCTATCGTCAGTTAAATCAAGTCCTAAGATTTTCATAATTTGACCGAAATGAATTTCGATTTCTTCAATCTTAGTTTTTCTATCTTCGAAGAGCTCTTCGCCCATCGGGGTTTCTACTCCCATCTTTACGAGGTGAGCATGAACTTGTTGACCCAATTCGGGGTCGCATTTGGTTTTATTGTATGACATTTTGAATCCTTCCTTAAGCGGATATTAGTTTTGAAAAGTTGTCACCGTTGTGTGACACAAGTATTTATCCGCTGCTTAATAGACATTGTGCTTTTGCTTTAAATTGTTCATATCCTGACTATAGCTGAATACAGTCATGTTCAACGCTTTCAACAATGTCGAGAAATCTCCCTTTAGAGACGCCAAATCGGCCTTTGTGGTTGCAAGATCCAGAGTCAGCATATCGTGTTCTCTAATAAGATGCATAAAAATTTCTGGATTTTGATCTATGCCCTTTAGCTTTGCCACAACCTGTTCAGATTCGGTAAATTCCTTCAGGGTAGTAACATCTACGGAGCCAAACAACTTATCAAGAAGTGCAATTTTTAGAATTTGGTCGTTTGACATTGTGATCATTTTGCCATCTCCGGCTTGTTAGCGATATCAGGATGTGGATCATATCCAATCAGTTCAACATCTTCCCATTGCAGATCCATAATGGCCTCTAGCGTAGGTAAATCTTTCTTAATATTGAGTGTAGGCAATGCTTTAGGAGTTCTTGTGAGCTGTTCCTTAACCATATCCATTTGATTCTGATAGATATGAACATCATGACCCATATAAATTAAATCTCCCGGGATAAGTCCCAGGTGTTTTGCAAAAATATGATTTAGAAGTGCATAACTCATAATATTGAACGGTAATCCAAAAGGAACATCGTTACTACGCATTACAAATGAAGTATGCAGTTTGCCTAATGGATCAACCGAATACATATGTAACATGTGGCATGGCGGTAATGCCATTTCGTGCAATTGCCCCGGGTTCCAGCCAGTAACAACATGCCGTCTACCAAATGGATCTTTTCTAATGCCTTCTAATAGATCTTTAATTTGATCTATTTCATTTGTCTTACCTGCATACAGACGATCCGGCGATTCCCAGTGTCTCCATTGATATCCGTACCCTTTACCCATATCTCCTTCGGGCAAATAATTTAGTCCGCGATTATCTAGAAACTCTCTAGAGGTATTACCCTTCCAGATATTAATTTTCTTTTCTTCTAGCAACTTTGTTTGTGTATGGCCGCGAAGAAAGAACATAGTCTCTTCAAAAGCTATGCGCAACGGAACCTTACGAGTTGTTAAAATTGGAAACCCTTCGCTTAGATCCCAGCGAAGTTGACGGCCGAATACGGCGCGTGAGCCGATTCCTGTCCTGTCTGACTTGTCTACACCATTCTGTAGAATATCTTGTAATAAATCAACGAAATTTTGCATGTACACCCCTTAACTACGAAACGATTTTACGCTGTAGTTATAAGAATGTCAAAGTGTTTCGGACAACTTCCTGATTATGTAATCTGCCTCAGTAATATACTCCACAGATTCCCTGTGACCGTATTCGTCGTCATCGTTAAATACTCTGCCATGCCCTGCAGACCATGTAAGAAACTTTTCGTAATAGGGTTCCCACCAAATGCGTGTCCCATCGGAACATTTAACCGGTGTGAATGCAAATCTCTTCTTATATTCTACTACAGAAGAAATTCCCGGATCGTTCCGCCAATTGTGATTTGGATTTACCATATAAAACGGGGCCGAAGCCCCGCCCATTTTACTCCCTTACAGGAGGTAGTCTGTAAAAATCGTGGTTTCCCACTCTCATTGTTTTCTTTAATTCCGATGTCCAGCCAGGTTGACTAGCAGTCGGGTTATGAAAATGGGTCGCCCCGTGTGTGTTATCCTTGACTTCTCCGCTGAGTACCTTAATTGCTACGATACTCGCTACCTGAAACTGGTCAACCACCTTTTGGTTAACGGATCCGTCCTTGTTTCGAACAGGTATTTCTTTACCCCGTTTGTCATTCTCGCAATACCATGAAAAAGCGCAGACAATCTTCTTACTAATCCTCGATGTGGCTGTTTGTTTAACCACCCTACAGATAGTATTTGGGAATCGTGAATCATTTACACGATTTAGGGTAACAGAAGCAACTGCAAATTGACCTTGTATACTTTCACTTCTCGCTTCATAGTAAATATTCTCTGCCAAGCAATATGCTTCGGAAGGGTCTATTGTTGATGTGTCAACGCCTAAATCAATGGCGCCTGCTGTGCTCAAAAGATATACAAGGAGAAGTTTTGCTGTAAGCATCTTTCTTTCTCCTAAATTGCCCTAGTTGGATATACCAACAGGCTAATTATTTAGCCCAGCAACATTACCATTATATACAATGTTAACGGTTTTGTCAAATAATGGATAAATAGTCTAAAGAAAAGGATTTTGACATGAATTCAGCCCAGTTCGAAAGTGATGATAACAGAGACCGTAGGGAAACTCCGTGGAGAAAGAATGCACCTCCACTAAATAAGCCGCCTACTAATCCTGACTACCAAAAACAACCGTTCAACTACGACGAATGGATGAAAACTTCTAAGAAAATGGAAGAAGACGAGTCAGATACTCCTAAACCAGGCGATACTATTCGCACAAAGAAGATGCAGATGGAAGGTAAGGTTGAAAGTATCGGGCAAAATCGCGCAGGATATGCAGAAGTTCTTTTTAGGGTGGGCGATGGACGCTTAATGAAGACTCCTGTAAGCAATGTTATTGTTGTTGAAAAACTTGCCGACGAAGATGAAGACATTATGGAAGTTTCGACCGAAAAGCTTGCACAGTACAAAACTGCTGCTGGTGCTGATGCAAGGGCTGCCGATAAGGCAGGTGATACCGCTCGTGGCAATAAGAGATTCCACGGAATTGTGCAAGCAACCAAGAAGCAATTTGCAAATGATGCTAAGAAGCATGTCAAGGAAGGGCCAAATGACGGTTCTAATGATAATTTCACAGTAGACGATATCAAGAGATTAGAAACAATTAGAGATCTACCAACTTTGCAAGCTCAAGCCAAAGTTCTAATAAAAGGAAAGGCTGCAAGAAGAATGAAGCCTGAAAAGATTGCTTATTTCTATGATAAGATCGACGGAATGACTAGGCCAATGGCGATTATCAAACTAATGTACGATCTTTTACTATCGGGCGAAGGTAATAGCGTTATAGGAACACCGCGTGGCATGAAACAAAATACATATCGCGACAGATTTGGTGAGGGTTCTATGGGCGGTATCAATCGCTGTGCCCCTGCACAAGATGTAAGCTATGAAAAGATGCTTGACGAAATTGTAAAAGAGCAAGAGCTAAACGAATTGAGTGTCGATACCATGAAAAGCTATAAGCAAAAGGTAAAGTCACCTGATAGCACAAAGAAAGCTTCCCTATATCGATTAAATAAGGATGTCGAGGGCTCTAACAGAGCAGATCAGAAAATTAGAACAAAAACCGGTGACAGATCCGGCCCCAACAGTAACAGGGCTTACGAAGAAAAGCTTGCTGAACTATTGGCTCCTATGCTCGACGAAGTATATCAAGGCCCTCATGTCGGTGATCCACAGAAACTTGCCAAAGCACCAAAAAGTTCAATGCAAGGCTCTAGTGCTGCGACATTTAGCCAACTTGTTCAGGACACCATTGCGGAGCATGGTGTTAAATGGGCGGTTGAATACTATGTAAAGAAACACGGCTTACCGCCGCGTCAGTTTAGAATATTTGCAGGAATATAAAAAAGGGCCCTACGGGGCCCTTAAACTTTGTACTGTTTCATATCCTGATCAACAAGCTCTACAGGAAATCCCCACAAATTTTCAATGTGTTTGATAACATTCTTTGATTGGGGAGACAATTCCCTATTACCTACCTTGTAATACATGAGTGTTAGCTTTCGTGTACCGTAATGATCAACATCGACCACTTCGATTTTAGGCATATAGTTCTCTGTTAGATAATTATCGGCAAGAGATTTTCTTATTTGTTTAAATCCGCGCTCGTCATGAATAGCTTTTACAAGGTAATCACTCTTGTTGTCGTCATTTAGCAAGAATAAACCCATTTTTCTGCACAGGTGCGGGCTAAGGAACTGTCTAATAAAGCTTTCGTCTCTGTAATTTGCTACAGCATCAATACATGCGTCAACCCAATTAACACCCATTAGATCTGGAAAATATTCCTCGTCTTCTGCGGTAGGATTTTCGCAAATGCGGCGAATATCATTGAAGATTTCAAATCCTAAGTAGTAAGGATTCATTCCGTTGTAATACTTACTATCAAAATCTGGTTGATACAGAACATTTGTGTGCAATTGAAGGAATTCAAGCATTGCACCCTCAGATAGTAGACCCTTATCGTAAAGTCTATTCATCATGTAATAGTGTGTGAAGCTTGCCCATCCTTCATTGAGCACCTTTGTGCATCTTTGTGGTTCAAAATACTGTGCAATCTTTCTAACTACGCGAAGAATTTCTCTCTGCCAGTTCTTTAATTTAGGGGATTTCTTTTCTAAGAAGTAAAGAATGTTTTCTTCTGGTTCTTTTAGAAATTTTGTATCCTCAACAGGCTTTGCCTTAGTGGTCGGAATAGTTCTCCACAACTCATTTACCTGCTCTTGCAGATATTTCTTTCGTTCTTCTTGCTTTTCTCTTTCTTTATCGAGACTTAGCTTGGAAGGTCTACGATATCTGTCGACTCCGTGATTCATTAAGGCATGTGCTGCATCTAAAGTCTTTTCAACCTCATCTGCACCATACTTTTCTTCACATTCGGCAATGAAATTCTTAGCAAAGATAAGATAATCAACAATGCTACTAGCATCTGTCCATTGCTTGAACATATAGTTATTCTTAAACACATGATTATGCCCGTATCCAGCGTGAGCCAATACAAGTACCTGTGTTGTTGCTGTATTTTCCTCCATAAGGAAATTAATGCAAGGATTTGTATTTAGGACCATCTCGTACGCTAGGCCACGCTTGCCTTTACGGTACATATCGCTCTCGTATGAGAATTGTTTACCGAAACTCCAGTGTTTATACATAACCGGAAGTCCAACGCTGGCATAAGCATCGAGCATCTGTTCGCTTGTAATAACTTCTAGTTGGTTAGGATAAATATCGAGCTTTAATTCGGGAGCTATTTTATCTAGCTCCTTCATTGTTCTATCCACGAGATTAAAGTCCCATTCGGACCCTTCAAACAAATATTTATTTTGCATCTTTGGGTTTCTTTGTAAATATTTTTCTAAATGTTGGCACAACATTTTCAACTGATCCAATATTCACAATAGACAAATTAGAATATTCTTCAGCCAATGCTTTCATTACGGTTAATACATTTGTTTCGCTACTGCTGCCATATGCTCTATCCTGCAGAACTTCATTATAGACATAATACTGGCATTTAGGTATTAGAAGTTCTAATTCATCTTTCAATGAAGCATTATCGTGATCAAAGTTATCGCCATCTGAAGCTTGAACACAATAAACATTCCATGCATCAAGTGGATATCTCTGCTGAATAATGCTGTTTACTTCCTTTACACCTGTACTAACCATTGTTCCGCCAGTTTCTTTACCGTAGAAGAACTCTTCCTCTGTACATTCAGATGCATCTGTAGTATGCCTAACGAAAACAATCTCAACTTTTTGATATTTTCTAAGTAAGAACAAATAAAGCAATAAGAAAAAGCGTTTAGCTGTCTCTTTTTCCTTTTCTCCCATACTTCCCGATACATCCATGAGGCAAAAAACAACTGCCTGGCAATTAGGTACAGGTGTTTTAGAAAATCTCTTGTATCTAACATCCATTTGATCAATGAATGTTACCGCGGCGCGTCTAGAACGGAGTAAGGCAAGCTCTGCTTCGATAATTAACTTCTCTGCATCGGCGGCAGTAAGTAATTCTTCTTCTTTTGCTTTGATTTTTCGATCAATAGGGAAAGCTAGTGCAATTCTTCTACCCAATGCATTTCTAAAACTGCGTTCTAGATCAAGATTGTTAGGAGAGCCCGATGTTGAGAAGCCGGTTCTCTTTCTTGCGAAGGTAACTGCTGCGGTTTCGCTTTGTTTTACCAGATCGGGTAGTTCTAAATCTTCAAAAAGTATATCTAGATACTCTTCTTTAGAAATAGTAAAGGTAAAATCATCTTCGCCGTCACCACTATCGCTGGCACTTTTACCTCTGCCCGAGCCACCTTCGCCGCGCTTGATTTTATCGCCCGATATGTATTCCTTATTACCAGGTAATACCCTATCCCAGTCTCCTACCTTGCGATTATAATCAAATACAGGTTCAGCAATATCATCCTGAGAAACGGAGATTGATTCTCCGTCTGTAGATGTTATGTTTCGGTTTACACTCTTTTCACGAACCTTTTGTTTAACCCATTCTCTAGTACGGTGTAAGAATCTTTGTCTATTCGAAAGATTCTTACCCTTTGGGTTAACTCTTCTATCAATGATAGTATAGTTGCTCATTAGGTGTTATCCTTATGAGCTCTTCTGGGTTCTCATATACCATTCGACAAGCCTCTTTACTTGTTTTTCGGTATAACCCTTCTCCATCATTCTCTTTACAAATTCGTCGTGCTTCTTTTGATCGTCGGTGCTGCTCTTTGCACTGAAACTAATAATAGGAAGTAGTTCTTCGGTGCTAGCAAACATCTTCTTTTCAATTACTTCGCGTAATTTCTCATAAGATGTCCACTTAACCATATTTCCCTTGTTCTTAGCTGTTGCTCTAATAACAAAGTTGACAACTTCGTTTCTGAAATCCTTAGGATTTGCAATACCGGCAGGCTTTTCAATCTTTTCAAGCTCTTTATTTAGGATATTTCTATCAAACAAGTTGCCTGTATCGGGATCTTTGTAGTCAATCTCCTGAATCCATGCATCTGCATACTCAACATAGCGATTAAACAGGTTCTGACCATAGTCGCTGTAGCTTTCGAGGTATGCCTTTTGGATTTCTGTACCTAATTGCTCAGAATACTTAGGTGCTAGGAATTCTTTGATGAAGTTAATGTACTTTTCTTGCTTATCTTCGCCAAATTGCTCCTGCTTAATAGCTTCTTCAAGTACAAACATTAAATGTACCGGATCTGCAGAAATTTCGTTAGGATCAAAGTTGAATGTCTTTGATAGAATCTTGAATGCAAAACGAGTGCTAATACCGCTCATGCCTTCGTCAACACCTGCTGCGTCTCTATATTCTTGTAAGCTCTTTGCCTTAGGATCACTATCCTTAATGGCTTCGCCGTCGTAAACTCTCATCTTGCTGAAGGCATTTGAGTTCTCATGCTCTGCAAGGCGTGTTAGTACACAGAATTTGGACAAAATATTCAATGTCTCTGTAGCACACGGTGCCTTAGACAGGCTCGAGTTCTCTAACATCTTAGAGTAGATGTTTTGTTCGTCTGTGATACGCAAGCAATACGGAACCTTAACAACATAGACACGGTCGATAAACGCTTCGTTTGTCTTATTGTTCTTGAATGTTTGCCATTCGCTTTCATTACTGTGAGCAAGAACAACACCATTGAACGGAATAGCACTAATGCCTTCGGTTCCTACATAGTTTCCTTCTTGTGTAGCTGTAAGCAACGGGTGAAGCATCTTAATAGGTGCCTTAAACATTTCAACAAACTCAACAACACCCTGATTGCCACGGCACAATGCTCCGGAGAACGAATAACTATCTGGATCGTTCTGGTCAAAGTGTTCCAGCATGCGAATATTTGTCTTACCAACCAAGTTACTAATGTCTTGATTGTTATCATCGCCTGGTTCAGTTTTAATGACACCTAGTTGTTCGAGCTTGCTAGGATATACCTTAACAACCATGAATTTAGTCTTATCTCCGCCATATTCCTTAAGGCGCTTTACGGCCCACGGGCTCATTACATCTGTTAGATAGCGGCGTGGAATATTGTATTCTTTTTCAAGGATAGCACCAAACTCATTCTTACCGAATAGACCTAATGGTGTTTCGAACACAGGACTCATGTGCCCGTCTTTATCGGCAAGCACATAAATTGGGCACTCTTGAATTAATTCTTTCAATCTTTCTGCAAGCGAACTCTTACCGCCACCGACTGGTCCTAGCAAATAAAGGATTTGTTTCTTTTCTTCCAATCCCTGTGCAGAGTGTTTGAAGTATCCAACAATGCGTTCGATTGCTTCTTCCATACCGTAGAAGTCGTTGAACGCTGGATAACGCTTGATGGTTCTGTTATAGAAAATCCGGCTTAGGCGCGGATCTGTGTGGGTATTTACTAATTCGGGTTCGCCAATTGCTGTTAACATCCGCTCTGCTGCTGAAGCATAGCACATATTATCGGTTTTACACAATTCTAAATATTCCTTAACTGTGTAAACTTCTTGGCGAAATGCATTTTGCTCTTCGGTCAATGCTTTAAAAAGATCAGACATTAATTCTCTCCTGCTATGCTCTGGTTGGTTTCAGTCTTCTGTATCTGTACTTATGGATATTTATCAATATCAGACTAAAGTACAGTTAGAATACTTATTACCTAGACTTGTAATATGTCTTAAAAGCGATAGTATTGGTGAAAGAATTTAAGTCAACATCTGTGTGATTTACTGTTCCGGATAGTTTTCCGTCAAGCATTAGTTCGAGAATAGCGACACCGGAACCTGCTGTCGTGGATTGAATTGCGGTCAAGCCATCGACACCGTAGAATTTGTCGGAATAACTTCTACGGACAAGTGTGCCGTCTTTATTTGTTCCAAGAGCATTGGAATAAACAACAATTACATCGTCATCTGTTGTAGGGAATTTAGAAAGAAAGATTTTCTTCATCTTCTCAAAGTCACCGTGTGTTTCATGAACAACGGATCTGACATATTTGTAATGACCTGGATAACGCAATGTCATATAATGAACATTAGGAACATATGCAAGGTCACGGACCAGACTTCCAACACCACCAGAAGTATAGGCTGCTTCATACTCCGATCCGTCAATAACCACCTTGGACAATCCATCTAACGCCTGAATCTCCATTTCCTTACCGTCCTTTCTTACACGGCATGGACGAATGTACTCGTTAACCAACCCATCAACACTCCAGGTTAGGTTATACGACTGTTCAGGATGAGTGAACGGATACGAAACTGTACGGGGCAGAGCACCAACACTTACCAAAAGTGAGTCAGGTATATCTATTCTGCCAACTAGGTTGTAACCAACATAGTTGATGAAGCCTGGTGCCAACCCGCACTTTACAGCGCAGGTTAAACCTGTACCTTCATACAATTTTTGTACACGATCTGCCATTACATCGTCTTCAGTGAAATCGATATAGGCACACTTTGCTTTGACGGCTGCAGACGCCACCTTTTCATTCAAGAAAAAGGGCAACGCATTTATGACATGCGTCACCCCTTGTTCCACCAGCAAGCTGGTTAACTCTGATACATCTCCGTCGGTAAGGTTCATCACATAGTGTGAACCATATACCAACTTTGAAATATTCTCTTCGCTAGAGTCGACAACAAATACTTCATTATCGCTGTACAGTCCACTAGTATCGTTTTCCCTAAGATCGGTTAAAATCTTGTATACTGCTCTACCAATTTGACCTGCACCTAAAACTGCGATTTTTGTTGTCATGTTCACCTCATTAAGTATGTGCTTATTTAGTGAACGCCCTCCTTAGCTCTGGCACGAACCTGGTCGAATGTAGTCTGGTTGCAGAACTTACCGTTGATCCAGCGAGTCTTCAGAAGGTCTACCTCTGTGTTGTACTCAAGCCTCTTGGTAACAAACTTACCATCGGCATCACGCACAAGCATCAAGCGACCTTTCTTACTCTTCTTGGCAGAAGAAGTAATAGGATCCTTGTATACATCAACCCACTGTCCAGCAATCACTGCTGCCGAGCACTTCATCGCAAACTCAAGAGTATCGCGGTTAACTTGCTGGAGCAATGCACCGCCTTGTCCAAATGCAACATTGTCGGCACTGTAACCATTTAGTTCCATTACTGTCAGGATAGCACGAATCATAACATGATCAATACCATCACCCTGGATAATGCGAACATTGTTCAGGACTCGGAAGCCCTTCTCGTTAACGGTATGTCCGTAATATTTGTCAAGGATCTTCAAGCAGTCATTTACAACTTGCACTGGATCGCCACTGTCCGGACGGACAACAACTACCGCACCGCTGTCAATAACTTCTTGCTTCAGCTCTGTTCCCCACTTCTTGCAGGCTTCGTAGATGTCGTAGCTGTCGCTAACAAACGCGACCGGCATGCCGGGTTTGCCGTAAATCTTCAGCATATTGCGATACGCATCCACCTCATGTTCACGGCCCCAGCTTGTAACTGTGCTGTGTTCCATGGCAGGAATACTAAAGCCGCAAACTTCTGCGTCGTAATATTCCATAGCTGCTAGGATACCAGACACGGTGTCTGTGCCCAGGAAGTTTACCAAGTGCGCCATACCACCCAATGCAGCACTTTCCAGGCTCGATACTCCACGAGCGCCAAAGTCGTGCAACTTGAAGTCAATAAGCGAAGGATCGCCATTGCGGTTCAAGAATTCAAGGATGATTTCTTTACTCTTGTAGCTGTTGCTGGCAACCGTAGTAGGATACCAGATTGCACGAAGCAATGCAGTTTCCAAGAAGCTTGTAAGCCAGAAGCACTTGGGGTCGGTATTCACAATCGACACCAGCACATTCTTTAAATACATTACCGAGCCTTCATCCACCGACTTGATTTCAACAGGCAGTATACCACCATGTTCTTTCACGATGTAATCCCAACCTTCGCGGTTAAAGGGCTCGCCGTGAACTTTCATGATTGCCTCAGCCTGATCAACCATTGCGCGAGTGACCGGTGTGGTCAGATATTCGCGCAGGAAGGCTTGCAGGCCTAGGAATACCAGCTTGTCGTATTTTCCGCCTCTGGATTCGATGTATGAGTAAACATACTCCGTTCCGGCAGGGTATTGCACCCATTGACTGTACTTGTAACTATCGCTATTGAGAATAATGTTTTTTGCAAATTTCATGATAAACTCCTTATCAACTGTTGCCTAACTCCATGTTAGGACTTCAACGGGATAGCCTTCAAAACCAAGGCCACCACATCTTCCCTTGTCAACTCGAAATCCTCGAGTTGTCCAGTAAATCTATTCTTCGCCATCTTCGCTGTTGTTCCATCGAGTGTATACACTCTTTCAGCAAATTGAAAATATTTAAGTTCACCCACTTCTGGAACCCGGCCGGTCACCTGGCAAATTGCTCCAGGGACCTTTCCCGATGCCACTAATACCTCAGAAAATTCAAATATGATCATTTTAAGCCAAGAGCACGCTTTTCCTCATCGTTTAATTTATTAAGGGCATCTTGCTTAACCTTTTCCTGCCTGGCTTTTTCTCGATGAGCTTTATCCAGCACCTTGTGAGCCTTATGCCAGGTAATAAGTTCCTTTTTGGTAATGCCGGCTTCACTATAATTCAGCCAGTCATAAAACTCACCTGTCTTTGGTGTCACAGTTTGCACTAAACCATCGACATGTTCTAGTGCGCGAAGTGCCGCACATAATGCACTTTCGGCAAAACTGATTTGCTTCTTAAGTGCGGGTTCTGTAACATCGCGAAAGTATGCTTCCGGATGATCGTCATAAAAGTCTCTGCAGGGCATAATAAACTCCTTATTCGCCTTTTTTTGGTAATTCTTTACTACAGGTGCCACCGTGTACCAAAATAAATGCAGTGGCATCCTCTTCTGTTTCAAACTTCAGATGTGGGTGAATAGATTGTACTTGATTATCCATCCACCCGCCTTCGAAGTAATCAACTTCCTTTATTCCGCTTTGTTCTAGCCAGTAGGAAAGCATGTATCTTTGAAGCCTTCCGTTGATCTGGTATCGAACATATACGGTCATTTTCTTGCTCGTGCTTTCAGCGTATCGATGATATGCTTATGATCTCCATAGATGAGTTCTTCCATATCATCAATTTCGGCAAGCTTAAACCATTTTGCGACCTTTGCATCATCGGCTCCCTTAACTCGCGGAAGCTTACCGTCGCCACCCGTAAGTTCAAATAGGAATGCTTCGGTGATGGTACGACCGCGAAGATCGCGATCCGGATGATCAAATCGCTTGGAATAAGTCATTGCCTTGCGAAGAACAATTTCCGGAACCTTGATCTTGGTTTCTTCCATTAGTTCACGGACGCAACCTTCTTCAAGAGTTTCGCGTGGGTTCAGGAAGCCCCCGGGCAGTGCCCACAATCCCTTACCAGGCGAATGGCCACGCTGGATGAGCAGAATGTGACCGCCTTGGATAACCACAGCATCCACAGTCTGGAAAGTCGGCGTAAAGGGTGCGGGTTCCCACTTCTTGTGGTAATCCCTATAGAACACAAATTCATCCACAAGAGCATTGTAGAATTCGGTCTTCCTGAATTCTTTCAAGTATTCAAATGTGGTTTTCGGAATTGTGCTTTGAATATAGTCCAGGTGACCTTCGAAGTACAGTTCGCGAACCTTTGTTGCATCGATGGGTTTAGAACCATGTTCAACAAATCCATTCAGCGGAACAAAGTCCCATTCCGGAAATGCGTGGTTGTACCAACTCGTATCGTCCTTATCATATCCCATGATGGCGATGTCTTTATCTTCGACATCAGGACTGTCGCGCTTTACTCGTTCCTGAACTGCGGAAATCCAGTCGTTGTTGCTATACTTGTAATCACGCAACGGATATACCTCGAAGTCAGCATCCGGACGAACGGCAAGAATTGCATCAGTGATCATTTCACTGCGTTCGGCGTACCTGAAAGGATTTTTCGGAGTGCGGGGCTGGTAGGAACTACCCACGAGAATAATCACCTTGTCGGCAATATTCAGTGCTTGAAGGAAGTTGGCTAGGTGCCCGTTGTGTGGGCATTGAAATCGTCCGATGAGGACGACACGCTTGTATCGTTTTGTCATATTTGGCTCCCAAATAATGTTGAAGTGCAGAGTCTGTCTCTGCGTTTGTATTTAGCCTTTAGTATAAACTATCGGCCACTTTTAGGTCAATCGCCACGCAATTTGCGGACGAGTAACTCCTGCGATGTAGGATGTGTCGCGGAAAATTCTTTCCAGGCTTCCCATCCTGCCATAATCATGCTACCGAGCAGATAAAGAATTGCACCGGCAAGCAGACCGCCCAGGAAAAGAGCCAGCCCGCCGACACCGATAAACGGCATTGTTGCTAGGCTGATGAATAACCAACTGATAACAAGAGTCAGCACTTTTCCGGCAGTGTCGCGCTGTCTCCGCCACCATTTGGCAAACTGAATAAATCTCACTTGTCGCTCCTGCTATCTTCGGATTCGTCGAGGATGCTTAGGAATGCTTCCTCTTCCTCGGGAGTCCATTCAAGATAGTCGTCGAAATCTTCCTCAGGGATTGGTACCGGAGGTGGGACATTTTTCGGTGTTGGTGTGTTTTGCATTTTCTGCCTCGTAAACTCTTTTTCTAAGACCTGATGTTGAAAATCCGTGATTCCGTGAATTAAAGACTACCTTCGAATTCATACCGGGAATATTATGCCCTGTGTAGGGTTTACCTTCCCAGTCTGAACCAATAAATCTCTTGTCAAATTTAATTGAGCAAAGTAAATTATACAGGTCTGCCTCAGTCTCGTAAACAATTACCTCGTCGATATATTTGCAAGCCCGAACCTGTAAGTACCTCTCATGTGTACTTTGTACAGGAGTATTCTTATCAGGTCTATCAAGATGCGGATTGGTTTGCAATAGAACGATAAGGTAATCGCACTGACCTTTGCATTCTTCAAACATCAAGTAATGGCCGGCGTGGGTTAGGTCGAAGCTACCGGCAGTAACTCCAATTACCACATCGCCCATTATGGCTTGTTACCTAATGGAAACGGCCAATATGCCGCAGGTTGTGCTTTAGGTGCAGGATACGCCTTAACAGGTGCTGCTGGTACTGCCTTAGGAGCTTTCCATGCAGCAGGCTTGTTTAGCGTAGCACCGACCTTCTCGGTAACAAACTTGTCCTTGATATGTGCAGCAAAATGCTTACCCTTGGATTCGGCAAGGAACAGTTCCCTGGCCACATCTTCGGGAACAGCAGAATAGATATATTTGCTGCCGGCTTTAAACTCAATGACAAGCTTTGCCTTCTCGAAATCATACTCCAGTGAGTTGATTGTGCTACTATCAGTTACTTCGTACTTATGTTTCATTTGAACTCCACAAATCTATCAACCTTAAACTTCTTATCGTGGAGCACAACTGCCCCAGATAAGAATCCACCCTTGCCACCGCCGGTGTCTAAGAAGATTACCTTACCGCCGTTCTTGTTTAACTTCACCATTGGGGAAGTTATAGGAACATTGAAGATGGGACATCTATCATGTCCAACTATAACCGTTTCCCCCATCGGTACTTCGTCTATCCAACTGTACAACCTCACGGGGTATCCATCGGGGTATTTGTCTCCGTTGGTTTCGCCGTATAAGGCTCGCGACTTGGCTGTATTTCCAAATCGGTCAGTATCCTCCCACATGCACGGATGACTGGCAGCATGCACCAATGTGATATCATCGAACTTATGGAAGTAAGCAGAGTAGTTCGGCGTATCCATGAGATCGGCATACAACTGCATAAATTCGTCATGCCTTTCGGGGCCAACATCCGCTAATGTCCTGCGTGCATCCACAGAGAGACTTACCTTAGCACCCTTACCGAGTCTATGGAATTTATCATCGTGGTTACCGATTGTGAATGCACCCTTACCAGCTTTTACAACCTCGTGCATCTTTTTAACTGTCTCGAATGGAAAAGAGCTACGGTCAACCAAATCACCGAGAGATGCGAAGAAGTAATCGTGCGATTCTGCATAGTGGTAGGCACGCATCAAGGATTCGATATCGCCGTGAACATCGGCGAATACTAACATCCCTGCAAAATTATCTCTGACATGATTTGATAAACTAGACATTATATGTTATGGGTCTCCAACCCATTCTCTCTAAGCATTCTTGAACTAATGGGGATACATACCCCTCGTTACCTCCACAGTAAAAGTCCATGTAGGTTTCACTCATATTATAGTTGTTGTTCCTGATATCAGCAATGATACCACCAGCATAGCGCCAGGAACAGGACCAAAGAATCGGTTTATTGCCCGATAAGATGTCTATTATTCGTTCATCTTCGGGTTTATCTTCGTAGACATACCAATCAACATTACACAAGGCAGCATAGAACTCAAGTGCTACATTCTTCTCAGCGCAATATGTAATGACTATCTTGTCATCTTTTAAATCTGCTTCTAAATTTTGTTTCTTTAAGTCCACATCTGTCTTCTTACTTTCATAAGACGAATAAGCATTTCTTCGTCTTCGTTGCTCCATGTTTCTTCGAGATTACTATTCCTGTCCATTGCTTCTCTGTGTGCAATAAAATCAGGAGCATTTTGGTCGAAGTCATCATCAAGGCATCCCATAATTCCCATACCTTGGTGGTCATATTCAGGAATAGCTTCTTCCTTACGGCTGGGTCTACCTTCTACCCACCACTTATATAGTATAAGCATCTCACGGGCTGCAACTGCCTGGTGATCGCATCTTTCGTGTGGCGGAAGGTTAGGATCATCTAAGGTAGATGCCCATTCCAGGTGTTTTATTCCTAAATCAGGCCGTCTGAATGGTTTGAAGAAGTAATAGAAAGGCATGTGCTTTTCGCACCATGTTGCAGTTTCGTCGCGTTCGGTCCACAGATAACGACTCCATGCAAGCTCGTCTTCTACAAAATCCTTAAGCATATTAAAGTTGACATGCAGCATAAGCTTTTCAACTTCGTAATATCCGGGTTCTAACCCAGTCTTCAACACATGATATCTATCATATGTACGATATCGAATCCAATTTGTGATAGCTTGATATTTCCACTTAATTGGATAAACAACTGCATGTCTCAAATCTTTTGAAATCCAGTGTCGGATAGGAGCAACTCTCTTATATTCCTCGTCAAAGAGACGCCATCCTTTAGATGTCATTGACCCTGGCGGATCATAATGCATCCAGGAACTAAATCTTCTAAATACTTTTTTGATTTGTTTATACATATGAGAATCCGGCATTGACGCATATTACTATGCATCTAACCGGACTGTCAAATATTAATGGTTGGCTGTAGAGATGAATGCATTCATCTTATTTGCTTCTGCAATAATTTCTTCAGTAATAGGAGCAGTTGTCTGGTTGTTACCGTTCTCTACTCCAATTGCTTTGTGCTTTTCGTTGAGAATTACTTGTGCGAGTTGCAATAGTTCTAAACGAATTTCATACGGCGTCTTTGGTGCTGATCTTGTTGGCATATTATTTCCTTGTGTGTTGTTAGGTAATTATGGAACTTTTTTGCGGAAGAGCAATACCAGTTGTAATACTTTCATATTGCCCTTCCAACTCTGCTACAGGACCCGCATCAGCTACCACATGAGCTTTGTTAATCTTCAGCTTGTCTGGATTGGCCATCATAATAAATGGGCCGAATTGTGGACCACGCTGGCCCATAACCATTTGCAACGGTGCCTTAATCTGATAATGAGTATCTGTTTCCTCAGTTACTCTGGCAATTATTTCTTCTCCTGTTGCAAGCTTAAAGACCCAAACATACGGTGTCTCTTTTTGTTTCTGTGTTAACATATGTTCCCTTTTTAGGCGTTTTCGTTATTATATGCGGTTAGTATATGGAATACAAATATTCGCATTAAATTTCGCATTGCCCTGCTGTACAGGCCAACATTTGTGCGCCTTCGACATTATCCTCGAGCTCAACAATTGCATCCCAATCAATAGACTTAGGCATCTGTGCTAATAGAGCCTCATACTCTTCTTTAGTGCAATCCTCGTAAGGAGCTTGCTTATATGTGCCGCCGTCGTACGGTAGGAATGATACACCCGACATTTCATCAAAGTATTCCCATACAAATGCACCTACTGCTGGCCATTCTTTTTCCGATACTGAAATAGTTACAGATGGCTTATGCTCACAGTAGTGTCTTTGATAAACAAGCCATAAATTCAAGTGCTTAATGGCATCAAGATCTTGTCTAAGAACTGCACCCTCTGGAGCTTTCTTAGGGAAAGTAAATACCATTGTGCTTCCAGGCTTCATAACATCAGGTTCGCTAGGGACACCAGCAACCATCATTGCTCTTGTTAGCGGATCTTTCACATCACCGCGAATACGACGATAGTAATAGGCAGCATGGCGTGGGTGAATTCCACTTGCTGTATCTGTTAATTGAGAAACTGTTCCAGACGGTTTTACAGCAGTAATAGCGGCGGCAACCGGAATATCAAGAATAGCAGCAAATTCAGCATTGACTGCAACAGTAGCTGCCTTGAGTGCTTCTAAACGAGCAGGCAATTCTGGATCGTTAGGATTATTTAGGAAGTGATTATCCAAGATACCTGTCATGGACACACCTAGCAAACGCTCCGCTTCGGTGTTATCTCGCCAAATTTTGCGTAGATAAGGGAAGTGTGTTAGCGTCGACTGGAATGTGCCGAGGATAGTAGCAATTCTTGCCTTACGCAATAGATCTTCAAGTGTGTCAGATGCACGGACAATAATTTCTGTTAGATTACAGAACTGGTAAGGTCGTAGGATAATTTCCGCACAAGGATTTGTACCAAAGTCAAAATCCGGATTACGACGACCGCTCTTCTTTACAATATTCTTTGCAGCTTCACGATTAAAGATTCCGCGTTCGCCGGACTTGGATTCGTAGAGAGAAAGCCATTCTTGCATGAAAATTCCCACATCGGGGCGCTCGGTGTGGCATGCACTGTTATTCGCAAGGGCACGCTGACCTTGTGTTTCCCACCATGCACCACTCTTAGCATTACGCATACGATCGTCAGAAAGGTTTGACAGGGAGATCATAGCAGATCTGCGCACGCCACCCACAACAACCACTTCACCAACCTTACACATAATGTCGTGACATTCAATACTGTTAAGCTTTCTTCCCTGTGCATTCTTAAATGTCTTAATAACAAACTTGAATAAGTCAATCAAAGGTTCTGGACCCGATGCACGGCCGCCAAAAACCTTTAAACGGGCGCCTGCTGGGCGAACCTTACTAACATCCCAACGAGGAGCTTCGCCAGAATACAACATTGCAATAACCTGGCGAAGTGCCTTTGCCCAACCTTCTTTACTGTCTGAAACAACAATAATAGATTCGCTGTCATAGATACGATCCGGAACTTCAGGAAGCTTACTAATGTATTGACGCTCTACACTGAAACCCACACCAGTGCCACATAGCAGAATAAACATTGCTTCATCGAAAGCCTTTGGGTCATCAACTGGGAGATATGAACAGTTGTAACCAGCAGTGTTATCTCTTTCGAGTGCCTTGCCTGCTGTCATAAGAGCACGCATAGAAGGCATAACTTCATTGTTTGTGACTGCACTCTGTAATTCGTTTCTTAACTCGGGAGTTAAGATATAATTATGTTTCTGCTTTAAATGATTCTCCATAAAATCAAAATAACGAGCAACAGTCTCATCCCAGTTTTCACGGCGCTTCTTTGAGTCTATGTAGCGTGCATATCTTGATTTTGCAATGTAGGTTTCGTATAGCATTTTATCTCCAATGTTTGTATACACCGGGACTAATGCCCGGATTGATTTATTGTTAGTTGATTGTTTTGACTTGTTCTTTTGTGTATTTCTGTATCAATCTAAAGTTATCGCTTATTTCAGGATAGTTATTTACCGAGCCTAGCTGGTAGTTTAAAACAAATATATTATCAACTACCGGCATAAGATAAATACCGTCTTCATCTTCTACTAGGTGCAATTCAATATACCTAGGAGTAGGTATCATTGTCAGTGTATAGAAAATTAGCAAACTTATAGAGCTTGTACAGAAAGATCCGTGAAATAGAATTTCCCACGGTGTTGGCCAATCAGCAGGAGAATAATAGTCCAGTGATCGTGATCCAATGGGCATTGCCGCACAAAATTTAGCAACTTCCATTAATTGTGCTTCGGGGTTAAGAGTAATAAGTTCTTCTCTTAATTTTTTCCAGAGGCGAAGGCGCTCCTCGTTAGGAATAGAATTCCAAATCATATTATTTGCTTAGAATGGCAGCCAGTGGATTGATGTTGTGTTTAATGTCAGCGGGTCGACAAAATCGTGCATGTATAAAATTTCAATATTAGAACCATTATATTGTGCCATAAAACTTATTTCTTTCGGAAGCAAAGTGTTTATTTCAGTGCCTGTATCAGTCAATGTTACGGGCGTCATTGGTGGGAACGGAAATACCGGTGGCGGCATAGGTGTTAATGGATCTACAGCAGTAATTTGCAATTCTCCGTTTCGGGAAAAATTAACACCTACCGAATTCCAATCAGGGCTAATGGAGTCTGTAATATCGTACACAATGTTGAAGAATGGAGTAGCAACATATGTTAATGCTGGTATAACAGTAAAAACTGCCGCAGGTGGTAAGATTATAGTTAGCGGAGGAATACCATCTAATGTTGTTTGAATTTCGACATATTCGCCATTTATATTACCTATAAACACTCTGCGGGAATCCACACATAATGCCATTTCTCCAGGTAATAAAATGTTTGGCCAAACATTTATATCTACGCCACCGATACCGGTATATCCAAACGGATATAACGAGTCGAACTGAGACTGTGTGCCTCTTCTATTCTGAATTCTTGAAACAATTACCGGTGATGCCATTACCTTATCCTTCTGATGTGTGCTTTATTTATGCCATACCGTACTGATCGTAATAGGCGCACACTTTGTTGGCCCACATGGTCTCGTAATGTTTAAATTCAGCACCTTCGATTACAAACTCTTGATATTTAGCATCTCTAGTAGCAATCATTACAACACCTCGATTTATACTTGTACCGTACATTTCATTATGAGATAGTGCATACGCCGCCAATTGCATAAAATAATCTTCGATCCAGTCTCGCTCTTTGGGTCGCAAACTGTTTTTAAAGTCCATTATAGACGGAATACCATCATGAATCCCTATAAGGTCAGTAGTACCTGCGTATAGATCTTTTGTATATAAGGCAACCTCTGTGCCCCATACTTCGCTTACCTTGGAAAGGCCTTGCTTAATGATTACCTTTGCGAGTGCTTTGGCCATAAAGGTGCCAGCCATGTCTTTCCCAAGAATATAGTTCTCGAGATTTTGGTGCATCCCGCTACCTAGATCGCTTGCTTCGTGTTTTATTCTCTCTGCTTCAGCTTCGCCAACGCGATCAACCCACTCTTGCAGGTGAGTCATATCTTTTGTTTTAGAGAGAATTGTTGTTACGCTTGGAAGCGGCCTACCGCCATCGACAATATAACGACGACCGTTTTCGGTATCGATTCTTTGCAGTGGCTGATAGTTAAATTTCTGTTGTATAATCATTGACAAAGTGTAACATAAAGAGTATCACAAGTCAAAACTTTACCAGCAAATCTTCCATTGTATAGTAGACCCTGTTGCAGGGTTTGATTGAATTTGAATCGTATAGCCGAGACCTTTAAAGTACGACAATACTTGATTCATTTGCATCTGAATTGGTTTGTTTGTAACAGTACCTGCCCAAACTTGCCAATATAATCCAGGGGTGGTTCCGAATGTATTTGTGTTCACATTCAAAGTAACAACAGCCGATGTTACGGGTGGATTAGGCAATGCCGCTGTAGAAGGATTCATAACAATACCTGTTGCTGCAGGTGTGTATTGAGTTCCCGGTGAAGTTACTGCAATTGACGCAACCGATGTTCCGCTAAGTGTCACAGATGTTGTTGCACCTGTTCCTGGGTCAGTAATCACCAAATAAGGTGGAAAAGTAGCGTATCCTGCGCCTATGTTATCAACAAGGACTTGTGTAATTGCGCCTAGTGGATCTGTTAGCACAGTACCCGTGAATCCAGAACCTAGTGGATATGCTACTAAAGGATTTAATGTAGAAACAATCTGTGCTTCGGTAACACTGTTCTGATATCCCGAACCTGGCTCTAAAATTGCAATAGCAATAATTTCACCTGTAAGACTTAATGTTGTAATCTTAAAAATTGCATCAACATACGCGATGTTAGGTAATACTGCTCTTGTGGCTGTGACAGTATCTAATGCTGTATATCCCGATCCACCGTTAACAATGTTGATTGCAACAATTTCGCCAGCGCCGTTTACTAACGGCTCGAGAACTGCACCAACCCCGGCTAATGAACTTACTGCCATTGTTGCAGGGACAGGCTGATATCCTGCACCCGGATTTGTCATTGTAATGCTTAGGATATTACTACCATTTGTTACCACATTGGCTGTAGCTAAAACGCTGGGTGATGATCCTACAGGAGGTACGAAATTGACCGCAGGGAGATCATTGAAATAGCCAGATCCACCATTTACTACAGTTACTGAACTTAAACCAGAAACAAATGTCATCGGTGTGTTGCCACCAACAGTTGTACACATCTGGCCACCGGAAGGCGAACATAGACTCGAAGCAGCCAATATGGCTTGCTGAATCATGCAAATTTCTTCCCATACTACAGGAAGATTAGTTGCAATTTGCTCCATCTGTGGAGCAGTTGGAAAACCCGTACCCGGTGTGCAGCAATCTGACATTTCTTATTATCCTATCTTTGTGGCACTCTGGGCCATATCACTTACCTGTGCTGCACTATCTTGCCCCGAACCGACAGCTTCAGAGCCCTCCGGCGGAGATAAGTTAATCATCATAGGAGTTGCCTGAGCTACAAGAGGGTTCTGACTTAGCAATGCCATGATACTATTTGCATCAACGGAATAACCCATACCGTACATCTGGTTTACCAGATCTTCGGTTTTGATTTGGGTGGCACCACTACCCTTAGCACCTACAAGTAAATTATTTAGATCTGCTTGTAGGTTAGCGTTGTAGTCTTCCTGAAGGATTTCTCTGGCTCTCATGCACGCTTCTTAGCTTCTTTAAGCTTTCTTGCCTTAGCAACAAGCTTCTGCATTTCCATAACCTTACGCTGTAAGGACTCTGTCTTCATGGAACGACCTAGTGGTTCTTCCTCTTCGGCGCTGCCAAATTCATCTTCTGCATCCATGTCACCGGCAATGTTATCAAGATCGGCATCAATGCCTGCATCTGCATCCATAGCCATTGTGTCATCCATACCATCCATACCGCCCATTGCTGGATCTTTTTCCATGTCAACTGATGCATCGAACTGACCAGTAGAAGCCATGTTACCGACTGCGTCGTCGACTTGACCCTTAGCTGTGTATAGTGCATCCATAACGCTCTGGAGAGCGCCGTAAATTTGTGTCTGGAATGCCGAAGCAGATTCCATACCATATGTTTCGCGCATCTGATCTGTTACAGGAGGAAGATCTTCGTTTTGTAAACGACCAATCTTTTCAACCATTTCTTGCAACTCTTGAGCAAAGCCCTTGGCTGCCATCATAACTTCAGCCTGACTGACTTCTGTTTCTAGAAGGCGGCGAAGATTCTTCACTAAATTTGCATGCTCTTTCATTACAATTCCTTTTTTTCTTGCTGCTTGTTGTGCTGCCCATGGATCTGGTACCATGCGACCGTGCTTATCTCTAACCATTTTTACAGGATTACCATCGGCATCAGTTTGGTTCGGATCATTCTGCATAGCGAAATCATAATCGCCGCCCGCAGCACGACTTGCACCACGTGTACTTAGCTGTCTAGGTAATTCTCTGTTAGAACTACGAACATGAGAACCTTGACCAGCCCAGTCGACTTCATCGCCACGGCCGCCCCCGGCTTCTTCTAAATCTGTTTCTTTCATTTGATCGTCATCCTGCATTACATCTTCGTCTGTATCTTCAAACATCGGAGGAGCCATTAATGGATTGCCTACTTCTTCACTTTGGGAAGCTTTTGTCTGCAATCTTGTCATCGCACCTTGTCTGACACGTTGCTCAATAATATCATCTGGAAAGCGATATTTGCTTGAACGGTATTGCTTCATAGCATCTCTAACAGATTCTTCAAATGCGCCGTGATGGGTTCCACAAATCTTAAAATCATTAACTACGAAATCAACCATATCGCCGACAACTTTTTCAAGCTCGGGTGATTGAAATTGCATAATTGCATATTCTCTTAGATTTCTAATTCCCTCTAAAACAAGCAGTCTCTTAGAAATTTCTGGAGAAGCTTTAGCATCGTCTCCATTGATCTTTAGGTCGGTAATCTCTTCTTCGATTTGTTCCATGATAGTAACCAAGTCTTGGTCGCTAACACTTTCGGAGATCTTAAAGCCATAATTAGTTTCAAGGTGCTGATTTATCCTCCTGAAAGTGGCATCAGGTGATTTACCAATATCGTTTAAAAGCATATAAACCGTTCCTATTAAGTTTTATTTCTAGTATTTATCATTATACAGGCTATTTCACTCTCTTGAAAATGGAGATGCGATCCCGTGCATTCTTGGCCAGTGTCTCAGATACTTGAAATTTATCTTCTAAGATTGCCATACGCTCAATATCGTGGCGCTTTTTCGCACCCTTAAGACAATGTAAGTAGTGAATCATATCTGTATGGTATTTTGAAAATCTTTCTTCTAATGCCAGCACTTGTTTTATAATGCTAGTCTCACCAGCATTATACCTTTGTGCAATAATAACTGCTACATCAAACACAGATATATTTTCGTACAATACATGCTTATCGATTGAAACAATATCATATAAACCCATATCGTTCTTTGTAACAAACACCCCACCTACCATAGTAGACTTACTAGACATAGGAATAGGATAGCCACGAGAAATGGCAACAGTTGCTGCCTTATCTGTTACTCTATCTAATTTGTCTAATAAGGATGTTCTACTCATCTCTTAAATCCGTTATTTGTCCTTGCTGCTGTTTTCTTTCCGCGGGCTGCCAAATCTGCTGATAGCTTTCCCGACGCCTGCGCTGGTTTTGTATCTCCGACAATAGTCTTTGCTGGCTCTTTTGGAGTATATTCAACTGGCGGAGCTTGTTCGTCTGTTTCTTGCCTGCGCTTCATTTTGCCCATAGGCATTGCTGCGACAGCAATTCCACCGGATCCTGTTGCACCAGCACTGCAATTCTCCCTAATTCCGGCTAATTCTTGTAGGCGTGTTAGGTCGGCGCCTTGCTGCCCTTGCTGACGCGGCTGTGTGCCAGGTTGAATGGTTTGTTGCTGATCTTGGCCTTGCGCCATAAATGGTTCTAATTCGTCGGTATTGCGCCATTCGTCTTGTCCTGTCGACGGATTCTTAACCTTAACGCCTTTAGATCCTGCATCGACCTGTGAAATTTGTCCAGGAACAGGTAGCCCGTTCTGATCTTTAATACCTACTGTCATTCCTACTTCGACTGGAGCACCTTGCCCGGGCCAAATAGATTTTACTTTGGTGGGCCCATTGGCTTTCTGCATTTGTGTGCTGCCACCCGAATTAGGTCCGATTGTGTTCCCAGACGGTGGTGTAATGTCAGCACTGGCTTCTACTACCTGCTTGTGATATTCTGTAAAAGACATCTGGGATAGAAGCATTCGCGCCTCTGTTAGCCCAATATTTCGTTCTTCTGCAATTCTTTTTACGACATCGCCGTACATAAGCGATCTAATAACTCTATCTTCTTTCATAACGAATCCATCCTCGAGAAGGCAACATTCTGGTTCCAGCCCGTCGGGCTACCTGTCACTGTTGTAATTCTAACACCACTCGGGATAACAACACCATTGAGGTCATCTATCAGAAGCCCAACAGGGCCGGGTGTTCCATATGGTGTAAAGTTATAAAACTGAACACCTCTTTCTACTGCAAATTTCCATATAAAGCCCTCACCTGAAAGCTCTAATGTGTAATCTGCTAATTCTAATACAGGAGCAGGATCAGTTAGGACAACAGGCATTGCTCTTAATCCTATGCTCATTAGGAATACTTCGAAATTCTTTTGGCTTTGATCTAGCGGACTACCTGTAACTTGAATATTAACCAGTCTTGCTAATTCTTCTGACGGAGGAGGATTGGGATTAGGATTTGTAAATGCACCAGGCGAAGATGCATAGCAGACATAATATTGCAAGTCTGCTGTTAAATTCTGCATCGATGTTGCTGCACCGTGTATTTGTCTTGGCATTTCTTATCCTTATCTTAGCTATTTACCAGGGTTTTATTAGTTAACAGAACCAATCTGGAGTTCCCAGGCACCGGCAGCATTGTTTACAAATATACATTCTTGTGTGGCGTCAAATTCGATTGAATTTGTATTACCTAAGTCTGTAGAAATAATATCTGCTATATTTCCGACATTAATAAAAACTGTCGACCCGATAGCCTTAGTTACAACAACAGATCTTCCCGCTGTATATCCAGAGCCTGTAAGTGGAGGCAATGTTACTGTTCCTGCGGCAGTTACAAAGTATTTGGTACTGATTTGTAGGGCTGTTCCTGGTGGTACAGGAATATAATCTGTTCCTGCTGTCGACGAAATTGTAACACTCTTAGCAAGTGCATTGGTTGTTATAATTGTATTCGAACCAGCAATTAAAGTTAGAGTATCATTGCCTACGGCAGTTAATGTCGGTTGCAATGGAGATGCAACAAACGAGAATGCATTTGAAACAATACCTACCGGACTAAAAACAAGTCCTGTTTCTGTAGGATTTACGGTTACAACATAATTGGCTGCGCCTACATATGTATCGGGAGTATCTGTTAAATCAAGAAATGATGTTGCTCCTGTACCGCATCCCCACACATAGGGAACTCTCTTAACTGTACAGACGGAACAATCCACATGATCTGTTCCAACATCCGGTCCTAAGGCTTGAACCATTGCTGTTAAACTAATTTCATCCCATACAGATCTTCCTGCTTCAAGAGCAAAAGAAAGATTACATTCGTTTGGGTTCATTATGTTTATGTATGCACCTTCCGATATTTTCGTAAAAATAATTTCGGCAGCAGAAAAAGGAACTGGTTGCCCATAACTATTAATTGCGCCGCTAAAATCGGCGCCGCAGATGACATAATGAGCTAAGGAGCCTGTAAGCACCTGCTCATCAAATACACCGCCCGTTGTTCTTACTGGCATATTGCTATTCCTTGAATATTTCTTGTATTTATCAAGAAAACACTATCCTTGATCAAAAGAAAAGCACCCATAGGGTGCCTTCTTTTAGAATAGCATAAATTATGCTAATTTGAACGGAACTTCAACAATTGTTACTGCACCAAGGTTAGCAACCGCTGTTACAGGAATAGCCGACTGACTAGGTGCGCCGACGGAAACATAAACTGTTTGATTTCCTAATGCCTGAACTGCTGCCTGCATCTGTGGTGCGGCTGCTGCTAAATCTTCCGGTGCATTAGCTGGAGGAACATCATACGGAGGTGTATCTGCACCCCATCCAAATGCCGAAGCAGAGCACGCAAATTGAATTTGTGTTGTTGCACCATACAATGCAGGTTGAATACTGATTAGGACAATATCGCATTGCTTACTAATTTCTGCAAGGGCAATGGCTGCCGCACTGTTAGGGACAGGAGCATCTTCGCCAACTACGAAATAAGATGTTGTACCAGCACCAGGACCACCATGAACCTTTACTGGCAAGTTAACTGAACCATCAGAAACAGTCCAAGCAAAGGGGCCTGTCATTTTGAAAAATCTTAGGCTACCAGTCAGTGTCTGACTATTGATGATGCCACCATTTACTTTAAAAACCATTTTGTAATCTCCTACAAGTTGTAGTATTTATCAAGAGTTAGAAATTTAAGCCAACAAAAAAGCGCCCGAAGGCGCCTTTTCTGCCGCTAATCCTATTCGGATTAAACTCCCGGTGTTGGGTAGTAACCAGCTGTACCAGTTGGGCTGTTTGTTGGTGTTGCACCAGATGTAGCACCAGGGCCGAGTGCCAATGCACCGTTCGCTAGTGTACCGATTGGCAATGTGCCATCCATGTATGCAAATTCCATGTCAAATGTAACTGCGGCTGGGCCAACAGAAACAAGAGCGCCAAGTACATTTGTTGGTGCTGCACCAGCTGTTGTAACAACTGCTTGTGCGCCAAGAACTGGAAGACCAGAAGCGATCAAGCCAGCTGCATCCGAGAACCAACCTTCTGCATTGCCGAGGATAACATCAACGCTGAATGCTGTTGCATCATACTTGCTGATTGCAAGAACTGTTGCCTTTGTTTCAAGTGTCTTAAGAGCTTGAACCATTGCGCTTTCGACTACGCCGAAAAGCGACGAAGCTACAGTACCTGCGCCTGCTGGTGTTGCTGTTCCGAGAACAAACAAATCAGCTGCTGCAAGAGCTGCGATATCCTTGCTGAAAGTAAGCTTAACGAAAGCAACCTTCTTTTCAAACCATACGCCCGAGTAAGCGGCGCCATTTACTTTTGTTGTCATTTTGAATAACTCCTTAAATTTTTGATAGGTTTATCCTATTCATAAACTTATTTATCACTTGACGACAAATATTTACTAATTTCGGTAGGATAGAGAAAGTTCTTACCGTCTTTCCAGTCGGTAAAATTAGAGGCCATGCGTTTCCAGATACGTTGCTGATCTGTCATCCCGTAGTTTCTTTCCACAGCATTTATGATAGTTTCTAGACTATGTAGGTCATCCGGAACACCGTCGACTGGAAATAAGATCCGAGCAATACGGGCAGGATCCTTAACTGGATCTTCGAGCACCGTATCATTCTGTTTTCTTTTCCATACACCTGTGTGTTCTTCTTTGGTACTTTCACGACGCACATGAATAAATCCGTTTGGTCCAAACTTCCATCTGATCTGCTCAACGGGTCTATCATATCCATCTACTTCCCTGGAGCTTTGAACATCTGCTACTGCACAAATAGCCGCAATGGCAAGATTTCTATGTGCGCCTTTATACTCGGAATCGTCTCCGGGACTGTAATGATAAAACTTCTCCCATGCGGTATCTCCCAAATTAAAATCAACTTGGACATATCCTGTGCGCGGACCGTGCTCTTTGAATTCGGGATTATATCCCACAATCGGGTACCTTAAGTGTACCATGCTGCCGTTTCTTGCCACAGCATGCTTACCGAAGATGTTTTCCAAATCGCCTCTTAGTGCTGCTACTCCGTGGCCCCACCACTTATCGTCGAGCACAAGATCGATATCACCTGAGTATTCTTTCTTACCAGTTGATCCAAGTACATATTCGTTTAGGTCAAAGGGAAAGTCCAAATCATCAGATAATTTGGTAAGTGTAGGTTTTACTTCGGAGATATGGATGGTTCCGCATCCGGGCACAGCAGAGCCGCCCTCTGAATCGGGCGGCGCAATGTATTTTAGTTTCATTTGTCTATAAGATCGTTTAGACTTATATCAATTTTTGAAAGTAAATCATCGTAGTGTTTACGATGCTTCATTCCCTTTTTCCAGGATTGAATTACCTGATTTTTGATACGAGTTATGTTGATATCTGTACCGGCCTTTGTGCTTAGGGCATGCAATAATTTTACATATTGGTTTGCCTTCAAAACATCGTTTAATGTTACTATCTCATCTAGTCTCATGTCAAATATCAGCTAACTGCTTCCCTGCAAGTATTGTTATCAAATCCTCTACTTGTACCGCTTGACTGGTACGAAAACGCATGTCTTCAAGAAGTGCGAATGTCGAAGCAAATGTCTCAAGAGTTCTCCTCTTAATACCTTCCCAAACATGTCCTTCTTGACTGGACGTTTCTTCTTCATATTTATCTAATTCCGATCCTAAAAGTTCAGTCTGGCATTCGAGTAAATTGAGCCAGTATTCTTTTACAACATCTAGTCTAATGCCTGTAGAAAGATTAGCAATACGCTCTTCAGTAATAGTTCCTGCTTTTCTTAGGTAGTTTTTTGCCTGCATCGTGCCTAGCTCGGGATGACCCAAGGAAGTAGCAAGTGCTACCTTTAAATTGCCTAAAAAGCTCAAATTACCGTCTGTGCTCCTTGCACTTTCGGTTAACTGATTGCGTGCTTTCCAGGCAGACTCGCGAAGTACACCAAAAACTTCCTTGTCAACAATTTTAACCATTTTGCCGGTTTCGGTGTGTCGAAGAACTACACCTTCAATCCATCCGCCTTCTTCGATAGGAGGACCGAATTCGCTGCGCTGTTTACGAACTATGCGATTTAGGAGGACTTCCTTAATCTTAGCCATGTGGCCTTCACGTAAGATGTGTTGATATTCGATCCTTTTTGCCTTGGCTTCTTCCTTTACATCTTTCCAGTCTTCCGGCCTGCACCATTCGGGCCTTTTATTAAGAGGCATACTTTCGATGACATGATTAGGTTGGCCGCAAATACCGGACGATTCCCTTAGATAGGCTGTCATTTTTGCAGCATGTGGAGCAATCGCAGTCCTTAACGATTCCACATTTATAGAAATTTTTGGTGCGCGAGAGAACATCCACTCGACAGTTACGTCCGATGTGTATATATCTCGCCCGTCGTCTGTAATTGGAGTCCGTTGGGTTATGTCTAGTGATCTCCCGTCAAGTCTCTCTTTCAAACGGTCGATATTTACTTCACCCTCGGTTGTGCGCAAGAAGATTAGATAGCTTCTATCTTCCGAGTAAGGTACAACATTTGGAAGTTCGCCGTACAATACTTCGGCCTCGACCTGATCACCTGGTTTTAAGCCAGCTGCCATTAGATCCGGATATACCATTTCCAACAGTCTGTGTGCAGATCTCATGTAAGTTGTTGGAAAACTTACACCATAATCTCCGGGGTTATATACCCTTACTCCGCCCTTTGTTTCACGGGAGGTATATAAACCGTTTTTGTCTAGTCCAAATAGAATCTGAGCACCGTCTACTTTTTCGGTAATCTCGTATTCATTAAGATAAATTAGAACATTAAGAAACTCGTCAACTCCAAGATCCTCTATGTGTGTGATGCCTTTGGATATTTCATTTATGATCATTTTTTGCTGCGGCCGAGGTGTGTTTGTTCCTGTTGTCGTAAAATTGCAAATCTATCTTTTCTTTCTTCTTGGATAATTGCAGTGAAGATATATCTTACATCTTCGGCAACTGCTTTCTTTCCAAAAAACTTCTTTAGTTTACTGAACATACCTGGATTATCTTGTAACCCTAGTTCCTGCCCGAATTCTTTTTCCATAAACTTCTTGACTTCGTCGGTTAATCCTAATTCATTAATATGATCAACCATTCCTTGAATTGCTGGACTTGCAACTGGCTCATTATCGTTGTCTTCATCTTCGTCGTCGGAATCAAATACATTGGAGAATACTTTCTCTATCTCATCTTCGGAGAAGCCAAACTGATCCTTTAGTATAGCAGCAATGTCTCTAGTGTCATCTGGAAAACCGGCTTCTTTCCATGCTTGTTGAAGATCGTTTACCTCAATCTTATCTTTCTGCAGACCTTTGAATATTCTTCCGCCCAGTGTTGGCTTGCTTCTGAGTTTAGCCGCACCTTGTAGCAATGCCTTTGCATCAGCAGTGGTAATCAATGATTCGGAAATATTTGTGTCATTAAGTGCGCGCCAGAATGTTTTTCTCTGCTTTGGAGACAACACATCTCTAATGGCATACTTAATTTTCTTTAGTGCAGCCTGTTTTTGCTCTGTTGATACTTCGGCCTGCTGGGCTGGCTCTTCTTGACTTGGTTGTTCTGCACCAGGCGAAGTTAACAACCTAAATACTGCTTCAACATCGTCTTCGCTAAATGTATCGCCGGGATTATCACGGATTGCTTCCTTTACCTTGCCTTTCTTCTGACCTGGTTCTCTAAACTCGATATCTTCAGCATCATCCTTACTATACTTAGATTTCTTTGCTGCAGGTTGTTGTGGGGAGGCTGGCGGAACACTAGACCCTATTCTTTGCTGGCCTTGCGGTACAGGTTGCCCCGGTGTTGTTTCAGATTGAGACCATGTCGATAGTGACGAGCCGGGTTGCTGTTGTGTGGGATTGTTCTGGAGTTTTGACTGTCCATTGCCTGCACCTTTCTTGGCAAGGACCATCTTGATAGCGTTTGATACTTTTTCTTCGGGAAAGCTTATATCTAGAAATTTTTCTAAATCTTGTGCAGTTACATCTCTTCTGTAATTAAGTTTACCGGACGGATCTGATTTAAGGTCAACAATTCTGTTATTTTTTAAATACTGAATCCAATCTTTTGTTAAAGCTTTAGTGTCCATCGAATTCGTCTTCTCCGTCACATCCACCCTTAATTCTCTTAACCATACGGGTAAATCGGTTAGGGTCGGAGCCACGGATGCTGGAAACAAAGCGTTTCTTAAGTGCTTCTGCTTCCGCTGGTGAAAAAGATTCGTCAATAGATTCAAGCAAATTGATGGCTGAAACTATTATATGTTGTGCTCTGGCCTCAATGAGATCTTCCTTGCTCTTTTGAGGAACATAGGAGCTAATCTCTTCTAAAATAGACCTGCTTCTGCGATTAATAGGCAATTTGCTATCTCCAATTACTTTCGCATATTTATCTATCTATTCTTAATAAAAGCTCTTAACACGGCCGCACCTTCCAATGGATTAGCTTTTCCACTATTCTGTGTCATTGATGTTGCGTCTCCGGAGCTCGGTTCTGCCTTTTCTCCGCCTCTTACTACACTCTTCTTCTTTAATTGCTCATAGATGTTCTTAGAAGTTGCTTGTATAGCATTATCGTCGCCTTCTTCCAGGTCAGTAATTCTAAGACATTTGTTATCAAAGGATAAGTCTACCTTAGATCCTACGCCCGAACTAGAACGCGTCTTCATAAATTGAATTTGATATCTACCGCCTTCTTTCATTGCAGCACTTGTAAAGATACCGATGACATTATCTGCTGTGTTAACTTTAGAAATACCACCAGCAATATGGCTTGGGTCAAACTCAATTTCTTCATAAGAACCACGATTCAACTGAGAAGCCGAAACTGTTACTACCTGTAACTCTACTGCAAGGTTACGCAACTCTTCAGTAACATACTTGTCCTTAACGAATAAGTTTTCTGCTGAAATCTTCTTAGACATTGGCATCATTAGATCCAAATAGTCTACAAGAATTGCATCTACCTTTACCTTCTTAAAGATCTCGTATTCTTTAACATAAGCACGAATATCATTAGAAGTACAGCCGTTTGGCAATTGCTTTACTTGCAGATTACCTTTAGTCTTTTGTTGTGATGCTCTTACCTTAATGTGAACATCATCGATGTTACGCATTACTTCGCGAGTTTCAAATCCAGTGTGCATTGCATCCACACGCATAGAACACAATGGTTCGCTAAGTTCTAGTGAAAGATAAATTACATTTAATCCTGCCTGCGCCCAGTTGACTGCAAGGTTCTGTAAGAAAAGAGATTTACCAGCACCAGATTGTCCGGCAAAGATTGTAATTTCACCTTTGTTTAGACCACCATATAGCTTTTCATCTACTGTTTTCCAGCCCGTCGATACCTGACCCTTACCCTCACGAATCGCTTCAAGTCGTGCTTTGGGATTTGCGTAATAATCTGTTCCAAGGTCCTTAACCAGGGCGATTTGCACCGCCGCCTTAATAGTTGATTCAACTTCGCCATATCTGCCCTCATCAAGCAAATCCGGCGATGCAAGAATTGCATCCCTAAGTGCCTTATGCCTACAAAACTTTTCAAATTCTCTTAAGAACCAATTGTCGTGCTTTGCAGCCTCGACCTCCATTAGGTCTATTTCTTTTCTGGTAACTGCTCTGATTTGTTGCAATGACGGGATTTCTGAAAAGTCAACACTATACCCTTCAATGAAAGCAACTGTATCTCTGTTTTGCTTATCATCAAAATATTGCGACTTTAGAATACCCTTGCATCGTACAAACAGATCCGGCTTGCTCATCATGAAACTAATGAACAAGTCTTCTATGTCCTTGCTATAGTCATTAATTTCACTTGCGTTTTCGTTCTCTGTCATTTTGTTCAATGTTCCATTTTAATTGTATTTTATCCTTGCCGTGAACTGCTGAAGAAATAACAGAGTGAGTTGTTAGTAACCTTCCGTATTTTTCTGCTGCTCTTGCAGGGTCTTTGAATTCCATGCTCCATTTGGGGAACGAGACCGCCCAGTTGTTATCTATTGCAATTTGAACTAAATCCCAACCTTTCTTGTCACCGTCTGGGCATACGATAACTTCTTTCTGCAATCGGTTGATAATATCAATCTTCGCCTGGCCTACTTCTCCTAATATACTTATGCCATCTAAAACCCAGGCATCTAGAACTCCCTCTGTAACAAGTGCATATTTACGAGACCACTCTTGTTGATTGTCAAGATTGTAGACAAAGTCTTCGGGGCATTGTTGATAGTATTTTGGGATAGACTTGTCGGGCGGATTGAAACAAAGTCGCGAAGTAAATCCTACAATTTTTCTTTTGTAGTAATAAGGTATAATCAATCTTTGATTTAGATTATGTTCTCGTAGCGGTGACCAGTAGAAGTTGTCTAAATCAAATATTTTTCTATCAAGTGCATAGTTTACAACTTTTAGAAAGTTGGGATTATCTAAACCGTATTCTAGCCATTGAGATACAGGTAACGAATCCTTGGGCAACTCCATTGGTTTCCACTTCTGGAACAAGTTTTTGAGTTTACCTTCCTTATCCTCAACCTTTTCGCCTTCACGCAATGCATCAATCTTATTTTTAGACTTAAAGATTTCAAATTCGATTTGCTTAATGAATTTGTCATCTATGTGTAATTGGGTTAGGAAAAACTTGAAGTGTTTAGATAGCTCCTCGCCTTCTGTGTAACCAGCGGAGAATCCGCAATTGAAACAATTTAGTGCGATTGAGTTTGGGTTAAACTGGATTCCAAAACGGTTGCGGGTATCTCTGCCGTGCCCTTGTGTGTGGCAAAGCATACAGTTACGCTTATGCCAGCCCTTAGGGGCTTGCTTAAGAGTACCAAGGTTGGAAAGGATTGCGTCTTTTAAGACATCTAGGATCATACGGTAAGTGTAACAGATTCTCTACAGAAAATCAATATTAGTTTTTACCGACAAATTCTCTATTCCTGGCAAGACCTTTCTTTGCAAATCCTGCCCACATTGCGCTTCCGTCGGGCCGTTGCTCATTAGAGCGAACAAGCCTAATACCCGTATCAATCATTTTCTGATACATTGCTGTTGCGAGACCTTGCCTTTTATATTCGGGATGAACTAAAACATCAGCCACTTCGTATACACCGGGGCTAACGAAAGATAATCCAAGCCATCCTGCTGCATTATTCTTATCAGATTGGTCCACACCCTTCGGAAATGCGTACATTCCCCGCTTAGGTTTTATTACAAAATCAAAATTATCATCAATAGATGATTCTATTAAAAATTCTTCTGCCTTCATGTTCTTACAATAAGTTTTCTCATAATACCGGGATCTAAAACTTCTGTGCTTGGGAAATATCTAAACTTCAACCACATAAAGTTTGCAGAGAAGGTCCATGCCTGTGTGCCTGTATATTGAATAAATTCAATGTCATTAGACATAGACGATGGATAAATTTTAAACCATCGTGCTGAATTTAGATACGGATCCGGAGTTTCTTCTAACGATCCCCAAATTTCGAGAATACCTGTGAAGTTTTCAGTGTATGTAGAGAACGAGTGAACCGAGTCAATATGATTTTGAACACGGCCGCCAGGAATTCTGGAAGTATAGAAACAAGGTGCAGGTGCAGTCATGGTAGAAAGGATAATATCGGGAATCCAATCTTCCGGATTAATAATAATGCTAGGTTTAGGTGCCTTGAATGCTTGTTCTGTAATTTCAATTTCCATAGCGACATTATCATTCATGTCACTATATAAGGGCTTCTCAACATAATAACCGGGCACATTAGAAACAAAGTCTTCTGTTCTAATCAATACAAAGTTATAAAGACCGGCGTGAAGTAAAGCAATATCGCCCGAATCTAATTCACAGGTAATAATCCCTTTAGCTGGTCCTATTCTGCATAGTTTCTCAAGAACAACCATTCTATTATCCGGATCAACGATTCTTGCATACACTTGCTGAGTGCATGAAATATCAAGCGGAACTCTGTCCGGGCCCAATGCTCTAAAGATGAGTTTGTTATCAATACCCTTATGGCATTTCAAAGGAGTATTATTATTCATTGGGCCTGTATCCTTGCAAGGACAAAAGGTGTCGCCAACAGCAAGTAGCTGCCAGACATGATCGTACAAATATATTTTTTTAAAGGTAACATCCACATTAGTTACTCCTTGTGTTTACAGTTATCAAAGTGGTGACGAGCCATTACCGGTTTACCACCTGTTTTATTACAATGTGGACAAGAAATCTGTGGCTTAGAAATACCACTCATTGTAAGACTAATTTTCATTTTGTGTTCCGCTGTAGGAGTTTTACCAAACATAGGATTTTTATTACCTATTTTCGCCAAACCTATATTTTTTGAATGTTCTACAGATTTCTTTACACCTGTTGTAGATATTGATGTTTTTACGGAAATTTTTTGTCTTGTTTCCTCTGATACAACATAATTTCCGTTTTCACGCCGAGTCTGCACTTGTTTCCTTTTCGATTCAATGGAAACTATTCTACCAGCACTACCTTCACCACCATCTGTCCTATTGCGGAGAATACCGGTTCCTAAATCTTTTCGTCCGTACCATTTAATCATTCTGCGTTCAAGTGCAAAAGCACCAATTTCGGTAAGACCAGTCTCTAAAAACACTATATTATTTCTACTATTTGGAACAGAAACATTATGCTTTTCGTATGCGCGAGACTCCTTGCCCTTTCCTATATAGTAGGGTGTATTGTCGGACTTACGAAGATAGGCATAGACATAGAACATATTATTCATATTTATCACTATCAGCGCCAAAAAAAGTTTCGACACCGCCCAAAGTTCATAAATAACAAGGTATGATTAATCTAGAAGAAATCAAAGAAAAATTTCCCTTTCTAAGCGGAATTCGCTGCCAAACTCACGAGTATATCGGCATTATACAGAATTCTGATGATAAAATTATTAGTTTCTATGACTACGAATCTATACGCTCACCCGAAGAGAAGGTGCTCTTTTTAGAGTACGGAGAAACTTGGTGGTGGGAGAGTAATAGACTTTTACCTATCAATATTTTCTTGCAGGGACAGATGCAACCATTCCGTTACTGCATGAAAACAATTGTAAATAAAGATGTAGAGATATTATTCGGCTCGGTAACAAGCCTTAATAATATTATGAGGAAGCGCATTAAGAAGCGTCAGATTCACTTAGTGAGACGAACAGACTAATCCTTAGATAGTTCTTCTATCAGTAAATTTAGATTCACAATAATAGCTAGCGCATAGCTAATTGCATGTGATCTCTTAAACTGGTAGTTTTCGTCGCCTGTTTTAACCCACACCTCATCCCTAATCTTATCCCAGCCTTGCTGCTGCAGGTGTGCCTTGGCTGGTCGGATAATAGCCAAAATCATAGCTAAGTCTTCTACGGACTGTGGTCTGTACTTGCTGAGCAAGTTGCTATGACCACTAAGGTGGAACAGTTGTTCTGTTACTTCTTTATATTCGAAGAAGTCCCAGGGTGGTTCCGTATTCAATAGTTTTAGGAGATGTTCTTCATCCCTAATATTTTCATACATATTGACATTAAGAAAGTCAATCTTAAAATAACCATAATCTTTGGCAATACGGTGATCGACTGTAGAAATATTAGTTACAGGATCACGCGGAATATTCTGAAAGTATACACCAGTGTTATGCTTATCGTACTTGTTATCAGCACGATCGATGCGGCCAAAGATACATTCTAATCCTTCTAGGATTTTATCCCGACCAAACACATCGATATCTACATCAGTTGTTACTTTTTTCATTTGGATACGGAATATAGGGTGCGTAGTAAGCAGATACATCAAATATCTGTTTATCTCGATATCCTACTTTATATGTTATTTCTTTTCTTTTTGAAAAGCAAGTTTGAACATTACAAAGTCTTCCTCTTTATAAAATTCGTACTTTGTACATGGACCAACGGAGCCGGTAAATGCTCCAAAGCCACCAAGGCCGGTAATGGCAACTAACTCGGCACCCGTAATGGAAATCCATTGCATAAGTTCAGTATAAGTTATATCCCAATCAAGAATATCAATAACCATTTTCATCTTCCATGTCTTCTATCATGCGATCCCAGTTAACCTGATTTCGTTCTGCGCACTCTTCCTCGTCGCATAATGCAACGCTTGTCATACCAAACCAATGTGTAGCTTTTCTATGGTTACACATGTCACATTTACCCTTTGGATCTTTTGATCCTACTTCCTTACCTTTTCTTCTGTGTGTCTTTGTCATAACTTTGATTGCTCCAAAATATTCTTAATGAAGTCAACATCATCGTCTGCCTTCTTAAACTTTCTCATCCAAAAACCGGGATCAATTACAGCGCCAATCATATTGGCATGATCTTCGTTAAAACGGGACATTAACTGTTCGCCGGTTGAACTAAGATATAAGACCCATGGACTAATTCTGCCTGTTCTAATCAGGTGTGCTGCTTCATTTGCATTTACTGTCGAAAAGAATTTATCAAACTCAACGGTATTCCTATCACACCATTCCATTATCTCTGTAATGGTTCTCTCGGTTGCACTTACAGCGGGTTCTTTTTTGAGTAGATCCTCAATATAGAGGTCATACACAAAATCCTTTGTCCAATCTTTTAACTTTACTCCATTCATAATAACAAAATCGATATACTTGTCAATATGAACTGGCTTTAGTAATGCTAGATGATTACCAAACTTTACAAAGTCGATATAGTAGGGACTATTGATAAAATCGTCTGTGGATTTTAGTTTCTTTGATTGAGTTGTCAACTCGTAGAATCGTTGGAATGTACGGAAACCAAATCTCGATCCAGAAGCACCGAGCTCCATATGGCGTCTTTTCTTAACGCACATATGGGTGGCTAGTGTAGTTTCCTTATGAAATTTATTTCCGCAAAACTTACAGCTGAAGTCTTGATCCATTTTCTTTTTTGCCAACACAGTTATTTACCCTTAGTGTTGAACAGTTCCTTAATTGTTTTGTCGTCGTATCCGTTGTCTTTAAAGAATGCTTCCCAATCTGCTTGGGTATTTAGTTTGAGTAATAATTCCAAATCGCTATCTTTAAGTAACGGGTAATGCTTTAGAACTGCTTCTTCTAACTTATTCTTTTTGATGCCCCTAGGTGGGGCGATCCATGGATGGAATTGTTTCTTACCTGTGCCGCACAATGCCAATAACTTCCATTGCAATTCCGGATGCTTGGAAATATTGCTGAAGTTATGATTTACAACATCATTAACCATCATTATATGGTGTTCTGTTGCACCTTGCGATGAACTCATGAATCTCATTAGCACCCATAAGCTGATTTCTTTCTTGTGCTCATCAGATAACTTCGCATAGAAGTCCATGTTACGCAAATCCATTGCAGGTAACTCAACTTGCAATGTCAGTGTACTTTCTTTCTTTTTCTTCTTAGGCTCATCATCAACTCGAACCGCATCTGGGTTCATTTGATAAAAACCTTCAATCCAATCACCTACTTCGTTACTCAAAGAGTGCTCCCATATCAATCACATCGGGAAGTTTACTAACTTCCTTTACAAATAATACACAGTTAGGATGAGGTTTATCTTCTACAGGAACAACTAAAATGTTTCCGTTCTTTAACTTAGGGAAATACCATTTCACTTCTGCGTAGACATTTGTAATGTTTACTTCTTGTGGTCTTGGTACCATATGCCTTAGTGGATTAAAAACCATGGTGTGAAATCCACGATCATTTAAACTTGTGAGTGGCATTAGCTCTAAATCACTATAGTCCTCATCGCATACAAGTATAGACCAATCAAGCGGCATTTGTACAGTATATTCGCCTATCTTTAGAACAACAGCTGGTGCATAAAAGCTTTCCAGGAAGATTAATGGTATAAAAAAGTAATCAGGATTCTTAGGATCCGAATAATCTAATACGCAATACCTAATGTCTTCTATTTCGTTCGGGATCTTATCTAAGTTGTAAGCCCTGTTTTCATTTGTTAAAATATTCATCTTGTGAGCCCAATTTTCCTTCTATGTTCTTGCCATTCTTTTTCTGCCAGCTCTGGATCTTTTCTCATTACGACTTTTCCTATTGGAATCATCATAGGTTCCACATTACATCTTATTAAATAATCACACAACATATTGTTAAATCCGAGATGCTTAAACGACAACCAGGTAATCGTTATATCAGTATCGGAATTTTCCTCATAATGAATTGTTATAAATTCACGAGTTGGTTCAGTTGTATACCTTGGCTCAAATTTCAAAACTAAACTATTTGCTTTTGCAAATATTTCTATTAATGGCAAATATCCCCAAGATATTTCTGTTTCAATAGTTTTCAATACTGCACCTTCTTAATACTAAATGGATATTGTGCCTCTGTATAGAACTTCTTGCGCTTTGTTAGGTGCCTCTTTGAGAACTTACAGTTCGAGCAAACATCATAGATGTTTACAAAGTCCTTATCTGGTGCAACACGAATGCCACGACCTATACTTTGAATTACTCTCACAAAGCTCTTACCTGCTTCAAATAGAACAAGATTAAAAATACGGACGATGTTAATGCCTGTAGATGCTACACCATATGTAGCAATAATAATCTTCCCGTCTACTTCCTGAACTTCTTTATACTCGGCTTTTCTGTCCTTTGACTTCATCTTACCGGAAACGAAAATCGAGCCCGGTATAAGTGATTGTAACTTTTCTCCAGTCTCAATGCGATCTACCAATATAAGTGTGTTGCCGGTCTCGGCCATTTCTTCCACTTGCTTGGCAAGATATTTTAGCCGTGCCGGATTAGTAGTTAACCATTTCAGTTCGGATTGATAGTTATCAAATGCTGCTTCACCTAAGTCTTGTAGTTGCCACACATTCACATGCAACTGTGCAAGGATTCCGCTATCTTGAAGATCTTTTGTATTGATTCTACCCAGCATAGGGCCGATACAAGCGATAACGCCTACCTTTTCAAAGTCTTCTTCCGGCATTGTACCAGTAAGACCCCAGCGAATAGGTGCTTTAGCCAAATAAGTCGATAACAGTTTTCTCAATACATCGGCTTTCGCCTTGTGTACCTCGTCCACTATGACGCACACCACGCCCTCGAAGAAATCTTCGATATAAATCTCTAGCTCGGTTTCTTTTGATTTCTTTGCTAGGCTTTCTAAGCTTTGCCATGTACAAATTGTGTGGGTCTTGCGATATTCTTTTCTATCGCCGTAATAGACACCTACATCTAATCCAAGGTTAATGTAATCTTCTTCTGTTTGTGTGACTAAATCCTTTGTAGGCACAATAACTATCGTGCGGCCATAAGGTTCGGCCTTATGGCTAAGAATCGCCGTAATTAGGGTCTTTCCCGAGCCTGTCGGGGCAATGTTAATGCCTGTGATGTTCTCAAGGTAAGAGTTAATTACATCAAGTTGATGTTCCTTGATCTTGATAGGTTGTCCAGCAAGTGGATGCCCTTTGGGCCAGCTAATGTGGCTGTAGCTATCTTCATCGACTTTTTCAAATTCAAAAGAATGCTGCTCGCGCTGGTCATCGATCTCAATTTCATAACCGTGCTGTTGCACAATGGGTAAGAGTTTATCTAATAGATTTAGATATGAACGACCGCCGATGTCTGCATACGACATTTTTCCCGACCATCGTCCCAGCCGGTAGGCCGGAGTGTATTGTGCCGATGGAATAAAATATTCTAGTGCCTCTACCATTTTGCGACGGCATACAACATCTAAATCATGGAAGCGAACATTCACTTCATCGACAATTTCTAATTTTGTTTTCATTTTCGTCTAGCCTTGCTGGAACATGTTTTGTCGCAATATTGCTTATGTCTTTTTCTGAAAGATAGAACCAGTTTACAGTGACAACAATAGGTCGGATTTTTAAAATACTCTTCGTCTCTTTGTTCTTTAGCTACAGACCATCTAGCTAGCTGAGCCTGCCTGTTATTCTCATTCTGATCGAAAGTTCGCGGACCTGTAGAAACACCACTGTTCCACGATTTACCATCCTTATTATGTTCAGCCATTTTTCTAAGAACATCTAACTGCTTTTCTGTTAACGGATTTTCTTTTCTAATCCGTGACATCTTCTGCCGAGTCTCGATTGTATGTTTCTTACCAACGGCCGATGGTTGTCTGCCAGTTAGCCCCTCACCGCCGTCTGTTCTGTTAAGAAGAATACCCGTACCTAAATCTTTTCTTCCCCACCACTTTATCAATCTACGCTCGAGTGCTAATGCACCTGTCTCTGTTAGATTAGTTTCTAATAAGATAATAAAATTGTTGTTTTTGGGTTTAGGCACATTTTTACGCCATTCGTATGCACGATTGCCTTTGCCTTTGCCTATATAATACGGAGTTCCTGCCTTTGCTGTAGCAGAATCTTTTGATCTTATATAAGCATAGGTATAGAACATTACTTAGATTTTGTCTCTAATGCCCCGATATGCGACACCATGATACGACATTGTGCTTCTAATTCGGCAACCTTTGTTTCTAAATCAATAATTGCACTCTGCTCTTTTGTATATGGTGGATTCATACCAAATGTTGTGTTAAATGTATGTGATTTGGTGTCGTGATGGTTCTGTAAATCTTCGTGAATATTTCTCGGCATATTGCCTCCTTTTAATATAATTTATTCCACATCCTGTCTTCTATGGCTGTTAATTCTTCACTGGCATGGATGCGCTGCCAATTTTCAGCTTGTGGGTGAGTCTTAATCCAATTAAGATTATTTTCTAAAATCTTAACACTGCCGGGGCTATATCTTCCCTCGGTTGAATATAAAACATTGCGAATAACATCTATTGGCTGGTGTTCTAGAGTTCCGCCAAAATAATCAGAAAGAGTACAAAGAATTCCTACAACAACTGTTATTTGAATTTTTTGATGATCTTCTACCGAACGAGTCGGTGGCTTAATCCATAGATGACTAAAATACTTACATATCCAGTACTGGAATGGTTTTGATTTAATCCATCTTTCTATTTCGTTTTCTGTTGCCATTAGATACTCGCATCATCCAATCCGGCCGCCCTTAATTTTATAATATGCCCGGTCATGAAATTCTTTGCTTCCATGCCCTTTGTTATTCCTAGATACTTATTTCGCAACAATGCAATTTCATTTATCAACAATGTTGAATCAACAATTGATGCTACACCATCAACATACTTTTCTGCATCTCGCGAACTCAGCGTCTTATTGTACGCCTCTAAGAACTTTTTAAATTCGATAGATCTGTCTTTACGCAACTGAATATTAAGATATTCTAGAATAGCTTCAATTTCTTGTAGCTGCGAATATCTGTGTTCCACTAATCCGGGCAACTCAGCCGCATGCCTTTCCAATGACTTACCTTTTAAAGATAACTCCATACGAGCTGTCTCCAGCTCTTCCTCGAAGTGTTCTATAAAGGCAGGTACATTAGAAAGATCTGCTGTGACCTTGTAATACCATGAACTCACAATTTGTGTACTTTCTTAATTCCTAATTCCATTGCTTGCACCAACAGATATGCTCTCTGAGGTCTTGACATCTGTGCTCGTCTGATTGCTAGAACACGCGGAGGGACTCCTAAGTCTTCTGCTAAGGCCTTATGTACCAAAGTCAGATTAACAGGTTCTGAAATCCAGGTAACGTAGTCAGCACCCACAGTAACATCTCTCATATTCTCTTTGTACTGCTGGACTTGCGTAATGGTGTTCAGAACATCCTTGCTCTTAATCGTTTCGAGTAATGTCTTTCCGAATTCAGAAGCCGTGGCCGTTGTCGTCATCGTCATACTCCTCATCGTAGTCAACTTCTTCCGACAAATGGCTTCTTGCTGCTGCACGCATTTCTTTATCTAAGTCTTCATCTAATAGATTTTCATCTACAAGACCGAACTCATCGAATACAACAACAAAAATATCTGCTACTTCTAATCTTTCTTTTGGAGACACATGGGACTTGATTCTAGCCCACAGTTCCAACAACAGTTCATGATTATCGTTTACCATAACTTACTCCTCTGATACTACAGGCACATTGATTCCGTCTTCGGCAGAATCGGAGATTACTACCTTGAAATCGTCGCCTGTAAATTCGTCCATAATGACTTTCATCTTCTCCAAGTCATTCCATTCCTTGCGGAAATACTTCATCTCTGCGCCGGTGCGCTTTGATGTATACTTATAACGATTGCCCTCTTTGGTTAACACTCCTGATTTCTCAAACAGGTCAAACAATCCGGAAATCGGGTTCATACCAGATTCCCAAGGGATATCAATCTTAATTGATTCAAACGGTTTTGCGTATCGAGTCTTAACAACTTTGCAAGTTGCTCTGATACCCTTTACTTCTGTAACCTTGTTACCGTCCTCGTCTTCCTTCAGCTTGTACTTCTTCATTGCAACGATAATGCTCGAAGCAAACATGAAGCCTGAACCGCCGGAAATCTTGTCATCGGGATCGAACATGTCTTGACTCGCATAGGTGTGATTTGTAACAACCATACCGATATTCAAATCACCAAACATGTTTACACAGTTTGAAACGAAAGCTTTCAGCTGCTTTGCCTTGCGTCCCATGTCTCCCTTCATATCGCCTGCTTCGAACTGATTTACTTCAGTCGGAGTAAGCAGCATACCAAGCGAGTCGATAATGAACATAATCTTAGGACGCTCTGCTCTAGGAAGATCCAGATAATTTGTCTTGTATTCAGTAACAAAGTCGTGAACAATCTTTGCAACTTCGTCAATCATAGATGCGCTGATACGCAACATCTTTTCTTCGCTTGTGTCTACGCCAAGCGGCTTTAGCCAACCTTCGTCAAGTGCATTTTCAGAGTCAATCATAACAACGAAAATACCTTGCTCTTGCGCAGCCTTTGCAATGTTACCAGAAACAATGTAGGACTTACCTGCACCCGATTCACCTGCAAACACAGTAACCTTACCCATAGGAACTCCGCGAAAGAAATCCCCGCTGATAAGATAATTTAAACCATATGAGCCTGTGCTAACCCATATGTCGGGATCGTTAAACCCCGTAGAAATACCTGTAATGCTTTTTGTCAGATTTTTTCTGAACTTAGAAATATCAAATGGCTTGGCCATGTCATTTATTCCTTTTCATATAGGCAAGTATATTTTCTATCTCGCCAATTGTTGAATTATTCTTTAATCTGTTTGCTCGCAGACTAATTACGAATACATTGCCAGGTACATAGCCTAATAATGGATCTAGTTTATCAAAACTTGCTTTATTAGGATTTTTGCGCCATTTTAATTCATCAGAATAATGATTTATACCGTAATGAAGTTTAATTCCTAAAATAGGACAATATTCCGGTTTTTCTATATCTTCAAAAATTATAGAGAATGGTATATTATTCTTTTTTGCTCTATTACGTAAATCAGAAAATTGTTTGCGAAATGCATTCTCATCGGTTTTATATTTTTCATAATATGCTGATGATTTGCGCAATTGTTCACATTCAGTACACGCCGAATCTTTTACTCTCCTAGGAGCAAAATGACCTCTCTTACATGCCTTTTCTGAAATATATGTAGAAAGATTATTATCTAAAGCAAATTGCCTGGCAGAATTTTTCATAAAATTAAAGTGGGGCGAACCCCACTATTATCATTTATTACGATTTCTGAGCATTGCCAGGATTTCTTGAGGAGATTTACCAGCCGGTGCTGCTGTGGTAGCTACCGGTGTTGCATCGTCAGCAGGAACATCAACATCGAACGGAGGATCTTCTGACTCTTCTGTAACTACAGGTTGTGTAACCTTAGGTACTACAGGAGTAGAAACTGCCGGACGCGATACAGGTGCGCTGCGGTTGACTTTCTTGCCTTCGCCTGCATCAGGATCATCACCGCCGGCTGCGTCGAAGCCGAATGGCTTGTAATGCTGGCTCCACTGTGCCGGATCATACAATTCGCCATCTAGAGATGCTTGGAACATTTCATAGATGATGGCAAGTTGTTCCGGAGTAGGACGCTTCGGTAGGTATGTCGAAAGATCAACCAAACCGTACTTGTCGATAGCTGCTTGCATATCTTCAGTAATGCTGGATTCCTTTCTTGCCCACTTCGAAGTACCGTAGTCGGCAAAACCGCCCTTGCTTGTCTTGGAAATGATAAAGTCAGTACCGTTGATTAAATCAACAGGGCTGTATGTCATATCAGGATCAAGTAATGCTGCCTTGATGATTGCGAAAATCTGCGGACCCATAATGTACTTACGGATTGGATTTTCTGGAGGATCTTGTTCGTTCATTGGATCTTGCTTGACAAAACCTTGCATGTAATACGAACGCTTTACCCAATACTTACGAGCGGTCTCTTCAAGAGACTTATCCTTCCACCAAGGACGGACTTCGTTCAGTACAGGACAGGTCTTTGGACCGTCAAACATTTCGATACATGGAACTTGAACAATAACTGGCTTGCTTTCGTCTTGTCCCTTGATACCAGGGAAAGGAAGCTTGATGATTTGCTTCTCAGCCCAGAAGAATGTGTTATCTTCGTTGGCGTCTGGGAGAAATCTTTGAATTGCGGATGTGCCCTCTGGGATATTCCAATGTGCGTAAGTTGCCTTATCGCCGCTGAAACCTTGTGTGCCGCCACCTTTGCGTGACTCGAGTGCTTGTAACTTCTTGCGAATTTCTTCTAATGTTTTAGACATGATTTGTTTTTCCTATGCTTTAGTTTAATAAAACGCTATTAATCGAGACACGGCTTACTTGGGTCGCGTTATACCCTTTCACGCCTTACTGACTACATTTCGTACAGTGTCTAGTGTACGAACTTATTGTGTGTTTGTCAAGAACTTCTTAATAGAAGTTCATAATGTATTTATCAAAGAAAGATGACAGGTCTGCAGATTCTTTAATTTCTTTTCTTGCACTTTCTGTCTTTTCAACTACTTGCGCATTCTCAAGAACTTGCGTAAGTACCGCCTTCTCGAAATCATTAATCTGACCTTCCTTACATAGCTTAGTGCCAATCTTATTAACAAAGCCAGCAAGTTCATCATTTTCAACAATTCTTAATGCCAATTCGTTGAGTTTAAATCCTAAACGAGCATGTTCGCCTGCAAACTCGAACATCGGTACAGTATTTATAGCCTCACGACGCAACATAACAGTATTTGCGGCCGCCTCTTCAATGCGCTTATGGAATGTATCACGCTCTTGAACAAGTTGCTTAACAATAGGAAGGACTTCTTCGAACTTCTCATCAAAGCGACGGATAGTGAAAAGTTCCTTAAGACCACTTGTGTCGTCCTCGGCAAGTGCCTCGCGTTCAAAAGTTTCTAAACGGGCCTTAACTGTCTCATATGTCTTTACGCCAGTAAGCTTCTTCAATTCGGTACGAATGGTCTCGATGTTTTCCTTTACTGTTTCAACAATACCAGAACTATCTTCGTTGATTAGCTTGTTTGTTGTGACATAACGGTTGAACGATTGAAGCTTGAGTAAATTTCCTGTGCTTTCTGTAATATATCCGCCAACTTTATCGCCTGGTGTGCCGCCGTGGGCCATGTGCTGGGCCATTGCTCTTGCGCCTGGTAGATAGTTGTGTGGGAAACGGAAACGCTCGCCATTGCACTCTAGGAAGATTGCGCTGATGTGGCGCGAACGGGCGCCGCGAACATTTTCATCAACAGGAGTCTTGTGACGGACTAGGATGCGAACATTTTCTAATGTCTGCTGAGATGTCTTTAGCGAACCAAACATCTTGCTGAAACTTTCCATAACTGCTTCGTCAACTGCTATTGAATACATAATATCTCCATGCGAATCTTTTCCTGCCTTGACTTTGCCGCTTGTTACGAGTCTATTCAAAACTGGACGAATTTCTTCTAACCCAATACCCAAATCATCAGCAAGTTGATAATCATATGTGTTACCGAAATACTTAACCTTCTTTAAAACCTGGCCGAGCAAGTGGTGATTTACGGGTCTTAGATTATTTTCCATAACTGCATCATTCTTCTTTTGTTTTGCCTGATATGCATAATCTCTTGGTTGAATTGTTTTACCAAAAACTTTAATATCAGAGTTCATTAAAAATTCATCAGCAAGGCGTCTAATATTTTTTTGTAGGTGTTCTACCGAATCGTCAACAGTTGCACCTTTGCTGAATTCAATCTTGTTACTATCTTCGTCAATGGTAACCATAATGTTTGGTTCAGTGACAAAGAAGCGACGACCGACATTAGGGTCAGTTGTTTCTGCTCCTGCCTCGTCATAAATCTTTATCTTTAAACCATTTCCCTTTAGGAGAGAAAAAATCTTTCCTGCCAGGGTATCCAATTCTACCATATGAAATCCTTGTTTCTCTTATTTATCTGCTATCAAATAAAAACAGGCATCGGTGCATCGTAGTTGCTGTCTTCCCCGATAGCGATATTACTATTGATAGCTGTCTGCGCGCCATCATCCCATGTAGAAATATAATCTGTCATGCGAACTGCCAATATAAGTGCCATGATTAAATCATCTGTCTGCCCGATACGAGCCTCAAATGTGTTTCCTCTAGAAACAAAAACCTTTAACTCTGATAAGATGCCCTTAGAATTAAGTTTCATTTTACCAGATTCAATTAAGAATTTCAACTTAGCACATGCTTCAAGTTTAGATTTATTAGTTGTAACAAATCCTGCGCGACGGCCCGTCTTGCCCTGAAGACGATTCTTTGGATCGTGCAACATAGTGCCCGGGAAGTTTTCTTCTCCTGTGTCTCTAATAACAACAAGAGCAGCTTCGCCTAGAGAATTACTTTCCACAGACCAGTAAAGTTCTGGCTTACCTGCTTGATACAATTCTTCTAGTATCTTGCGCATTGTTCTTACTTGTTCTTCAATTGGAGTTCTATTGCTACTCCATTCTGCTACCTGAACAAGTGTAGGCAGTTCCAATACCTGAATAGCTGCGTTGTCACCGCCGGTACCCATTGAAGGATCGAGAGAAACAACATATGTAAGGTTTGGACGAATATCGCCGTACCAGCGAACTTGGCCTGTCTTGCGAATAGGCTGCCTAGATTCGAGTTGAGAGAGCTTAACTGGGTTGATAAGTGTTTCTTCAAATGTAATGAACTGGCACTTGTGTTCGCGCAAGAAACGATCTTCGCCTAGACCGGCAAGTTCGGCGTCGGCCCATGTCTGATCGCGGTCTGGGTGAGCTTCCCATGTAGCAATATAAGGCTTAAATCCATTTACACCTACAGTTGTTTCGTTACCGTTGGCATCAACAAGCTTATTGGCGCCGAACCAAATATCAGCAAATTGATCTTCGTCGGTGTTAGGAGTAGAAGTGATAATACACTTACCACCGGTCGACAGTGTAGGAGATAGAGAAGTCCAGAATTCCTTAGCAATGTTTGGTTCCACGAACGCAAATTCGTCCAGGTAGACTAAGGACAAGGACATTCCACGACCTGTATTTTCTGTAGTGGTTGTTGCAACGATACGGGAATTATTATCAAAGTCCATTGAACGCTTGTTATAGACTTTTACACCAGCACGAATATGGTCAGGCACGGATTCGTAAGCATATCTTACTCTGTGCATAATTTCCTGGGCGCCGTCGTATTTGTTAGATGCAATAAGAATTGTTGCATCCTCGACAAACATAGCATACCACAAGAGATATCCTGCAGCAACGGTGGTCTTGCCCATCTGGCGACTAACCATGTTTACAGATTTTCTGGAACTGTGGTAGTTCTCAATTAATTCTCTCTGAAAATCGTATAGGTGAATTTTCTGTCTACCCTGCATCGGGTGTTGGATATACATGAAGTTTTCAATAAAATATCGAGGACCCGTAACAGGGTCCATGCACGCCTTGAGCTCGTCAATCTGCTCCTTACTATACGATATTTTCGTATACGCACGCTTGACGAGCTTATCGTCTTGATAGATTGCCATGTTATTTCTTTAGATTAGGCTTGTGACCTTTTTTTGCCTTTACTGGTTTCTTGGCATCTTCACCCTTTTTTGCCTTTTCTGCCTTCTTAGGCTTTTCGCCCTTCTTAGGTTTAGAAGAAGCTGATTCCTTTAGGAAATTTCTATAACCGTAGACAAGTTCTTTATGAACTTCTGCAACTTGCATCTTTTTCTGTTCTGGATTATCGCCTTGGCGTGCTCCAGACGGGCCTGTTGCCTTAACTACTGGACTATCAGCACCGTTAGGGAAGAAATCACTACCTGTTGCAACCTCAACTGAATCGTATCCGTTGTTCAGATCTTCTTCCATTGGGAAATCATCTCCGCCGTAATCTTCGTCTGATCCATGTCCGGCACTTGCCATTGCTGAATCAAAGTCGCCATCCATTCCGTCATCAAAGTCGCCCATACCCGAATCATCGCCATTAAGGAAATGATCTAATGCACCGTGGAACATATTGTCAAAGTCTGGGTTATGGCCGTAACCTGTTTCGCCGGCTACCATTTTCTTTAACTCTTCTTCAGATGTTGCCATGTCATAATTATTTCTAATCGACGATGCAATAAAATCTAAATCGTAATCTGAACCTTCCATTGCTAATACCTCTACAGCTGGAGCAGGATTGCTCATTTGTCCGTCTGAAACTTGCGATTCGTCTACTTCCTCGGCATTGCCTTGCGAAGCATCAAATTCTGAATCTGCCTGATCGCGCCCAACAGTTCCTGCAGTTTGCATTTCGGACTCAGTGCCTTCGTTAACATTCTTCATCGCGTTACTTAATTGTTTTGTGCCGGTGTCGGCCTTGTTGAATTCTTTAGCAACTCCGCTATCAATACCTGCTTTCTTGGCGAATTTAGGATCGTGTGCAGCAGCCGCCATAAAACGGGCTTGCTTCTCGGAAGTTGACTTTTCGTGTAATTCTGTGGCTTCGTCTACAGGTGTCTTGCCTTTGTGATCGGAGCAGTGCGAATATCCACTATCTCCTGGACCAAATCCTCTGCCGCATTGTGAGCAAGATACATTCTGAAATCTTGCTTCATTTAATCCGGGAACGGCCATTACGCCTTCCATTAGGTTTATTAGTTTTCTCATATCGTTCATAGAACACCTACCTTTAGCAAGTTAGGCTTCTTAACTCTACCAAATAACCCAACATCGTCTTTCTTTAAATTCTTAGGATCATTGAAACCATCATAGCCCTTAGGTAATGTGGAATGATCAATATCTTGCGGAACACTTAGAGGATTTTCTACCTGCGTTACTTTTCTTTCCTTGCTAACCTTTTCGAGTTCCTTCAGGAATGAAATATTATAGTCTGCACCGTATAGGCTCTTATCGCCTGTCTCTTCGTAGTCGCTTCCCAGCTTGGTTTTGTATTTTGCCTTGTACTCTGCAGAATTTCTATCAATGTAAAGATCGGTCTCAATTTGACGAGGATCATTTTCAGAGTATACAACTAACTGTCCCGGTGAAATTCCAAGATTGTTACAAACATATGTTCTAAGGAAATCTAGAGAACCGGGATATCCAAGTACAATACTGCAAATGAATACAGGTGTGTTCTTTACATTAGGAAAATCGAGAGGACTTTCTTGAATAGGTGTTTTCTTAAACGAGGATGCCTGCTTGATATCGTATTTCTTTAGCGAAGACTCTAATACATCAATCATTGCATCAGTCATTTCATGTACAGCAAACTTCAGAACATACTTATATTCTGTTTTTGTTTCTGCAAAATATGATCTAAATGTTTTCTTTTCGTCCATATTGACTCCAGTGTTACGACTATTTATCAGACTTTTCTGATTTGTTGGAGACAATATATTTTAGGAGTTCATTACGGTCAAATTCGCCACCGCCGGCAGGGCTTCTGTTACCTTGCCCTAGCTGTATATCAATTTGTTCGGCTTTTACTTTCTTAAGTTGAAGATCAATCATCTTAAGTTTACGCTCTGCTTTGGCATTCTTAGCATCAAGTGCAGTCTTGAGCATCTGGCCAGCTACTTCGTAGATCTTACCGGCATGCATATCTGGCACATTACCTCCCAAGGCAATTAGATCATTAAATGTTCTAACTGCTTTAGCAGCAATATCATCCATTTCTGAATCATGGGTGTCTAATCCTACTACAGTAGGAAGAGCGATATCAACTTTCTCTGCGGTTGTTATAGCTGAATATATTTCTCGTGCCTCTACCATTAACTCTTCACGAGTTTTTGTTGGCAGATCTTCTACCTCCGGCTCATCGCGGGGAGGTAAATTAAAAAATTCTTCCAGTTTTTTAGTCATCAAGCCTTTCCTTTCGGATTATTGAAGATATTATTTTCGTTCATAACCCTAAATGTCATGCCGTGGTGCCTAGCAAACGCATGTGCTGCTGCCCATTTATAGGTATTCAATGCGACCGCTGCCTTAGCTCTTTGACTCTTTGCCTGTTCTAGGAAGGTCTCTTTAGCTGGCTTTACTTCGATAATCTCTGCTTTTTGACTACCTTTAGCATCGACATAAGTAACCACGAAATCTGGTACATACACGGTATATTTACCGGTAAAAGGATTTTGATAAGGAATTTTAATGGATTCGCTGGCCCAGCTAGTTATGTTCGGATTAGAATCGAACATCTGCATAACTTTGAATTCCCATGAAGAACGGAAGTATATAGGATAAGTCCCTACATATTTACTTGGGTTGACAGGTTTATACTGCCCCTGTACATAGGAACTCATATTACGACCTTATTTCTCTTGCTTGTAGACTATATCTATTATTTACGCTGGTAACAATCCCGACTTGGTTGCCAGGATCTCTTAATAGATTAAACGAACGGTATGCATCTGCTGTGAACATCAACTGTCCAGTCGGCGTTACCTGTTCTAAAAGGGCCGCTGTAGAAATACCTAGCATGCTTGCCATATCTATAGCAAGCCCTGTCATTGTATCGGCGTACAGAGGACCTATTCCCCTTGATAGAAAATAGGATTTTGTAGAATTATATGTATCTGGTGCATAGTTTCCAACTACACCACCGCCTAATGCTGCCTGGGAGATAGAACCTGCACTTGGAAAAGTAGTAGGACCCGTTGCATATTTGAAGGTATTTGTAGGAACATTGTTGACAGACTTTACTGTCTTCTGCGTACCCAAATAAGTAAGCATCTGCGAGCTAAATCTGCCGATAGATGCTATATTTGCATTAGCCACCTGGGTTGCCTCCAATTCTATTAACATCCCTATACATTGTAGAATTTATATTAGCAGTGGATGCAAATGATCTTGCCGTAACGGGTGGTATATTTGGAGAAATGTATGGTGGAGGAATAATATTTACAGAGCCATCTAACGCGCCGGCAATGGCCGAAGTAGCTCCACGAACCGCATTTGAAGCAAATGCGCCAGTAACACTACCAATAGTAGATTGAACATTCTTACCAATTCGTTGAAGGATTGGATTATCGGAATTAAGCAAAGGATTGTTAGACTCAACAAAATTGTTTAACGCAGCATTAAATGACAATGCAGGTAATTCAAGGAATTCGCCGTGTTCGAACTGATCTTTTGTAGATCCGGATTCACCTAACTGTAAGTTCTGAATCGTGTAATATGCATATTCATATTCAAATGTAAATGTTAGCTCAAGTGTCTTATCGCTTGTGGCATAATTTAGTACATCGTGTGTAAATGCAGATATTCTGGGATTAACTAAAGTAACCTGATTAAATCTTCCACCGTGAACTTGATAGATATCTATAGTTTGAATTAAACTACGAATGTTCTGAACTTGAGGTAAATTAAATCCGAAGATATGGCTATCGAGTGTATCGCTGACAATATTTTCTAAATTAGATTTCTGTCCGTTTGTGCTGTTAGGATCGTTTGCACCACTCGGTGCATTACTATCAAACATGTTTTTAATACTTGCAGGAAGATTAGCAATAGCCGGGTTAATCTTCGGAATTAGAGACTGCGCTCCTTTCTTTAAAGTTTCAACCGAGAATGGACTATTTTTCTGTTGCGACGACTTTGCTTGATTTTTACCAGGTTCGTTGCCATCTCCGAAATAGTATCTATAATACATATCCCAGAATTTCAGTGTTTTGCCGTCTGCAACATCATGAAACACAACCTTAACTGGTTCAAATGCTATCTTTGTCTGGCTTAGTCTTTTTCTGTTATATTGGTTTAACGGAGTTGTCTCAATTTTCATCGATGGCATTTCCACCGATTTTACAAGCGGTGCTATTTGTGCCCAGTTTGGAGAATTAAAAGATTGAGAAATAAACGAAGCAGCAGAGCCTACATTATTAAGACTGATATTGATGTAATATTCAAAAGGAAAGCGGGGCTGGTTATTGTATAAACTCTGCCCTTCTTGATTGAAATTATAGGTAGCATGGCGAGAGCTCTTCTCAAAGAAGAACCCTGCGCCAGTCAATGAAGTTGCTAGACTAGTAAAACTTGGCACTAAGCCACCTCCAAAAATCCGCTATTAAGCGAATGTAGTACCACCAGTTGGGCTGGCGACATTTGGATATGGATTTCCACCGACTGTAGTACCGTCGTTTGTGTTTGGTCCCGAAACTTCTGTTGCGTTGTCGAAACGAATTGTCAATGTAATCATAGTTGGATCACCACTTGCATAATCGTTATCACCGTAGGCAGCAGCCTGGATCCAGCAACCATCAAGAACCCAAGACTCTAATTGCTCATTATCAGTACCGTCTAGCGAATGGATTTCCATTGCGAACTTGTAGTTGATACCAGCAACAGCACTTGTCTGTTCAAAGTGGTTCATTTGTTTCTGGACTTGCGCGCCAACCGACGAAACAACCGCATTAGTAATGTCATCGCGCAATGTAATTTCGATAGGATCGAAAGTGTGCTTGCCCTGAATCCATGCTACAGAGTTATACGAGTCGAGTTGTACTTCGTTATAGGTAATCTTTGGTCTGGTACATGTTACCACATTAGCAGTCATTTCGCGCAAACCGTTGTTTTCACCGAAGTTCTGCCAGACAACTCTAAAACGATACTTCTGCTTGGGATGTAGAATACCAAGCTTGTTTCCATCTAATGGAATACCGAATTTAGCTAAATTTGCCATCTTTTTCTCCTGCTATAAAAGCTAATACTATTTATCAATTATCAGAAATTTTTTTCCGACGGTATCCCTGCAAAATCATTTATGATATACGCTTCGCCTATATCCTGCCTGCAAGCATAAGGTAAAATTCCATAACCCTTATCGCCCCACTTGAGTCCGCTTGAATTTGCTACCATCCAATAATCATCTGTATATCCAATAATAGTAACTGCATGCCCGTGTGAAGGGCGGTTATCAATATCATTTATAGGCTTATACACCTGTTCTGAAAGCTTGCCGTTAAGTTTCCAAAACTGCCTGCCAGTGGCTAACCCGATAATTATGGGATATCCTTTATTTAACAAATAATTGAAATCTTGTTCTATAACATTAGTATATGTTCCGATTTTATAATTCTTTGCCTCTTCCATTGCAACTGCATTTGGCTCTTTATCAACTATTGTGGGACGAAGAGGCCACAATCTGTCTGTGCAACATCCATATTGTTTCATTGCCTCTAGGGTTGCCCCTAGCTCTGCACCTTTCTGCCCTATTCTACCTTGCATTTTTCTAGTCATGTAATAAACAAATAACCTAGAGAAATGCATAGGATTAGCACCAGATCGATTGATAAGCATTTCGGCAACAAGAAGAGAGGCACTAGCAGTACAGCATCCTACTATTTCTTGTGATGGCAAATATCTAATATCTTCTCTAAGATCAATCATGAAATATTTAGCCAAAAATATGCCCGGACTGGCCGGGCATATTCTAGATCAGTTTAAGATCAAGGTGCCGATAAGCTGGCGCCTGTGTTCTTGATTCTGATTGGAATGTAAATAAATTCAATTGCCTTAACTGGCTGAATTGCAATATCAATCCAAAGTTCGTTTCTGTCGATACGAGCTGGTGTGTTGTTTGTAAGATCGCAAACAACTAAGAAGTCGTATAGAGCACGCAATGTGATAAGTTCTGACATGAATCTATCAAATGCATCCTTAACTGCCTTACGAGTTGTTGTATCGTTAGGCTCGAATAGGAACGGCTGAGCAAGTAAGTTCAACTGGTAGCGCAAGTAATTTTCTAAACGAACTACATTGATACGGTCTGTTGCACTTGCGTATGGTTGGCGTGTCTTTTGACCGAACACAACAATACCGCCTTGTGGCATTACACGAATTGGGTTAATACCGTTGATGTAAAGAATGTCTCTTTGACCTTCATTCAACTTAACAGTAATAAACTGTCCTTCGACATTGACATAACCAACTGCTGCTGCATTGTTGACAATACCGCGTTGTAAACCAGCTGGAGCAAACCAAGGATAAGCAACCTGGTCGTTGTAAGCAATTGTTCTTAGAGCCATGTGTGATGGTGGAACAACTACATCAGTTCCGTCAACATTGGTCGACAATCCGCTTGGATACCATGCAGCAAAATACTTACTTGCCGATACTAGGCCATCAGCACCGTTACCGTATGCAACGCTCTTGTTGGTTGCCCAATTCTGTAGCGAAGTTCCGTTGGCTGCTAGTGTGAATGGAGTGTCGCCGACAACAAAAGCTGTCTGCTTACGGTCTTCATTCAATACAAGCATTTCATCAATAGCTTCAACATATCCCGGGGCAGCAATCAAGTTATAGTATAGATCTTCTGCGCGAATATCTTCGTTGGCTGTAATAACTGCCTGGATTGCACGAACGATACAGATATTCTGTGCTGCTGCACCCATGTACGGTGCGCCACCTGGGTTATTACCAGAAGTTGTTACCCAACGACCCAATGAGCCATTGTTTGTGTTATCTGGTTCAGCAGGAACGCCGTTAGCTACATATGGTGAATTCCATTCCTTGACATTGTTTGTCGAGTAACGAGTATTCCATAGTAAGAATCCCTTTGGATACAAGTCCGAATCTGGTGCATCTGGGTCTAAGTCAGGATTGATACCACTACCGTTATTTTCGCCCGAGTATGTACCCATGTGATATTCTGGATTTGGACGAGCATCTGTGAAGATGATACCGTTTGGAGTTGTCTGGTCTGTATTGTCGACTAGAATCCATGCTGTACCCGACCAACGCTTAATAACAGGATACGGATTTACATCTGTATCAACCCATACATCGCCTGACGATAGAACCTTTGGCGGTACATCGTCGCGTGGATCTGCAGATTGTGCATATACCTTAATTGCGCCTGGTAGAACTGCTGCTGTATTGAACGCTGTCCAACCATCTAGCCATACATTCTGCCATCCGCCTGTTCCATCAGCCATTAACATATCAACAGTGATTTCACCGTTGCTATCAACGCCAAGCTCTGAATTGAACCATAGCTGACCGTTTTCTGGGCCAGATGTTGGAACTGTTACAGAACCTTGAATGACTTGTAATGGAGCCCATGGACCAGATGCGCCAGTTGCCTTTCTAAACTCGTATGAGTTCGGTGCAGAAGTAGGATTTAAACCCGACTGGACTGGCTCAATGTAAATCTGGCCATCCGATCCTGCAGGATTTGTGCTGTAATATGTATTGGCTGCTGCATCATTTGTAAGAATTGGAGCTTCAACTTGCAAGAACTGAGCAAGTGTTGTATCCATTCTGCGTAGAACAAGATTTGCACCTTGCGCTGCTGAGGATGTCTTTAGCCAATATTCTTGTGTTGTCGATGTCGATGTAAGGTCCGGCCATACAGAGTTGATAACAACTTCAAACGATGCATTAATTACATCAGCAGCCGCAAACGGTGTTGATGGTACTGCAGAAACAGTAAACGATGTTGCATTGTTGATTTGAGTAATAGTTGTATTAGCTGCGAAAACACCAGTACCGGAACCAACTACTGGAACCATACCAACTTCTAAGCCTACTGTCGATGCAACATTAATTAATGCACCCACTGATGGGGCCGAAGCAGTTACTTGAGCTGCACGGGCACCAATCTGCGACCATGTAGATCCAACTTTTCTCCAGAACGATAATGTTCCCGATGCTGTCTGGAATACAACTGCGTGGTCTCCGTCAACACCGTCTGTTGGTGTTGGAGCGTTTGCTACACCTGTTGCAAAGTTATAGATGAAATCCGGTGCTACAACAGTCCAAATTTCATTTGGGAAAGTGCCAGAACGAATAAACAAACCATAAGCAGAACCGTTTGGTAATGCTGATTCATCAAACCAGAATGTTCCCGCTGCTGCAGGACTTGTTGGCTGAATTGGTGTTGGTTGTAATTGAACTGTATTGATATCGCAACGGACAACTCTTGCTAGGTTAGCAATACCGAGATACGAGTATGCTGCAAGCAAACCGTATTCGTTTAGTGGATAACCATTTAGGGATGTTCCGCTAACTTCATAGAAGACAGGATCACCGAAAGTCTGTACCAAATCGCGCTGCGAAGTGATAGACCAAACTTTTCCAGCATTGGCCTTTGTTGTTCCTACTGCTACTTCCGAACCATCCGGAACAGTCTTATCTTGTTGTGTGGCGATAAAGATTAACGGTACTGTACCTGGACCGGCACCAACATTAATGCTCTGGTCGATGACCGAAATACTTACGCCTGGTGATACTAGAATAGCCATGTAATTTAACTCCTTCTGAAGAATTATACTTCTTGTTATGAGTATTTATCAATAAGGGTGTTAAATATATGGCAAATGAAGCTCTAGAGAATTTTACTCACAATTTCCTTTACTTGGCCTTCAAGGAACTCCAGGCTTCCATCATTATTTACCTCAAAATCAATTTTCGAGCCAACCCATGCCCATTCACTAAAATGTGCACCGGAATAAGTTTGCGTCATAACATCCCTAGCAATCGAATTACCTTTATTTGCCAATAATGCTGTTTCATACCATACGGGAGCAGGGCCACGATTAATTTTCACCAGGATGCCACCATTAGATCGAATGAAATCGATTTCATTTGGAAAGCGTACATCACTAATAACCACATGCTGGTTAGGATTTTTTCTAATCCTGTTTTGCAATGTCAGGAACCAGATGTCTTCGTGGAAATTATTTCTTAGTGCGTCTGTTCCAATAACCTGCAAAGCAAGGCGCGGACTGAAATTAGGCATGCCCAATTTTTCTGACCACCAAGGATCAACAATTTCTCGCCACTCTCTTGATTCTTTTGTATCACCCTCGAGCAAATGACGAGGCCAATCGAACATCACAGCGCAAGCATCTTTCAACCCGGCAGCGAAACTGTCTTGCCTAAAATTGAAATTATCTACTAACTGTGAAGCAACTGTTCCTTTACCGCTGTTGATCAGACCTAACAATCCAATAATCATAAGAAAACCCCTAAGCTATATTTACATGTAGTTATACACGATTTGCTTAGGGGTTCGCAATTTTCGTTAGCCAATCACAAAACCATAACCATCCGAACTTGTGACTAGATCTAATAATTGTTTCTCAAGTTTTTCAATTTCAACGGTAGCTTCCTGTTTAAGTGTTGCACCGTTTAACATAACATTACCGCTCGGTCCAGGGAATCCGCTAGGGAATTTATCTCTAGCTTCTCCAACATATATTTTGCTTGCGCATAAGCATACGAACGCAACCAGGGACCGGAATAAGGGTCATTCATTAAATCATCTTCGGATTTTTTAGCATAAACACGAACAACAACTTCCTCATCGGCTGTAGGCCTACGAACAATTGTTAATTTGTGATTATTCACATCCCAAGTGAAATTATACTGACTTGCAAAGAGACGCTCCGTTGTCTCAAGGAATTGATTATAAAAGTCCCAGGTTGCTAGACCACCTGATCTATTTGGTTGTAGCAAATAGATATTATAGAATGCAGCATCTACCGGGTCGAAATTTATTCCACCGTTTGTGTATGCACCGACACCACGGCGGTATAGACGTCTCACTTCTTGCACTTCATCTGGAAGAGTATACTCTGATATGTCTCGTGTAATGTGTAGGAAAATGTCTTTCTCGAGATTAGCTCCGTCTGATTGCTGACGCAATTTCTGAAGACCAATCGTTATAGCAGTATTCAAGTGATCTACGTCTAACTCAATATCAACCATTTGCGCACCGAGCATAAGCTCGATTTGCTTCATTAACAAAACTCTTGGTGTTATTTGTGCGGACATAAGTGTATCAACTCCAGTGATACACTATTTATCAATACTCGTAAGCTTTTCCTGCCTTGTTTGCCAGCATCATTACCATAGCATCATCGAGCGCATTATGGACATCAAAATTATTCTCTAAGACAATTTGTTCAAGATCGTCATCCATAATTATGAATTTGTAATAATCATTCTTATCAAGATTCGAGGGCCAGACAGTTGTCTTATTCAGCAACCTTCTCAAATGTGGAAGATCCCACGAAATATTATCACAAGCAATAATAAATTCATGCCCCTGCTCTTCTATCCATGTTGCCATTTTTAGAGCACATTCTGATTCTGTCATTTTATATTCGCCACCCTTCAGGAAAGGCAAAACAAAATTCATAACAAAGTCGGAACATTCACACCGTTCATAGGTATCTGCAAGCTCGGCATAAAACGATTTGCCGTCTTCCGAAACCAATGCGATACTGATAAGCTTTGCTTCGTGGTGTAAATCAGTGAATTCGGTGTCCAGGAAGAGAAGCATGTTTAGATTCCTTTAATAATTGTTTATACATTTTTATATCCTGCAAATCTTTTCCTGTAAACATTTTATACAGATACTTATTTTCAATGCAATATTTCTTGCAGGCATTTTGTTTTTCTAAATCACGCGGAATAATCCTGCCTTTTACTTCTTCAATTGTTTTTTCACCAGACTTAAATTCTATTAAAAAATCAGGAACATAGTTATGATTCGTACCTTCGAATACATAAGGTATTCGTATTCTGTGATATTTTGTCCAAGATACAACATTTACATCATTATCTAGTTCAATCATTCTTGCTAATTCTAAGATAGAGTCTGCATGAAATTGTGTATTAGATTTAGTAGAAACATAATAAGCTTTTCTACCTCTATTACAACTTTTTATATTAAACTTTCCATCTGCTATTAAATCTACCTTACTCTTAGATTGTAATGCTCGTGTCTCAGCGGAGTGGTGTCTACCTGACATTCCATTTATTTTTTGAAATTGCCTGGCATATTTCATAACATCTGATCTGTCTTTACCAAATGATGGATTGCGGGCGCCTTTCTTCAGGCAAAATTTGCATAGGTCTAAAGATTCTGGATTTTTAGATTTTCTTTTTTTCCAGTTTCCTACTGTTGTTCCATAAATTAAATTACATTCATCGCACTGCAATTTCAGTCTATGCAATTGGCTATTCTTATCATCTATATCTTTTATACTATCACCTAATATAACTTGCCTATCGTGTATCATATATACCTCAATCTATGGAAGTATTTATCATATTGGTTCTGTATCTAAAAATAATTTCATTTTTTGCTCTTCTCAAAGTCGGAATAGGTGCCAACACCACCATTCCAATCTCTCCACTGTTTAACAAATTCTTCCCAGGTCCATCCGTATTTTGCCATAAAAACTTCCCACTCGTTTCCCCTATTATTTGGCCATTTAGGACCAATACCGGAACGATATATTTTCATCATTTCGTAGAATGGTATTCGAGTTGTAAGGATTCTGAATGTGTCATCCTCTGTCATTTATCAATCCTTAAGATTACATGATGCTCGTTTAGCTTGCCTCCAGCCGGTGTGTCCAATGTGCTTAATTCCTTTAAAAAGGTTCTAAGCTTCACCTTGCTAGCCTTCTTGAACTCGGCGAGTGCTTCGGCAGGTTTGCGTAGCGTTTTTTCTGCAGAATCTGTAGAAAAATTCTCTAGGCTAGCGCCCTTAACAAGCAGGCCGCGCTCGTCAACTGCCTTGTACTGTGCAAGCTTCCTGGTTTTTGTATTATACACCCATACTTCCTTAGATCCAAGAATATGTACAGGATTTAAACTTACAATTCCTAATGAACTATCCTCTTTCTTGTACTTGAGCTTAGATACAAGTTTATCCTGTGATACTGGCTTCTTCTTGCGTGGTGCTCTTTCAACCTTAGCAACTTCCTGCATCATTGCGCAGGCCTTTAATAAATTCTTGTGGAATAGATCTAGCTTCTTCAGCTCTGGCTTTGTAAAGTTAGAATAGCCTTCGCTGAGGTCTTTATTTGTACCTTCTGCTGCCTCTGCTATTTCTGCTGCACGCCTTTCAAAGATTGTATGCATGTGGCGTGCATGCGGAGCCTTTAGCTCGTTTGATTTGAATAGATTAACAAATTCCTCTACAGTCTTAGCAGGAAGTTTCTTATCCAGCACAAAGTCGTCTAACCACCCTTCCACCTCCCCCGCAACTTCTCTCGACCTTTCGCGGAGCCTGTCTTGGATAGAGATAACAATCTTAGGACTCTCGTTAACAGGCTTACTACCTGCCTCCTGAGATGCGATATAATCGGCTTCTTTTTTGATCGCTGCGGCCTTTTCTTCTTCCTCATTAACAACCTTCTCCATAGCAGGCATTAATCCGGTCATGATATCATCAGGAATATCGGCGCCATGATTAAGAATATACATATACTTACCGACAGTGGCAAATCTATTCTCATCAATATCTTTAATGCGCTCGAGCATAGGATGCTTTACATCTAAATGCTTCAAATATTTCACAACTTCTTTTTTCAAGTCAATGGCAGTCAACTCATAGTGAGCGTACATCATTGCTCCTTGAAAGTTTGTTCTGAAATGTTTATGTGTTTTAACAACGGTAGCGAAGCTCGGCTTAGGCCAACTTACATGTACACCGGTAGTTTTTTTCTTTGCCATCTTAATATCCTTTTGATACTTAGCTATTTTAGCTACTTATAAAACAGAAACGCAACTAAATGTGGTTTAGTTGCGTTTTTGGATATTAGTTACTTAAGGATTTTATTCGTCGGCGAGTCTCTTCTCGTCTCTTTTTAGCTTTTTATCCTTAGTTTTGTGCGCACCTGCACCGGATGTCTTTGCGTTCTTTGCCACAAAATTACGAGGTTTTGCCGCTTTGACGACAACCTTTTTATCAGCTTTAGCTTCAAATAATTCAAACAATCTCATAACATCTCCGATGCGAAAATGGGGAGATAGTAGCGAATTACCTCCCCACGACGCCTGTTGGCGTAACACCAATGGTCCTAAGGGTGTTATGAGTATTTATCAATTTCTGATTAAAAATACTTCGACAGATTGAAGTTGAAAACACCAATCTCGTAAAGCACAAATTCCTGCATCGCATAGAAATACTCTACAGGATCTTTTGCCTTTTTCATCTTGGCAAGATACCAACTTCTCAAAATACCTGAGCTCATTTTCTTTCCTTCTTTACCCGTATATAGTTATTTAGCAGTGATTGGATATTGGCCCCGCCCACAGGGTTTTTACTGTGAACTGTGAAGCTGAAGTTTTCCGGCATGGTATTTGTATCCATATCGTGCTCAGTCAACCACAGGGCAAAATCATACCCAGTTTTACCATCGGAATAATCCATAGCATAGTGCGCTTCTCCCAAATCGTGGTCAAAGCTAATCACATCAGGAAATCCGTTGTCGAGCACCCATGTAATTGCTTCTTCAAGAGAACGCACGATTGCCCAATCCGCACCCCAGCTTCCTACATTACCAATAAGAACCCAGGTAACATCCTTTGGCATTCTTTCATCATCGATAAACAAATATTTCATGCGTACTCCTTATCCTGCCTTCTAAAATGATGAGCTACTCTATGAAACTTCAACTTTTCGGCTTCATCATCGGAAAGCTTTCTTTTTTCCTTCAGGTCCCATGCTCCGTAAGAATCTTTAGGAAATACAATACCACAATTGTGGCACTGATATTGATCGTGATTTCCGCAGGAAGCAGGAAATCCAACAGCCTTGGCAATCGCCCACATCGCAGGCCAAGTGCCACCGTTATCATTCTTACTTTCGCAACCGCAGATTTCAGTCTTGTCAATATAGATGTATCTTACCCTATATTTACGAGTGATTGTAAATAAAAGCTGAAGATTTTCGTCGCGAATTCTTTCCAACTCGAGCGCATCGGGTTCGCCATTCATAACGAATTCGAGCAATGGGTCATTCTTTGCTCTGGCAAGATTTGCCATTATTCTTTTGATTTCAGGAATATTAATCATACTGCATTTTAGTCGGGATCTATGTCGCCGGTCAACCTAATTTTCGTATTGGCTAATTCGGATTCGCGCAGAACAGTCAATCTCTCATTCTTATCAAATCCGATCATTGCTTTTACATCTTTTGGAAAGCACGAACCACCGTATCCGAACTGTCCGTCGTTTCCCGGAACAGCCATATGACTAGATCCTAAACGATAATCATCGCCCAATATCTGAATAAAATCGTCCCATGATTCCGGATGTATTTTTCCTCCACCATGTATATCACTATAAAGTTGATATATCTGATTCATGAATACAACCTTGCTTGCCAAAAAAGCATTGATTGTGTATTTCAATAATGCTGCTTCTTTATAATCAACAAATCGAAATTTTGGATGCTTTACATGCGAATGTCTTTCATACATGAGTTGTACTTCTTTACAATCATGCCAATCTCCAGCAAGAATAATCATTCGTGGATTTACTGCATCTTCTTCCCAATGATCTTCTCTTAAGAATTCTGGTGAATATACATAGCGCAACGGTCCCTGCTTTTCCATTACTTTAGAATGGCCATATTTCACATATAAATCGTCTACTATTTCAGGTGGCAATGTGCTCTTTAGCACGACTATGCCCGCATACTTTGCCTGTACTAATTGACTAAAAATCGTGTAAATTACAGATGCATCCACTGTTCTGTCATCAAGTGTAGGCGCATTTATAGACACAAAGATAGCATGCGGATTTATATCTACCAACTCTGCAACTGAAAGATGAGTATGCTTGGGATCAACCACTGTAGCTTCGGAATTATATTTGAAGGCATAATGACATGCTTTGCCTACAAACCCGTATCCTATAAAACCTAATTTTAACATTTCTTTTTCTCCGTAAAAAATGGTAGTGAGTTGCCCCACTACCATCCAAAGTGTGTACTCAGGTTCCCCACCTAAGTTCCCCGTCCTGCGTTTAGGATCCCCCGCGGTTACATTCCTTCTGTAGAAGAAAGTGCCGGGCCGCCCTTAGTAGACACATGGTAGCCGTATACGGCTATAAATCCAGAGGCGCTATTTCTTGACCGCAGGTACTCAACCGGCCCTACAAAACCACACACTAAACCTTACTGGACTTCTTTCCTTGTGCCAGCTTCAACAATCTTCAATTGGGCCTTCTTCTGCCTTGCATTACGATCCTTCTGCTCGCGGGCTTCGTCGAGCGTAAGTCCGGTATATTCTTCCCAGTCGCCAAAAACACGAACCAGGTCATACAACTGTGCAGTCTTTCGTGGAGTAGGACTCAAAGTCTCCACAATAGGAGCATTGGCACCGGTCGCGAAAGGCCACGCAGCAGCAGGGTTCAATGTCTTGTGTTCCGGAACCTTAGCAGCAGGCTTCGGCGAATAGTCGTTATTCACTACAGCACTGAACGCATCAGCAGGCTTACCATTGACTTGTGCAACCACTTCGTATCGCATGCAACGACCCTTAGCACCGTTGTAGTCGGTAGGAATGCTAACGACATCAGCAGGGCTAATTTTCAGGATCATGACAGGCTGCGATGCGCTGCCAAATTCACCAAGGTAGCTTTCGCTGCAGAAGTGAAGACCGGTAGAGCAATGCGATTCCGGATTGTCATCGACCAGATTACGATCCATCTCGACAATTTGTCCAACACTGTTATCAATAGTGCCGGAGTGAATGTCCTTGTAATCGCTGCGAACACGCTTGTACGCAAGGAAATAACCATCTTCCGTAATTGGAAGCTTGTTCTTTTCCAGGAAGCCGTACACTTGGTCCACAGAACGCTTAGATGGGTTGTCCATCAAGTTTTCCATGAAGCGAACCATCGGGTCAATCGGAAATCCGTCTTGGTACATTTCAATCATACGCGAGGCAAGACTGTTGTGGAACGGCTGGCCTTTCCAGAATACCTTGTTTCCTTCGATCGATACATTGCCATTGCCAAAATCAACAATGGCCTTTGCTGGCTCGACAAGGTTATGCAACTCTTCCCAATCCTGCGCCTTTAGAGCGTCGACAATCTTGCCGTAGGCAATATGTGTGTCCTTGGAAATTGTGTGACTTTTGCCATTGATCACAAGGATAATATTCTTGCCTTGGATCAGATACGGGACTGCTTTACTCATTCTCTTTCTCCTGTTTGTCTACCATTTTAATGTATTGCGCCACAACAATATCAGGCGCGTTTGTCTGTACATGTTTCAGCAAAGGGTATGTAGCATACAACTTTGCCTTAGCATCTTCGAATCTCTTTTTCACCTTATCCACTTCTACTGCTTTGCCATAGGCACCGCAAAGTGTCATGAGTGCTGTTGCATTACCGGTTGCCCGTTTTATGCTACTATATTCCTTAACATATTTAGCATAGTGCGAATCTGGTCCTGCAAGATTTGCAATCGTTTGCGTAGTATGCACTTTATTGTAATAAGAATCAAGCATTTCCGCGGCAACCAGTGTTGCTACATGGGCATCAGAAATTTTCGCTGTTTCTTCTTTCAACTTATCCTCAAACCAAACCCAGTTGTCCAGATCTTGCAGTTCTTTGATTCGATTTTTGCGCACACCGAGAATTCTGATATTCTGAATTCCTGCAATGCCGCACTCGTCCATCTGCGCCTTCAGGTTGAACACATTGATGCCGTTACCTTCCTGATCAATAGGATCACAGTTATTCAGTGTAACATAATAGTAGGTCACATTATCGTCGAGTTCTTCGCGATACGGTCTCCACATGTATGCACCAGAGTGGCCGGCGCGTTCGTTAGCCTTGATTCCAATTTCCACAATGCCTGTGCTAGACATTGGCTTTGCGCGCTCTTTCTTCTCGAGCTCGCTAGCCTTCATGATTACCGGTGGATTGTGAAGTTCTTTCATCAGCAAGTCATATTCTGCTTGCCTTACTTCAAGATCGTCGCTGCTATGCGTGATGCAGAAAACGCTAGCCTGCTTTCCGTAATGATTTGCAAAGTGATATCTGGCCCTGGCTTGGCAACCAGTTTTCAGATCGTTTTGCACAATAACTACCTTCATGTCGACCGGAATGCTCCAAAATCCAATATATTCATGGCCGCCGGTAGCGTTAGGCTTGTTAGTGTATTCGTGGCTCTCGCTGTGCTTCGTTGTAGAACCGTTACCATATGTGCTGAATGCAGTAATGGTCAATCCACGCTCTGCAAGCTTCGCGGTAAGATATTTGAATTCTTTTCTGCCATAATGGTTAGACGCATCAAACAACTCAAACTTCGAATCTGTGACATAACGAATTACGGCTGCGCGGAACAACCGTGATTGTGCCTGCTCTCTAAGGTATTCTGCTCTTTTCCATTCACATTCAATTACATCTGCACTTTTCGCAATGTGCTTTGCAAGGTTGGCATTCAGAAGCTCAAGCTTCCGTTTGATACTTGCAATAGTGAGTGGAATATAACTAAGCTGTTCTCTGGATGCAGCAAAGTCAAGTTCGCCAATGTCAAATTCCAGGACCAGATTACAATCAAGTAGGCTGGCAAGTTCGCCGAAGTGCTTTTGTGCATCCGGAACATAGTTCAACGGATACGGAATATTTCCCATGATAGCAAAGCTACCACGATTGTAATAATCTTCGTTTTCTCCGCGTGTATGAACACCCGGGACAATGTCCTTATCCTTGTAGGTAATCTTACCGTGCTGGAAGCCCTCAACGCCTGTGATGATTGGCTTATGTTCAAACCACTTCAGCACCGTGTGTGCTTCGTTGCGGAAGGAATTATAATCGCTACGATCGGTAACGCTGAACTTTACTTCGACGCCGTTTCCTTCGTCTGTAAGTTCTTCGCCCATTTCTGCAATGGACGGAACACCGTGGTCGTTAATAAATGCGCTGTAGATGCGCTTGGTTCCATTCTTGATGGCAGTAACAGTAAAGTTTTCTGTGTAGCTGAATGGGGACTTTGAACCTAAACCAAGGGCGCCAATGAATGCATTGGAATCAGTCTTGGTAGATTCAAAATAGGTGGTGTAGATATTGACAACTTGATCGTTGTCCAGGCCCAAACCAAAGTCTCTTACCGCAAACCACGGTTCAAGCATTGTCGGGAGATGTACTTCAAACGGAACTTCTGCTTTGCCGGCGCCTACATGGCTATCCAATGCGTTGCACGATAGTTCGCGAATGACTGCGCGGATCTTGTTCGAATATAGGCCGTCAGAAAGAATCTTAAACGCCTTGGCGGAATTACGAATACGGAACTCGCCCGTTGTTCCCACATTCGATAATACTACTTCGTTGACTTCGACATCTAGCTTCATTGTTGTTGTTTTCCTGTGTTTATTGTCTAACAATTATGCATGCGGTCATGCAATGTGTCAAATCGGGGATTATCCGAACATAAGTCTAAATAATGTAAGAAATTCAGGTGTCACAGGATTCTCAAATTCCACAATCATCGGATGTCCCCAACCAGGAATGTAGGTATCCGATACTACCCATGACCAGTTATTATCAACAACATTTTTATCTAACCAGGTAGTTACCGGCAGCATGTCAAGCGTTGTTCGAATGTTCCTGGACGTCTCGATTTGTTTTACCATAATCAATTATGCCGGCGAACCATATAAGGTGTCAAATGGCTAAATCAAAATTCCTCCCAGATATCAAAGGCACGAGAATTCTTACCTTTGATATTTCTTACCGTATTGTAATGTATACCAAAACGCAATGCTACATCACGGTTGGTTCCGGTCGCATTATAAACTGCTTCAACCTCATCGCGCGTCATTCCGTAACGTCTTACCTGACCAGGTGTTCCGAACCCCGATGTTATCTTCCTAAATGATTTTTTATTCTTTATGCTTTGGACGACTCTTTCTGTCGCTTTATATTTTTCCCAGAAATAAGCATAATCTCCCGAATCGTAAAATATCTTTTCAATAAATTCAATAGGCAAAGGGAGACGTGTTGTTTTACCTTCTGTATAGAATCCCGGCAGATCTAAAATATCCCTTGTCACATTCTTATACGTTAGTTTTCTTTTTATGGATATTATTTGATAGGTTCCTACACTGTATTTCTCGGATAATAACTTATATGATTCGGTAGAATGATATACCTCAATGACTTGCTCGGACGAAAGTTTGGCGTTGTTATTTCCTACTCCGGAATGTGCTTCTGCAAACTGCTTTCTAATCCTCCCATACCATTTATTATTTCTTTTATTTTTCGGACTCTTACAGCACATCATCGATAATGCCGAAATAAGTTTCTTATTTCCCGGGTATATCTTTACAAGCAGTTGGTGGGCGACAAAATGTTCTTCTGGGGAAAGGGATATGATATTACCGGGCGCATCTGTTCCATTCATACACTTCGGAATAATATGATGATCTTCTTTCACCTTCGGGGGCAATCTATTCTTTGCCTTGTCGATCAATCTTTCATAGTGTTTCTTATAATCCATTTTATACCTATTGAGCGCGTTTATTTGTATATTTACCGACAAGGAGATAAATATCATGTAAAAACAATAATGGAATATTATTCCAAAGGAGATAAAATGGGAAGACCCATCAAAGAAAAGTGGTTCGGTCCGTCAGCTACAGCTGGTAACCAAATCCGTGTCAATGGCGTTCGTTGGGCAGATAATACAACTGCTACCAATGCATACATTGTTAAGCAAACAGGTTCTGCTGCTTATGTAGTAAGCGATGGAACAAAATCAGAAATCGTGTTTATGGTAAATGCTAATGCAGTAGGTGCATTGCTACCAGGACAGTGCTTTATCACAGCAACACCGTTCGGTGGTGCTCCGTTGCCATGCGCAAAGATTGCACAGTTCCGTGTTGATATTTTTAATGTTGCAAACACAGTTCCTCAGGAAACTGGTGCACCAATCAATATCGCCATCACAAGCTATAGCTGGTCAACACAACCTGCTGTTGCATTAGGACAAGCAGATCTAAACCTAGCATAAGAAATTATGCTCAGCAAAAAGGGCACCTTGGTGCCCTTTTTCTTTATTGGTCCCGCTGCACCGAATCGAACGGTGATCAAAGCCTTAGGAGTGCCCTATTCTGTCCATTGAACTACAGCGAGTTATTTCTTTTCGACTTGTTCGAGCCTATCGTAATAATCTGGAAACTCATTCAAATGATCTAACGCAATTTCCCTTGCGAGAGCTAAATCACCCGTATGTTCCATTTCTATCTTGATACCTTTTGAAAGTTGAACCATTAGGTCTCTAAATCTAACACCATGTTTAAGTTGAATTTGCTTAAAACTCGGAGTAGGCTTACCAATTAGATCAATTTCACTTAACTTCATATTTTCCTGGAGGAAGATAATGGAATCGAACCATCCCCTGCTCATCACAAAGGGCCGAGTTTTCGAGGCTCGTTATGTCCCAGACATGCTATCTTCCAGTGTACTATTTATCGTCGATCATCGTAGTCATGGTCTCGATCGTACTGGCTTTCTCGATCCCACTTCTTTCTTTTCTCCGGAGGAGGTTCATCTTTCTTAAACTTACGAGGTCCGCGGTGTTCCTCATAATCGTCATCTTCGTAGTCATATCCGTCTTCGTACGATGATCTCTTAATCATATCATTTATTAGCTTTTTGCTAATTCCTTCTGTAAACCAAAAAATCCCTCGGGTATATACTGTCCATCTTTGAAAATTTGTGGCACAGTCTTTACCTTTGTTCCAACTCTTTCTTCTAATAACTGTAAATTTGACCCAGCACGAACATCAGTGTATTCGTACTGAATTGCTTTTGATTCGCATAGCAAGACTGCCTGCTTGCAATAGGTGCATTGTTCTGTACCGTAAATTTCAATCATTGTAATGTCTCCTTGAGATATTTACTTATCTTGATCATCACAGTGGTTAAAATATACAGATATTGTGATCTTATGTCAATCAATCACTGCCATAAACTCGAGTGTCCCGTCCGGATATTCAAAGATACCAATGGTTTCGACTTTACGACCCTTAAATTGATTATTTTTCGGCAGCTCTGAAACTTTAATAACTAACACATTCTTTCTATATGTTTCTGTTATTTTTACAATCGTGCCTTTTATCCCATTGAAGCTAAAATTGCTTCCTTCCCTAAAATATGATGCCATTCTTATTATTCTTATTATTGGTGGAGCCCCTATCAGGAATCGAACCTGAATCTAATACTTCGGAAATACTTATTCTATCCATTGAACTATAGGGACTTGGTGCTGGATGAGAGAATCAAACTCTCGTGACCGCGTTACGAGGGCGGCAGAATATCACTATCTGAATCCAGCCATTCTTCTTCGATGCCTGTGTCTGTTTTGTCCATTGGGGCAAATACAAGAGTATCAAGATCGATTACTTCTTTATTTACCGCAAGTTGCATCCATTCAAGGCATTGCTTGATTTCTTGGATGTTGTCTCCAAATACACCTTTTGCTGTTTCTGTTACAGCCCAGATGCTACCGTCAGCATTGTAATATGCTTCGCGAATTTCGTAGGTGACTTCTTCGTAACCGTCACCCTTGTATGTTGATTTACAAACTCTATAATTCCAGTGGCTCATGTTAGTATGTCAATCGTCTTTTATCAAATTCAAAGTAATATACCATTCCAGAACCGTATTCATTATCGAGATATTGAGATCCAATGCAATCAGTATCCTTATAGAAGTACATTCTATCCTTATAAGAAAAAATTAATGCAAGGTAATCCAACCTCTTGATTTGAACTGCTCTTTTATATTCTTCAAATTTATTATCAACTGTAAAACACTGTTTACCCTCAAATGGATACAGATATGTCTTTGCTTTAACATCGACTGCAAATGCGCCTTTTTCCTTTGTATATACAAGGAAATCTGGCAATATAACTCTGCCTTCTGTACCTACTAATCGCGGACCAGCAAACTCACCATGCTTCTGTTGGCGTAAATCTTCAACAAACCCATAGTGCTTAATCATGTAGGAATAGGCAACATTTTCTGCCTTAATTCCCATCTCGAGCTTTTCTCTAAACTTTTCGTTTTGCTCGTTCTTCGTAGAGTTCATTTAGCTGATCTTGTAAATGTGTCAGATATGGTATGCCCGATCTATTCAACCTATCAAGTGGATAGTTAACCAGGACAAGCCTATATCTTCTTATTTCGTCTTCCTTGAGCTGTATTCTATGCTCAATATTTTCCGGTACGGATTTCATCTCTTGTCCTCATTAGGACTTCACCAAGCCAGTTTGTGCCTTGCCAATTTTTAGGATCCAATGCTTTAGGATCATTCTCAGATAATCCAATCCCCCAAATCTTATCAGTTGGGCTTGCTTCGGCAATAATTGAATCACCTGTATCGAGTAATGTTGTTAAAGAATAGGAATCTTGTGTAAACTTAGATACAAGTCCGGGAACCATAATGTCTTTACATTCTGCATTCCACTTTTCCGGATCAAATCCACGAACTTGTCTTCCGAGAAACTTCTGCTTACGCGGATGACCTTGTTGCATAATCATTTCAGCAACATCATAATCCTTGAAGAGCATAGCCTTCTTGTACATCATGTATTGTTCGGAGCAATTGAATTCATGTCCGTTATGAATAAACGAAGCCATGTACCAATTGGAAAATGGATGGGAATTACTATAAAATAGTGTTATTGTTGTCATATTCTTCTAACATATTTGATAACATCGGGTGCCACAGAGAATCCAGCAGTAGGGAAATACTCTATCTTGCGATTTAGATATTGTTCGACATCTTGAAACCATTCACTATTGAGTCCCTCATCATCTATGTCATCGACATGCAATGTTAGTTCTTCGCCATCCTTGAATTTTATAAGGATGTTGTGACCCTTTAACCGTCCTACAGTACGATCCTCATCTGTCATATGTGTCTTTCTGTTATATGGTACCTCTGGTCCGGCGTAGAGGAATCGAACCCCTATTCGCTCTTTAGAAGAGAGCTGTATTCTCCATTATACGAACGCCGGTGTGTAATCTTTACATTCTTTGAGAGTTTTCAAAAAATAAACATCTTTCCTATTCAGCAATAACCACTCCACCTTTTCCCGTTGTGCTGACATAGCTGCTGTATTTTTTGGATCGAGATAGATATTATATTCTTCTAAATAAAAATCCGGAAAATAATGCCTTTTCTTGTTTGTCTTATCTACCCAATCTATAGGATCAACGGGTCTTATCCATTTTATGTCCAGTTCATCTAATCTTTGCGCAAGTATCTCTTCCCACGACGAATCTAATAATATTTCAGTCCCGTCTTTTCTTACATATTTTCTAATAGATCTTACCAACCTACGATGTTTACTACTCAGTCCTGCATTGCTTATTTTATTTCTACTATCCTCGGTATGAGTTTTTCCATAAAATGGATTTTTATCACCTACATATTTTCCTCTGCGGGATTTGCTTATTCGATCTTTTGTTTCTTCTGTCCGAATTCTTCCTATATTAGATACGGACATTATTTTTGCATGGTTGGCAACCTGCTCTCTATAAAATATATTCTTGGGGTTTGATGTACACCATCGTGAGTGATTTGCTTTTTCGGTTGTCTTAGACAAATAAAATAATAGATTACAATGTTTACAGGTCCACATAATGTATTTATACAAAGACCCAGATGCTTTCCATGAAATACTGGTAGGACATAGAGGAGTTGAACCTCTCACCTCGATCTTGTCACGATCGCAATCTACCGCTGATATAATGTCCTAATTACCTACCTTTTTCCATCTTGCTTTAGCATCAAGTAAATTCTGCTTTGCACATCTGAGATCTGCTTCTGCATGCAATACTGCTACATATTCTGGAAAAAGGTGTGGATTTGTTTTCTTTAGTTCCCTTACACCCTTCTTTGTATCTTTTATAGTCTGGCGTATGTTCACTTTATTCTATTTACCTGATATCTGTCTTTGATGTTTGTATGAAAGAATCTTCCCTTTGAAGGGGCATTTGTCCATCTCTCAAAGGTCGTCCTTGTCATGCCAGGAATTCTAAATTCTCTACCATTCGACAAACGCATTGTCAATGTCTTGCTCGGACGGCTAAATCTTAGATCAACAATCCAACTTGATTCAACTGGTTTTTCTATTAGAAATTCTGCTGCCCTCATTTACGCACATATTCAACAAACTTATAGTTATAAGTTTCATTGCTCCCATTTATTGTACTATTTATCACCCATTGCGCCGGATCAATATATGGGAAAAATGTGTCTGCTTCAAATTCTGCGTCTATGTGCGTTATCACAAGTTTGTCAGCATGAATGATTGTTTGCCTATAGACTGATTCGCCACCTATTACCACAATTTCCGGGTAACAGTAATCAATAGATAGTGCTGCATCTATCGTACTAGCTCTAATAGCAGAACCATGCAAATCCTGCGTGGAAACAACTATACACTTTCTACCGGGTAAACCCTTGCAACCAATACTTGCAAATGTTTTCCTTCCCATGATAATAACTTTACCCATGGTATAGGATTTGAAGTGTTTCATGTCCTCTGGAATATTCCACAACATCTTATTATTTAGTCCCAATTCATTATTGCGACCGATGGCTGCAATAAGAGTTATCATTCGGGATTAACAATATCTTCGCAGATTGCTCTTAGTTGGGTTAACGGAGTCTTCATTTCGTTGAGCTTTGCAGTCATCATCTTTGACATCTCAACGGTTGCTTCCATGGGAGACATAGTTTCATGCATTGCATTGCACTGCATTTGGAGCAATCTAAGATTGTTCCGATGTGCCACAGGCGCTTTTTGAATTTCCTGTTCTAGCACTTCTGCTCTTCTGCGTTCAAATTCGGCAGGATTGGCTTCGTACAGTTTAGCCCATTCATCAAACGAGAATTCGGTCATTCGTTACTCCTTAACTATCAAAAGTATACTACTTATGTGTTAGAGGATCAAATGGTGCTATTTATTATGGAGGAAGATGTGAGATTCGAACTCACGGGCCCTTTCGGACCTTTAGTTTTCAAGACTAACGCAATCGGCCGCTCTGCCAATCTTCCGAATATTAGGTAATAACGATATCTTGTCGAACTGGTAAACCGGCAAGATAGGCATCACGAATCATGTTATTTGGCTCGGTTTGCTTTGCAAGCAACCATGCATCGCCGTTTAACGCTGAATCAAAGATAATGGTGTGTTCGTAAATATTATTGCCAACATGGACGCCGAAGCCGCTAACATAGCCAGGCTGCGCCTTATTCCAGGTAATAATATCTGCCAGAATTGTTGCAGCATTAGGTGTTCCACTCTCATAAAACCAAGGTGTTCCGTTTGGCTTTGTAGTGGTAATTTTTATTCTATATGACATATCTTTTATTCCTTCTGGTAGGAGTACCAGGATTCGAACCTAGATCGTGCACCTATCTAGTGCTTACACAGGGTATAAGCCTGTCGCTCTACCGTTGAGCTATACTCCCAAATTCTTTATTTTTTTGTGGAGCTTGATATGAGCTCTTTACCCTTATTCCAGAGCATAATCCAGAAGGGAGAAAAAGCTGCACCAAGTGCAATACCGATCAATAAGTTTAACATACTTTATTTATCTTTTTTATTTCGCATTTCTTTATATTCTTCCATAATAACATCTACTTCGGTGTAATCTTTCTGGAAGAATATATGTCTCAGAATATAGGCAATTGCTAAGACACAGAAGATTTTAAATACAATCATATTTGGAGCGGGTATCCGGACTCGAACCGGATTCTATAGCTTGGAAGGCTAGGGCACAACCTATATACCATACCCGCGTTGTTTTCTTATCGATCCTCTTCCATTACCTTTATTCTTAGAACCATAAAACTCGGTCTGAGTATGACAATTCGGGCAAAGTAATGATAGATTATTTTCTAAATTGTTAGAACTATCACTATCAATATGTTCTAACTGCATCGATAGCAATTTTCCGTTGTGCATATTATTTTGACCACATTCAACGCATGTATCTTTAAATTTTTCTCTTATATAACGCTGAATATAATTCGAAGTTTGTAAATTCTTTACACCCTTAGAACCGTCGACTAATCCACTTTTCCAATCCTGAATATATTTATTATACTCAAATTCTCTCTGGCAATTCTTTGTACAATATTTATTGAGGCTAGACGGAAATCCTTTCTTTTTCTTTCCGCAATGCAGGCAGCTAAAAATCATTAGCCTTGACAGATCTCAGTCTTCTTACGAATTGACTGGGCTGTTTGCATTGCATCTGCCTGCCTAATAAAGAATCGGCCTAACAATTCGAGTTGTGTCGGGGTAAGAAACAATTCATTGCATGCATGAATATGTTCTGGACGAAAATTCTTTTCAAACTTAACAAATGCAAGCTGAGAATACTTATCGCTCTCACGAACCGTTACATCAACATCAAAAGTGCTATCAACATTAATCTTAAGTGTGGCCATGTTATTCTCATTATTATCTGGTGCCCTTTGTCGGATTCGAACTGACCACCTACGCATTACAAGTGCGTTGCTCTGCCAAATGAGCTAAAAGGGCTTATACTTATTTATGTCTTTATTATAACAACAAACTAAACTCTGGTCAATTACACCAATCCGGCTTTTTGCCTACTCCGCTATAGGGTTTAGCAAAACCCTTTTCAATCATATCCTTACCAACATCAACACCGTTGACCTCAACAACTGCATCGATTCTGCCGCCATACTTATCCCATTTTACATCCTTAGCAACCATTGTCGTGTGTTTACCAACCAATGTAATCATATATGCCTTTGCTTGCAATGCCTTTGCCTTCTCTGCAGGACACTTGGCTAGATAGGTTGATTCGGGCGTGTCAATACCGCGAATTCTAACGGATACTGTACATAGTGGACAAGGAAGCTTTACTGCACTCCTAATTGTGTCGCCATCTACTACATCACGAATAGGTAATGTCATATCAGTAGCAAACGATGCCATTGATACAACCGATAAAAATGCTGCTGCTAATAATTTCTTCATAATATACTCCAAGGAAAAGCCCTAGTGACTTATTTATCACTAGGGCTTTAATTTTGGAGCGGGAGACGGGAATCGAACCCGTAACTTGTCCTTGGCAAGGATATGTGTTACCACTAGCACCACACC